AAATAAAATTTCACGAATGGGATTGGAATCTGCAAGGAAAATTAATGGCTGAATGTGATATGATTTTACTTCCTGTAGATGTTAATCATTATAGAACAATTACAAAAAGTGCCAATAGAATAGTCGATTCTTTAGCTTCTGGAAAATTCATACTTACTAGCAGGCTTGATAGTTATAAGGAGTTTGCAGATTTTGTTTGGTCAAAAGATATTATTAAAGGTATTAACTGGGCAAAATCCAATCCTGATGCTGTAAATAAAATGGTATCCTTAGGCCAAGAATATACTAAAAAGTTTTATTCTATCGATACAATTTCTAATAAATGGCTTAATTTTTTTAAGACTATAAAAAATGACTTTACTTGAAGAAGTTGATAAACATCAAAAAGAAAATAAATCTATAAGATTACATTTAGGATGTGGTCCAAATATTTTCGAAGACTGGATAAATGTCGACGGAGATTATTGTGCAGGTCAACCAGGCGTGACCATTCACAATCTTACAGATATATATCCAGTATCTGACAATAGCATAGATGAGATTCTAAGTGTTCATGTAATAGAACATATTATGCCGGACAAAGTTCCTCCTATGTTAAAGGAATGGCATAGAATCTTAAAGCCTGGTGGATTTGTGGCCACGGAATGGCCTGATATTTTAAAAATGTGTAAATTTATTGTAGATGATCCTAGTAGATTATACAGCGATAATCGAAAAATTTTAAAACAAGGTATAGCAGGAATTTTTGGTAACATAGTAAGATATCAAGATGTAGCTATGATGCATAAATGGGGATATAGTGTAGATAGTTTGAGCAAACTATTAAGGGAAGCAGGATTTAGTAAAATTATTGCAGAACCTAACAAATATCCTAAAACTGCAATGTGTAGCAGAGTGGTGGCATATAAATGACTAAAATATACGAAAGTCCTGATAAGGGTAAAACTGTTTACGAAAGAGAAATGGGATCGTTAGAAAGAACTATTACCTATTCCGAAGGAATGAAAGAATTAGAAGAACACAAACTTTGGATTGAAATTAGAAAGGCCGCTAAAACCAATAGAGCTTTACATAAGGCCTGTGAACGTGTTAAAATATTGTATAGATTAAGTATCGATGATCCAAAATAATACTAATCATTTGTTTAAAGAATTTCCCGCAGATTCAAAATTGATTATTAATCTCTTGCAATCCTTTAAACAATCCACGCAATGGCACAGAGTTGATGGTTTTGATATGCTTGATATTGAAAAGATTTTTTGGTTGAAGGAACCATTGCTTAAATCAATTAACGACCAATTTCCTGTTAAATTCTGTATGGTTATTAAAATGGATCCATTTACTGAATATAACTGGCATACAGATTTTACTAGAGGATGTACTATCAATATGCTGATGGAGGATCAGACTAGTTATTGTTTATTTGGTGACACACTTGACGATTTCAATGACTCTATAACTATATTACCTTACAAGATAGGAAGATTCTATTTGTTTAATACTCAGCACAGACATTCTGTTATTAATTTTGAAAATCCAAGATATTTGTTCAGTATTCAATTTGAAAAAGAAAAAGATGAGTTATCATATCAAGACATGTATAATTGGTGTTTAAATCAAGGACTGTTTTATGAGTGAAAAAATTGAACTAAAAGAAAAATTGGCGGCAGTCGATTTAAATGTAAAATCATTATGGGATGATATTAATGACGATCAACGAAAGGCGTTAAAAAGTGAATTCTATATTTTAAATAGATATATCAGTAATGTTAAAACTAACAATAGAGATATTCAAGAACATTACATTTTAACAGTTAACGAATACTTCAATAAACATTGGAACATTTTACAAAAACATCCTAAGTTACTTTGGCAATTACTTTGTATGTGTAGTCATGAATCTAAAAATATCTTCTATCACGAATGGATAGGGTTTAAGAGAAAGAAAAATAATAATAATAAAATTTTTAAATTCCTTTCAGAGATATATCCGAATAAAAAAATCGATGAACTTGAATTACTTGTTGAATTAACTAATGAAAAAGAATGTATAGAACAAGCAAAATTGTTTGGATATACAGATAAACAAATTAAAGACTTTTTTAAATGATTTCTGAGCTATCGCAAGAATTTATTTGTGTACATTGTAAATCAAAGTTTACAAAAGAAAAAACTTTGATAGTACATACGTGCGAACAAAAAAGAAGACATCTTGCACGTAAAGAAAAACATGTGATGATTGGATTTCAAACCTTTGACAAATTTTATTCATTAGTACAAAAATCCTCAGAACCAAAGACATACGAAGAATTTTCTAAGAGCCCATATTATAATGCATTTGTTAAATTCGGCAGTTTTGTATCTAATATAAATCCACTATATCCAGAAAAATACATAGAATGGACTGTAAAAAGTGGTGTTAAAATCGATCACTGGTGTAAAGATGCATTGTATGAAAAATATGTTTTAGAACTAATAAAAACAGAATCTGTAGAAACTGCTCTAGAGCGGTCTATAAAACATATGGAAAAATGGGCTGAAAATAACAATAGTAAATGGGATCACTATTTCAGTTATGTAAGTACAAATCGAGCAATGTTTGATATTAAAGATGGTAAAGTAAGTCCCTGGATAATATTAAACTCTGTTTCAGGTAAAAAACTATTAGATCAACTAGACGATACTCAGCTATCTGCCATAAGTAATATTATAGACCCTGTATTTTGGTCTAAAAAGTTTAAAGAATCAAAGCGAGATATGGAATTAGTAAAAAAAATAATTAAGGAGGTTGGACTATGACTTATGTTGTTTCTGGAAGCACCAACACAGAACTATCCATGCAGGTTCTAGTAAATGAAAAAGATGACTCGATCTATGTGAAATTAGAAGGTTTTGAAAACCTTGATGAAGCTACTGATTATGCAGAGTTTCTATCAAAAAATCTACCCTTATTATTATTTGAAACGGAAGTTATACAATAATGCCTGATATCGATATCGATTTTGCAGATAGGGAACAAATATTAAAACATATTCAATATGTTAAGGCTAGTCGCTTGCAAAACAACGAACTAGTTACTCATAATACTGGTATATATGTTCAATCAATTCCTTCAAATCCTATTTTAAATTTGTCTAATATAGACTATAAAACAGCAGATGATGAAGGATATTTTAAAATTGATTTCTTAAATGTAAGCATATATAAAGATGTTAAAAATGAAGAACATTTAATCAAATTAATGGAGATCGAACCATTATGGGATCTATTAGAGCAAGACGAATTCACGGATCTGTTGTTCCATATAAACGGCCATGGCGATATATTAAGAACCATGAAACCCAAGACCTTGGAACAATTAGCCGCAGTATTAGCAATAATTCGTCCAGCGAAACGATATCTGATAGGCAAATCTTGGGAAACAGTAATGATGGAGGTTTGGAAAAAACCGGAGAATGACGACTATTATTTTAAAAAGGCACATGCAATTGCGTATGCACAAGCGATAATAGTACAAATGAACTTAATTTGCGAAAGTGTAGCATACGAGCATTATTAACGCTTTGGACTTCTGACTAATTGAACAGATTTACGTTTAACTCGTTTAATTGTTAGATTTAATAAGTTTACCACTGGTCCTAACATTACCCTTACATCTTTACTATTGAAAGTTTTAATGGCGTATCTATAAGGTTCAATTTCTTTCCTGAGAAAGATATTAATAGGAACTTGTCTGTTTGATTCCCACCACCATATCTCGCCTATTTCTAATAATCCAGCTTTGTGCTCTGGAGTCCTTAACATCGCAAGGTCAAAAAAACTAGTTACATATTGATCTTGATTGATAATGATACCTACATACTCGTTTTCACCGTAATGAAGCACTGAAATAAAGGGTAATTGTTCTTGTATGTTTTCTCTTAATTTCGCCATAAATACAGTTAAGATGCAAAAAATTTCAAGTTATTTATATTCAAATAGAATTTCAGTAGTAGCCGATTTGGCATCATATCCTGTGGAGTGGAGACCTGTGTACCAGCGTAGAATAAAACTATATAAAGGCGTCAAAAACGTTGTGGAATTCGACGTAAGAAACGCAGATCAAAAACGTATATCCATTACAAACTATAATCTAAAATGTGTTGTTTTAGATCATTATAATACTGAAATATTTACTGTAGACTTAGAGCCTGTGAATAACACCACCGGACTAGCTACTATGACCATTTATGCAGAACAACTAGAATACATTAAGCCTCAATTCTTAAAATTTAGTCTATATATTCTAAATGATGATGGAACAAAAACTTTACTATATGGCGATAGTCAGTTCGGCGCCACAGGAGTTATTGACCTTTTAAATGGCGTAGTACCAGAAGCTGTACCAGCTCAAATTATAGATAAATTTGTGTATCTTATCGATGACTCAGTTACTCCAGAAGTATCTAACTATTATAGTTCTTCGGTAGAAGTTAATCCAAGAAATGATGTAAATGATTCACATCAAATTAGATTAGAATTCAGATTAAACAACTTTAGTGCATTGGTCACTGTACAAATAACTACGGATGCTGTGGTTAGTACAGCAACAAATTGGTCTGATTTAGAAACATTTAATATCAACAACACTACCGATGTGGTCAGTAAAACATATAACGAAATAACCGATTATAGTAATAATATAAGTTGGTTAAGGATCAAATATATACCCGACACTGAGAACACCGGAAACATTGACAAAATATTAGTAATATCGTAAAATATATCTATGAGTCTAATCATAGATACAATTAATTCATTCTTGCCTCCGAAAAGAAAAAAAACACCTAGTGGTTGGATAAGTTTTAATGCAGTATGTTGTCATCATAATGGTACATCTGCTGATACTAGGCAACGAGGAGGTATGATGATCAATGACAGTGTCAGCTATCATTGCTTTAATTGCGGATTTAAAACTAGTTGGCAATCAGGTAGAATTGTAACTGCAAAATTTCGGAAATTGATGCGTTGGTTAAACATACCCGACGACTTGATTTCTAAATGTAGTTTAGAAGCTCTACGCTTAAAAGAGAACTCAGACTACAAAAGTCGATTTGAATTATTACCAAAATTCGTAGATAAATTCTTGCCTCCCGATAGTGTTAGAATAGGAAGTACAGAAACTCATGAAGAAATGTTATTGGCTATGGAATATATTGCTAATCGTGGATTATACCTAGACGATTATGAATGGTATTGGAGCTCTTCATATCCTAATAGATTAATTATTCCATTTTATTTTAATAATAAAATTGTTGGATTTACAGCTCGATTACTAAGAGATGGTAAACCAAAATACATCTCAGAACAACAACCTGGATATGTCTTTAATTTTGATAGACAAAAAGATAATCGTAAATATGTTATAGTGTGTGAAGGCCCACTTGATGCTATTAGCGTAGATGGTGTAGCTTTATTAGGTAGTGATATAAATTCACATCAAAAAAATTTAATTAATCAACTTAAAAGAGAAGTTATAGTATTACCGGACAGAGACCAAGCTGGAAAAAAATTAATTGAGCAAGCTATTGAAAACGAATGGAGTGTTAGTTTTCCTAACTGGGATCGAAACATTAAGGATGCTAACGAAGCACTATTAAAATATGGTAGATTAGCTACCTTATACAGTATAATCAATGCTAAAGAACACTCTGCATTAAAAATAAAATTGTTAGCAAAGAAATGGTTCGAGGTATAAAATGAAAAAACTTTTAGAAATAATCATGTATCCTTACAATAGATTCTTAGAACATCGCAGATGGAAAAAACGTTTGGAAGAATTGAAAAAAAGAGATCCTTTTATCTATAAGTAAAACACTATGATAGTCTGGGGAATTAATGCACTAAATCATGATGCCAGTATCTGTGTATTCAGAGATGGTGTTCCTGTATGGCATAGACGTAGCAGTGATTTCACTCATATTCGAGGAGATCATTATCTTAATGAAGAAATAATATATCATGCTAAAACTTTGTATGGAGAACCCAAAACTGTATATTGGTATGAAAAACCATTTTTGAAAAAACTTAGACAACTACGAGCTGGACAATATAAAGAATGCTTTAAAATTTCAGAAATTCCTAGTATATATTTGAAAAAGTTTAAGATTGATTGCCCTATTGTATATACAGCACATCATCATAGTCATGCTGCTGCTGGATATTATACTAGCAGTTTTAATAGAGCAGCAGTCGTAGTGGTAGATGCTATAGGGGAATTTGAAACTATGAGCATCTGGAGAGGGCATGGTAAAACTTTAGAAAAACTTTGGAGTAAAAGCTATCCTAACAGTTTAGGAATCTTTTACAGCGCCTTTACAGATTTAGTAGGACTACAACCTGGATCACAAGAATATCTGTTCCAACAATTAAGCGACAAAGGTAACCCATATGTGTATTACGATGAAATATTGAATTACTTTAAAAAACCTACAGTATTGAAATATAATCTACATAAAGGTGTTTATAATTGGCCTTTTGATTATGATCTTTCAGAACAAGATGTTTATGATATCGCGGCTGCAACACAAAAAATATTTGAAGAACAAATGGATTATATTATGGTTAAGGCAAGAAACTTAACCAGTTTTAGAAATCTTGTATATATGGGCGGATGTGCTTATAATAGTAAATTTAATCGACAACTAAGATATCAATGGCGAGGCATATGGAGTTTACCTTGGCCTGGAGATGCTAGCAGTGCAATAGGAGCAGTGTTAGCCCATACTAAAAATCATGTGCAATATCAATCCGACGAAGACACAAAACATATAGAGATAAAATATAATAAATTATGACTACAAGACAAAACGCAGATTATGGATATGAAATACAACATCTTTATTTGGAAATGATGTTGAGCGATGCCGAAACTTTTGTAAGATGTCAAAGCATTTACAATCACGAACTATTTGATAGAAAATTACAAAATACAGCTAAATTTATTAACGATTATGTAGTCGATCACAGTATACTACCTACCTATGAAATTGTTAATGCAGCTACTAAATCTGATTTAAAATTTCCTGGAGAATTAAAAGAAGAACATTATGATTGGCTTATGCAAGATTTTGAAACATTTATTAGACACAAAGGACTTGAACAAGCTATCTTGAAAAGTGCCGATCTACTAGAAAAAGGCGAGTATGGCCCTGTAGAAGATTTAGTTAAACAAGCAGTGCAAATTGGATTGACTAAAGACATGGGTACTGACTACTTCGCTGACCCTAGAGCTAGATTAATGAGGATTAAAGATAAAAACGGACAAATGAGTACAGGTTGGCAAACTGTAGATAAACGATTGTTCGGAGGTATGAATCGAGGAGAACTGAATATCTTCGCAGGTGGATCAGGTGCTGGTAAAAGTCTCTTCCTTGCTAATCTAGGAGTTAATTGGGCTCTGCAAGGTATGAACGTAGTGTATCTTACATTGGAACTTAGCGAAGAACTGGTTAGTATGCGTATCGATAGTATGATTACTGATATTCCTAGTAGAGATATCTTTAAACAAATCGACGAAGTAGAAATGAAAGTTAAAGTGATTGGAAAAAAATCAGGAACTTATCAAGTAAAATATATGCCTAGTGGTAAGACTGCTAACGATATTAGAAGCTATCTTAAAGAATATGAAATTAAATTAGGACGCAAAGTAGACATCCTGTTAGTAGATTATCTCGATCTACTGATGCCACAAAGTAGAAAAATATCAGCAGAAAACTTATTCGTTAAAGACAAATATGTTTCAGAAGAACTACGTAACTTAGCAATGGAAAAACAATGTGTACTGGTTACAGCAGCACAGTTAAATCGAGGCGCTGTAGAAGAAGTAGAATATGATCATAGTCATATTTCAGGAGGACTTAGTAAAATCCAAACAGCAGATAATGTGTTCGGTATCTTTACTAGTCGTGCTATGCGTGAACATGGCAAATATCAAATTCAACTAATGAAAACTAGAAGTAGCTCTGGTGTAGGTATGAAAATTGATCTAGACTTTGATATTGATACATTGAGAATTACAGATCCAGGCGAAGAAGGTCAAACCGAAGATGATAATCAAAGTGTGCGCAGTAGACAAATTTTAAATAGTTTACAAAGAAATAGTACTGTGAATTCGGACCCTGCTGAAGGAGCTAGTGTACCTTCTAGCAAAACACAAGTGGAAGGCAGTAAACTAAGACAATTATTGAGCAACCTCACTACTGAACCCTAAACACTATAAATAATAGTGTATGATTGAACCCGAGTATTATTCGGCATGGTTTAACCTCGTGGAACAAGCTAAACAACGATACGGCTGGACCATGCCTGTTTACATAGAACAATACATTAGCGCAGTTCTGGCTAATTATGTAGATAAACCTGACTGGCAACCAGATCCTAGTTGGGCCGAAACCCTATTACAAATTCAAACGGCACATGCTGCTAAAGTACTGGGCGATCAGGCATTCTTCGCCGCTTGCGTATTCCCTACAATGCTATTACGAAAAGGCATTGATCACACATATTTCTATAACATAGGTCAAACTAGCTATCACTTTGCTGAACAAATTAATCAAGAACTGTTCGGCACTATGAGTCGCAATTTTGTGTTCCTTAGCCAATGTGTTAGACAAACTATTGCAGATAACCCAGGATTATCTTGGCATAAACAGTAAATATTACTGAGCGAACAATTTGGAGCGAAATATGCAGGAGCGAGGGCCGTGGACCCGTTAACCCTGTTTGCCCTGGCCAACGGCGCAGTCAAACTGGTTAAAGAAGGTTGCAAACTTTATAAAGATATTAAAGGTGCTGCTGGGGACGTTAAAGATGTTCTCAAAGACCTTGACGATCAATTTCATAACAAGTTTAAAGACCGTGCTCCTACTATTGCGGAAAAAAATCAGTATATCACTGAAAAAAATCGCATCATCGAACTTAACAAACAAGCTGGTGATACTACCAATATCTATACAGAAATTGGACAGCAACTAGGCGTATACTTTGATAATCTTTATAAATGCAGAGCTGTATTTGATGAAGAAGAACGACGCAGCAAATATGAAGTTTATCACGGTGAAGACAGCGTAGGTAAACGTGCTCTACAGCGTGTTCTACTAAGAAAACAATTAGATGCTATGGGCGCAGAACTACGCGAAATCATGGTCTACCAAAGTCCGCCAGAACTAGGTGCTCTATGGACTGAAGTTGAAGAAATGATGAAGATAGTGGGCAGAGAGCAGGCCGGTGCTGTGGCTATTGAGATGCGAGCTAATGAGGTAAAAGCCAAAGCAGCAAGACGTCGTAGAAAACGCTTACAATATAAAATAACCTGCTGGAGCATTAGTATTATTGCAATACTATACCTTGTATGGCTAGTTTGGGCTGTGGTACAAATTAGAATCGAAAATAATCCCGAACTAGGTGTCTGTGTAATACCTAAAGGATCTTGGCCTTATCAACATTATAATAATTTAAAATGGGTAGACTGCGAACCCAATAAATAGACAGGAGGTACACTATGTGGATTAACTTGTTAATTATATTGTCTGCCCTAGCAGTTATAGCAATACTATTTTGGCTACTAGAAGAAAACTATGACGACTGACAACGACGACGCTAAAAAACAATTGGCCAGTATGAAAAAAGAAATGGCCAAAAAGAAACCTAAATTGGCCGTGCCTGCAGAATTTCTTGATAACGCTAAAAGCTATGACGATAAACTTACACTAGTCAAAATCCTTAGCGAAAAAGAAAAACATCGTGTAGTGCTGATGTTTAAAAAAATGATTCAGTCAGGTATAGCAGAGTCAAATAAAAAGAAAGGTTTGAAATAATTTTATATTTCTAACTTATAATTTAATTTATCTTTATATTTGGCAATACTTCTATCAATCAGTGCTTCAGTTTTTTTCACACTTAGAAATCCTGTGATTACCATCAATTGCTTACGTTTGCCAAAAAAATCACTACCGTGTAATTGACTACCATTACTCCAACAAAACACATTAGTATCTTCTGGTAAGTCAATATAATGTGCATCACCGTGTTCTACATCTGCAACATATAATGTTGGTTTCTCGTTTTCATCATGCAGCATAGCTCTGAACTCTGTGGGAAGATTCCAAAACATAGTATGATCTCTGTGCGGAAATACTTCCTTTACACTTTCCCAAATGTAAAGATTGTTCACTATGGCAAACGGCCATGTATCATGAACTTGCTGTACAATCTTATCAAACATAGGATCAGGACAATATGTACGTGTCCATGTGGCAATTTCACCATAATTGTCATCATAAAACTTTTCTGGCTCTCTAGAATAAAAACACAATCCTTTGAATTGAGCTTTATGATAGTTACTGTTTTCGCCTAATGGATGATCTTCTTTACTCCATGGCTCAGCAGCACATGGTCTTACTCTCTTAACATCTACATTTTTCCTATCAAATAAGTCTAGAAACTCATCGTAATTAGGTAATTCAATTTTAGGAAGGTCTAAAGGCAACCAACGTATATTACGATATTTTTCCCCTAAACGTAGCATTTCCTCTACATACCACTTTGGATACTCACTGTTAAAATGATCCACAGCTCTAGGATTATTTGTTCCGACTAATCTTCTTACGCTGTCTATTAACATTTGATTCATACATTCTCCTTTAGAATATTATTTATTTCATGCCCAGTACCCTAAAATAAATAACGGATGACAAGTAAATCCCAATGCCCACTGCTATTTTATCACGGACATGTTCGCCCTGATGGAAAAATTTATCCCTGTTGCTATTTTAACCCTAAACAATTACCCGAAGATTTAAATATCAATAATAAAAATTGGTTCAATCACCCTTACTTAGAATCTGTGAGAAATCAAGTACGGCAAGGTAAAACTGTGGTCGAATGCTCAAAATGCTACATAGATGAAATCAGCTTGAATTATAGTCTACGATTAGAAAAAATTGACTTCTATCAAAAAAAAGAAAATAAACGTTTTGAAATACCAACTACTGCAAAGTTACAAAGTATTGACCTTGCTTTTAGCAATTTATGTAATAACAAATGCAGAATGTGTACTCCGCAACTGAGCACATATTGGTATCCGGATGCAATAAAATTAAACATGCCCTTTGATAGAGGTGTGAAAAATATAGACGACTATATTGAAAATACAGATTTTACTTCATTGGTCAACGCTAAAATAGTGGGCGGTGAACCCATGCTGGAGCAGGATAGAATAAAAAAATTCTTACTTAAATGCAACAGATCACAACTTACTCTGGATATAATCACAAACTGCACAGTTAAACCTGATAACGAACTAGTAGTGTTGCTTGAACAATGTGCAGCAGTTAATTGGGTGTTAAGTATAGATGCCTATGGAAAATTGAACGACTATCTGCGTAAAGGCAGTCAATGGGACACAGTGGTAGAAAATTTAAAATATTATACTCTTACATGGAAAAAAGTTGAAGTCTACAGTGTAATATCTATCTACAATGTTAACTGCTTGGACACGCTGTCTAACTTTATAACTAAAAACTTCCCTACAGTTAAATTCACTTTTGCTATGATCGACGGACCAGAATGGATGACCGTGAAACATATCCCCGAATCCGTTAAACATATACTGATAGATAGATTAGATTATACTACCAGTTCAAGAGTTCCACAGTGGAAATTACTGATCAAACGTCAATTGACTGTGCAAGGAGATCCTGAACTGTTTTTAAAATTTAATCAGTCATTGGATAGGGTAAGAAACGAAACATTGGCCATGGTTAATCCAGAACTGGCACAATGGTTTGAAGAATATACAAATAAAGGAATAAACTAATGTTCGATCTGTCAGACCTCATAATAGCCATGTTAGCAGTGTTCTGTATTATACTGATATTTAAAAATATAGACTACGATAAATACGATTAAATGCGCATACTAGAAGTTATACAAGAATACGACGTTACAGATATACGTGTACGTCGTCGTGAACCCAACTTCGACTACGACACTATGAAAGATCGTAGTGAACGTGATCCTGACCCTGATAAAGGTGTACAACCAGGATGGTATAGTGGTGGACAAACTAATCCGCGTGACCCACACGAATTTGTAAAGAAACCGCATCTTACTAGTTTGATGGACAAAGATGCTTACTACGCTTATGTTAAAGAAATTAATAGTTTAAAGAAAGCAGGATACAGTAATCCATTCTTTCCACAGGTCTATAACGTAGATATCACACAAGACCCTAAAGGCAATCAACGTCCCAGATATCGTATAGAAAAATTACAATCAGGCGACAACTATCCGCAAGAAGCTCTTGAAGGTATGTACGAACGACTGTTCTACGATGATATTACAAAAAAAGACTTTAGCAATTATGCTAATCCTAGCTATGCTGTATGGCAAGAAATAGCACACGAAGTTAATCTCGCTGTGGAACGCAGTAACTATACTAACATTAGAGATGATCAACTACGAGAAGCACTAATGTTGATAGATAAAATCCTACAAGAGAATCCAGAATGGGATGTAGACCTACACGGTAATAACATACGTGTACGTGGATCTAGCACTGGACCACAATTGGTCTTAATGGATCCTATTAGTGATGGCGGTAAAAGCATTCCAGACTATGATGATGTGCGCTATGGTCCGGAACGTAGATCACAGTAACCCGCAGGGTCGCCGCGCTAGAGTATAGCGCGAAGCGTCAGCGCAGCAGCAGAAGATTTTTACATACCTATAAATAACTGTTTAAGGAGCAGCCATGCTACTACCTATCATGTTCCTCACAGCAGCTATGACACTGCAAGATCTACCCCGAGACGTACTGGAAAGCTTCTACTGGGACTGCGATACCATGTTCATGAAAGGCGAATTGGGCGGGCAGGATATGTGGACCTGCTTACAGATCACCGAAGAATTCCAAAAAACATTTAAATCCAAAGAAGACTTTAAACAGTATTGGCTCAACGAACAGACTAAACAATGGCGTCAACGTGGCTTTGTCAAGGATTGACTGTGTATAAATTCAGTGAGAAGCTACGCTGTAGATAAGTAAACACATGAAAACTTACTGGTCTAGAATTAGCATACAACATCTAGCTGAAATTCAAACTAATACTCTAGCATACATAAAACAAACTAAAGAACAGTATACTAGTCCATTCCATATATTTAAATGGCAAGAATTTGTTGATCACGTACCTGAAATACAGACAGCATTTGATCATTTAAACATGAAGGTCATACAGGTCTGTGCTTATTTTATGCAGCACAATCAAAATGCTAGACCACATAGAGATCATACTACAATTCCTATACGTGTGAATGTGCCTATATTGAACACTGCTAATACTTGGACTAACTTCTATCAGTTTAATACACCGCAAGATCCAGTGAAAATTAAACAATTACCCAATGGTCTGCAATACTTGCACTACGACGAACAAGATCTTGAACTAGTGGACTGTTGTGAAATCATAGAACCTACATTGATTAGACCTATGGAAATACACAGTGTGGATTTTGCAGCAAACAACCCTACACCTAGAATAACACTGACCATGGTGCTGGATCCTTGTCCCTATGAATACTTTACAGATATTACTGTAGAACAACAACAATACTACAGAGATTTAACAAGAAAAGAATTGACTAACCCATGGTTTAAACAATTTGTGCGACCAGAATATTGGGCTAATAACGGTCAAACACAGGATATGGATTCATTGTAGGATACTTGATCTGAAATAATGCTAGAGCAGATTCGGGGACCCATACAGTGATACTGTCACCTTTACGTTCTATTTCACAATGCCATAACTGTAAATCACGCATTAACTCTGCTTCAGAGTCACGTATTTCAGTAGTCCACGCCCAGTAACGATAACAATATTGCATAACAATACTTAGTGAAATTTACCCGAATTGGTCCTGCAGGGTTTAAAAAAATTCCGCGCGAAAATTTTAAAATAGCTACTATTTCCTTTCGGGGTGGTGATTTTGCACCTATACCAGTTTATAAAAATTGCAACTAAAAAGAAAATATAAAGCCCCGGGCCCCCTACCATTTCGAAAATATTTTCTCAACCTCGAGAGGAAAAAAATCCCCAGAGCCGGGAGCGAATCGGACATCTGGGGATCAAGTGGGCCACGATGGCCCTTACTCAGTATGCTGGTTGGGAGCGAATCAACCGCGGCGCATACAGGTAACCTCTGCTACGCTCTGCCACTTATGCGGAAAGCTACGACGCAAGTCCGCTATCTTTAGTACTGTACGCAGTGACAGTTCGCGTAGGTTCTTCTTATTAGAGTCAATAAAGTGAATCAACTCTGCTTGCTCTTCTGTGCTAAACTCATACTCTGTGAGCATACCATCTTCTACGATCTGTTCGATACGCAGCATCTTCTCACGCTCTGTATCAATAGTAAGATCCAAGTAGTGGCAGCGTGACTCCAAGGCTTCCAAGTGATCACGCAGCTTCTTGCTACGTACATTCTCAAACTTAATGTTAGTGATAAAGATAGCACCGCCCTTGAACTCAAAGCTATTTGGTGCGCCCTGATCACGCAGTAGACGGCTGTCTGTGTTCCAATGGATCATACGCTTCTTTGATGTATCCAGTGCTGCCTTGAGAATGTTAAGACTCAGTTCGTCTTGCAGTACACTATCACAGTCGTCGAACACTAGGATTGACTTAGGGTCTTTGTACTCGTAGAGTTTAGCATACAAGCCCAACGCACTCATAGCACCTTTGACCACTTCGTACTTCTTGAGCTTGGTGTTGTTAGCAATGTTCGCCATCAAGTCGTGCTTGCCCAAGACTTCTTCAATGCCAAAGCTTTTGCCTACGCCTGGTGGGCCTGTGACGATCATAGCACGTACATCGCCCTTCTTAACAGCACGAGTCATATCGTTAAGTATTTCAAAACGATCACGCAGACGCTGTTTGATCTGTTCGTTAGTTTCTGCTGCCTTTTTGCCCAGCTTGGGGATTTCCAAATTCATCATAGTTCGCTCTTTCGCTCTGTGTTAGTTAGAATATTGCTACACACTATTGCTAGTGTGTAGTCGATATTATAACTGATGTTTATGCTGCTGTCAAGTCCTTACGCAGGAAATTGGGTACGCTTTCTGCTGCTTCAATTGCTCGTTGTGCCATGAGCAAGTCCAGCTGCACCAGTTCAACGTCCTTACCGTAGAACAGTGCGATGCTAGTTTCTGGAACGTAGGCCAGTGTAGGGCGGCGATTCATAAAGTCTTCACGTGCCTGTGCCACAGTTTGAATTGCTTGTTCGTAAGTCATCATATTAACCTCCAAAAGCCAACATTGCCACAATAAATCCTGCTACAAAAGCCAGGGTCAAGTTTACTGCACGGTCGCCCTGCTCTGGAGTAGGCGTTGGGATCGCGTCCAGCAGTCGGATAATAAATTTAGAATACATAGTTCGCTCCGTTCAGTTAGTGTGTGTATAATACAGTCTTTTTGTTTATTTGTCAATGGGTTTTTCCAGTGTATGTTTTACAACGGCGTTGGTTGTATCCACTGCTGTACCAAAGTAATGCTTAGTGGCCACAGGATACATAATAGCCAGGGTGACCAGTACGCCTAAGAAGAACTTGCCCATTAGTTCAACCATCCAAACATTTTAGCACCAACCACAGTGCAGAACACGCCGGTCATAGTCAGTGCAGCAGCCACAGCAATGTTCAGGGCATCTGTGCCGGCTGCCAGTGCCTGATTGGCCACGTAGAAGTTAATAAAGGCGATTAGCAGTTGCAGTACGCCCATTACACGGAAAATTGCAGTATCGTTCATTTCATTTGCTCCTTGTTTACAGTGTTTATATAATACTATCAAACAGCCAGTTTGTCAACCGTTTTTTGATATTCAATCACAGGTTCTTTGAACAGAATCTCGCCATCGTAGTCCAGTTGGCTCTGCTCGAACCAGCTGAGGTAGCTGTCAGCTTCTACACTGTAGCCTATGATTGACACGCGGTAGAAGTTGGTGTTTTCTTCGATTTGGCCACGCAGGCTTTCTACGATCTGCTGGTAGTCCATGCCCACTTCTACGCCCTGGACCTTGATTTCGTTACCGCCCTTGAACTTCCAGTACTGTGGGCACTCGCCACGGCCGTCCCAGTCGTGTGCGCCGTAGTTTTCTTGGTTTTGGGTTTGAATGACTAGCAACATAGTTCGCTCCTTGTTTACAGTTTCAACAGTATAGCAAAACTAGGGCTATTTGTCAACCGAATTCGCGTAGATACAATGCATACTAGGATCCTTGGGTTGTTTTTTCAGCAAGTTCAAGCATTCAGTCATTGTTGTAGTTTTTGCAAGGACCATGAAGTCTGGTACGCCATTGATTAATACTATAGTTAGAAGCAGCCACATATCAGCCTATGAGTAGATGTGCTAATTCGTAACCAGCAAGGATCAAGCCCACTGCCAGAACCAGCAGTATTGCAATAATAGCAACACAGTCAACTGTTGATACTGTCATAGCTTACGGATCCAGTCGATCAATTCCTTGGCTTCTTGTAGATCAGAATACTCTACTGCTTGGTCAATCATATCCAGTTGCAAGGTATGCAACTCGTCTAGGGTGGCATCAATGATCTGACGTTTGCGGTTCATTGATACACGATAGTAGGGTTTAGGTGCGTAGTTCATACATCTCCAATGCTTCTGAGTGGCTGAGATAGAAGTCGGTGCGTGGGTCCCAGTATTTGCCTTCTCGGACATCGTAGTAGACCACACGACCGTTAAAGTTCATTGGGCCTTCCAGTCCTTTGCGGGGACCATATCCTTGCATGACGTCTTCGTAGTTGCCCAGTACCTTGTAGCCCATCGTCTGCTCCTGTTGTTTCAGTATGTAGTAATTATAGCATCAAGGTGCTGGGTTGTCAACCGATTTAGATCCGACCTTTCTTTATATTTTTAGCAACCTGCTTGGCTGTTGCATCTTTAGCAACCAACATGAAGCCCATACTTTCTGCGAGATCTACTTCTACAATCTCGTAGTCTACATTCATGCGACGCAGTGTAGCATTCACGGCTTTCATTGCAGCCTGAATACCCGCATCACAGGCTTGGTATTCGTCGTCGGTGATGTCGTAGAATTTCTCGTGATTGAGGATGCCTTCTGTGGCTGATTGATAGCCATATGCACCGTCTAGGATCAATCGCTCGTTAATCATATCAATAGGGCAATCAAGTTCGTCCATAGCATCAAACATTTCGTTGATATCCAGGCTACGTAGTTCGGGCAGGTCAATAACTTCTACTGGTTGTGCTTTAGGCATAATTAGCTCCTTAATGTTAGTTGCTTAGGCCACGTGGTTCCAATCATCGCCCCTATGCTGGAGTTGTTTCCCTGTCCACATTTGTTTCAGCGTATCGTGCTACCGGTTGTGTCCGGATATCTAGGTGCTCTGCTCTGCATTGCGCTAACGGTAGCCTAGCCAACCGGGATAACTAACGTGTCCCACCCGGCACTTTCAGGAAAGTGCTAACCGGAATTCAGTCCCAGCTCTTCTTACCACCAAACCGCTCATTGTGGTCATAGCCAGCGAAGTATGCTTCAATTTCCGCCAAGCTCATGCGCTCTTCTGTTACAATCTCACCACGCCCAGTGCCTTCGGGGTACCAGTGTGGTTTAGCACTGCGGCTGTACCAGCTGTCTGCACTGCCACGGTCAAATGGGCTACCGTGCCATGTAGTGTACGTTTTGCCTTGGAAATGTACTTCACGCGGCTCATCTAATTTAAACATAGTTCGCTCCTGTTTTGTTAGTGTATGTGTATATTATACAGTCAACTAACCAATTTGTCAATCTTTAATGTCCACAAAAATCTCTTAGAGATTGCTGTCATTTCCTCACGCAGCTCGGGATGCTGAACGAACAAGGCTTCTGCTTCACGCTGGCGAGCAAAACCTGAGTCAAACTCTCTACCACTGTCATCTGCAAAGTGGAAGCTGGCTCTGTTGCCCAACTCTTCAAACTGTTCTAGAATATTCATTATGCAAACTCCTTTTCAATCTTGACCAATCCCCGTGTGTTAAGGATCTCTTTAGACTTATTTGACCACAAACTCTTGTACTCTACTTCTGCACGAACGCGATGTAGCTTTTTTACAACACCAATTGTCAATGTGTTGGAATTGTGATAGCCCACAAAGGCCACCTGATCACCTACTGAGATTACACGGCCCTGCATATCTTTTAGTTCTGTCATTAGACGCTCCTAGGTAACTACAATCTCAAAACGCGAATCATCGTCGCCAAATTCTTCCTGCATTTGAGCTTGAACTGCTTGAGCTGCTTCCAGTGTAGGGTGCGAGCCATGCGTCTCACGTTCCCCGCCACTGTTATAAAAATATAATGTGTACATAAACGCTCCTAACTAAAAACACAGTATAGCACAAAGGTGCTATACTGTCAACCAAAATTATTCTACAATTTGTATTTTATTTGTACGCAGATGCTGCTCCGCAACAGTTAACTGTTTAGCAAGGTCCTCTAGCGCAAAGTGACCACTAACATAGTTGCACTTTTGTTGCACAGGAAACAACAGTTTGCCCTTAGCATTACGCTGCGTTACATTAAAAGCAACGATCATTTTAAACAATTGCAGTTTTTTGCAAAAGGACAGTTTAGCGTAAGCAGTGTTGTTTTTAGCAGTAGCAAACATTTTGGCTCCTTTTTGTTAACGTATGCAGCTATTATACACTAACTGTCCAAAATGTCAACCGTTTTTTGTGTTAGTAGTCTGCTACATAGTTCCCAGCAGGGTCACGGCGAACATACAATTTTGTAAAGTCGTACGCACCGTCCTCAAAATATGTTGCTTTATATGCAAACTCGCCGCCGTTAGTAATGCCCACAAACTCGCAGTCAGTGAACTTAGCATCTTTGTAACCACTGGCTCTTGCAATTCTAGCAAGGCCGTCAGCATCCAGGGCCAGCAGTTCTTCAATTTGGTATTTAAGCAACATTATGCTCTCCCCTCTACTACGTCTTGCAATTCCATGTCCATTGCTTCTACAGCATCATAAATCATGTTGCCCTGTGTAATGTAGCCCATGTCAAACAGCTCACTAGCCAGCTGCTCTAGCTCCCACAGTGTACGTTCCAGCCGCTCAATTTTAGCTTCGTCCATTTCTCGCTCCTATGTGTTAGTGTGTGTATAATAGCACAGTACACACACTTTGTCAACCGTTTTTAGTCCACGTAATAATCTATATTGTCTGTAAGTGTACGCAGTGCAATGTCCAGCTCCGCAGCCCAGCCTATGTCAGCTTGCAAGCTTTGTGCAAAAGTTTCGCTGTCGCAAGTGCTGTTATGTAGCAGGTCTTGCACTTCTGCTAATTTAGCAAATAGTTGTTGTTTAGTTGTTTGCATAGTTTCGCTCCTATGTGTTTTGTTTAAGTGTGTGTATAGTAGCACACTATACACACTTTGTCAACCAAAATTAATAGTACAAATAATTGTCTGTTGCGTAGTGTACAGTTTTATAAAAAAACTCGCGCACAATTGTGTCTTGTTTAATTAGTGCGTCGCACAATTTTACTGTGTCTTTGTCTTGCGTAAACTGCAACAGTGCATTGTAATTGTACACAATGTCGTCGTAGTGCAATTCTGTTATGTAAATGTCGTCTGCGTCAGCGTCTACTGTTTTTGTTAGTTGCACATAACGTGCTAAGTCAGCTTGCATAATTGCTACAATAGTTGCTACGTCTGCTTTAGTTGCTTTTTTTACACGCATTTTACGCTCCTGCTGTTTTGTTTAAGTGTTTGTATTATACAGCTTTGCGTAAAAAAGTCAACCAAAAATTTTAATAGTTAACTGTTTTGGAGGGATTTGTAAGTTAGTGCTTACTAACCTAGGGAGTGGTCCGGCCGCCAGGAATCGAACCTGGAATAGAAGCTTAGAAGGCTACTGGTATATCCATTTACCTACGGCCAGATGTTAGTGGTGCCCGAGGCCGGAATCGAACCGGCACGCCCTTTCGAGCGAGAGATTTTAAGTCTCTTGTGTCTACCTATTTCACCACCCGGGCATTACATTTCTTCAACTACTTCAAGATCGCCTTCGTCTGTTTCTCTATATATTACAACAAACTCTGCACCTTCGTCAAGTGCTTGTTGAGCAAGTATTCTAGCTTCGACTAGACTGCTTGTAGTATCTACTAAGTCAGAGTCCTCACTCCAAACTTCGTATAATTCAAATTTCATTGCAAGGATTTATTTAATAAGTCGCAGATTCGTTGTGCTTCCTGTTCTGCCTCGTGTCTTGATTCTCTAGGTATTATGGCCAATACACGGCCTTTGGGTTCGCTTTGAAAGTCACGTATTACTACCACACCTTCAAAATAATCGTTTGAAAAAGAAACTCCGTATCGCATAGTGAAATTATTTATACGATACGGAGGCCTCACACGCGATTAAAAGGGTGCGTCTTCGTCTACAGTCTCAGCAGCCTTGGCCTTAGCTGGTGCCTTGGCCTTAGTAGGGGCCTTAGCAGCGGGGCCTGCCTTAGCTTTAGGCTCTGCATCATTGCGATCCAGATAGTCCATGATAGCTGACTTAGAACCAACATTGCTGAACTCATCAAGAGTTGCAATATAGTTCACAGCATCAATCTTGAGCATGGCCTTGGGCAGCTCAACCAAAACAATATCAGTGTGACCAGACTTGGTCAGGTTCTTGGTACGCATCAAATCGTTAGCGAAACGAACTTTGAAGCCACCATTGTGTTTAGAAGTACCAGCTACGGTATAAGTTTTATCAGTTGCCATTGTTACATCTCCATGTGTGTGTTAAAAGAAAAACAAGTAATATTGCTACTACAGTTCAAATTATACTATGCTTTTGGTTTGGTGTCAAGCCTTTTTTGCATTATATTCGTCCAAATTAAACTCTTTGACTACATAATACTCTACCAATTTACGCTGAATCATTGTTACTAAATCGTTACTGTCGTCATCCATAATGAACCTAACAGGGCAACGACCCCACGTTGAATATTTGGTAAAGTCCGAGTAATACTTTCTATGGTTAGTATTATGAGGATCAAATACTACCCATGGACGGTGAAGTAGTTGTAGTTTACTCATTTTGATTTAGCCCACAGTCTAATTACTGCTTCCAGCCCAGAGAAGTCCCAATTGGGTTCCTTGGGACGTACTCGTTGTTGCTCAGGTTTATTCTTCTGCATTTTCTTCTTCCCATTCTGCCATATTTTGAGAGATACCAAACGCCTCGTCGATATACTCGGGTATGTTGGCTTCTACCCATTCGCTGTTGCCTTCGATCTGATAGTATTCATCCTCACCATCCATCCAAGCACCGCAGAATCCCATGCCACCTTCATAGTAAAAAGCCTCAATATAGAAACCCATACTCTTCAGCTTGCTATATGCTTCAATCGGAGGAGCCCATGCTGATTCAAAGTTTAACATCAGCCCACCTTCGATATCCTGTGCAGGCTGACCATTAGCACCTATATCCCACTTGGTCCCCCACTCTGCAATACAGAAGTCATACCAGTTGCTGTAACCATAGTTCTTGATATTGTATGCAGTTTGAATCTCCAAGTCCTTCTGCTTATCCGCATCACCAAAACTGCCTGCCATAGCCTCAAGCAAGTCCTTAGGTACAGGAACGAATTCATTCAACAGCTCGCCGCGATTAAATGATTCACGAGCACGAGCAACGAATGTAGGGTCTTCGTGCTTGAGTACAACACTGTTTTCGCACCAGTTAGGCATATCAGTCTCCTTATTCGTAGTTTACGTCAACGAGTTCCATATCCTTGACCGCAGGATGCTGGATATCGTAATCCAAGTTTTCAATTATGTCTTGATACTCATCCGTATCGACCCAAATACTAATAGTAAGATCGATTCTGTTCAATCCTTCTCTGTTCATTCTAGCTCCTTAGAATCCGTACATTTCAACAGCAGGGTCAATGCTCTTCAACTCTTTGGCAGCACGGGTGAGGAAGTTATAACGCTTCTGCACCTCCGCACGAGGCAGTTCGCCATCACAGCTCAAATTCTCTGGGCTGAGGTCTGCATCCAAACTGTCAGCAATCCGCTGCCTGTCCGCCTTGTTCAGCAAGCTCAGCTTCCGACCACCAAACAAGCCTGCCCACTGATTCTTTTGATCCACATACTGCTCAATTGCAAATCTAGCCATTTTGTGCTCCTGTTTTGTTAGTGTAGAGCTAGTATAACACCAGCCCTACACTTTGTCAACCAATTTATGCCGCTTGTGGCTCAGAGCAGAACATTACAAACTCTGCAACAGAGCCGTCAAAGATGCTGGCGTTAGTGTCACTGATTGTAAGCCCAAACATATTGCAGCCACGATCCGTAATGCGAACACGCAGCTCCTTGTCCTTTTGGTACACATGGTACTCGTAGTCCTGACCGCACTCCTTACTGTCAACGCTGTGGATATAAAATCCGCCCACGCTGTCTTTGAAGTGTGCTACAACCTGTGCAGCCAAGCAGCCCATGCCATTAGCCACACGGGTAGTCTCGCGACCAATACCGTTGACAATGGTAAAGCCCTCTAGGAATTGTGCTAGTTCAGCACCGTGCCCAGTTGGGTAGCCATCATACTGGCGGTAAAGATTGAGGATTGGCTTGTCGCCATCATAAACAAACGTCAATGCTCTTGTACCCATTTCGCTCTCCTTCGTTGTTGTCTAAGTGTGTATATAATAGCACCTCTGTGCCCAAATGTCAACCTATTTCAGCAGAAAATGATGTGCAGCACTGAGACACATTCTAGTTATTACTAAAGCAGTAATCAGTGTTGCAATCATCATAACAATGCTGCCCATACCTATTGCTATTTTTAACATACTAGTCTCCTAGATAAGGTGTTGTATTTCTGCGACGATCCGACTCCCACTTGCGGTACAGACGCTTGGTCAGCCATGTTGTAAAATTCTTAACAGCTCCAAACTGCTCTACACACAAACGATGATTTAGGCGTACATCTTTCTCTTGTGCAGGGTCCTCGCCCAGCTGATTGAATAACCATAGTTGTTTAGGTGTTAACATTATGAACTCCAATAAGTTTCAGATCTAGGCGAGCAGTAGTAGGGCGTATCATAACGCTCTTGGAACTCCTGCCCATTCATCATGTTCTTGCGGGTCACATAGGTTTGGTGAATCTCATAACGATAGCCCTTGCGCCACGTATGCTTTACACTATGCTCCAGCTGACTGATGTTGTCAGTGTCATAGTCTGCTTTGTGTACCAGCCGCTCACCCGACTTGGTACGGCGATCCTGTTTGTAAACTTCAACGGTATACATTAGAACTCCTCCATTTCGTCATCTTCACAAGCATCCAGGATCTGCTGACGCTGGTCGTCAAAGTCCTCAACCAAGCGCAGGTACTGTTCGCAGTAGCCCACCAGCTCACGCATTGCACGAAGCTCGCTCTTACTCATGTCCAGCATGTCATCCTGATCTGCTTCTTGCAGAAAGGTAGCCAGCTGATCCATGGCCAGTTGAGTGTTTTCGAACATACAGTACGACATATTTGGATAGTTTGACATCTCGCTCTCCTTGTTGTTTTACACAGTTTCAATAGTATAGCACCACGAACTCGAAAAGTCAACCAAAAAAAACGGTGTTGCATAAAAACAACACCGTTGCAAACTTGCTAATCAGTATGTGGAGGCAGCTCGTAGTCCATGGGATCTTCGGGCCACCTAGGTACATTAGGCGTCATTAGGCCTGTCCGCGATAGTTAGCACGGACCACAGTGTTTCCACCATGTCCATACTGCGACATCAGCATACGTTCAGCGTCGTTAACAGTACGAGCTTCTACAATAGTATCAAAGTTATCATTGCTGTTGATGCTCCACATACCATTAGCATCACGGCGTTCAATACAAACATTAAATCGATGGCGTTCCATTATGTAAAGTTCCTTATTAAGGGTGGCAAATAAATTAAAAACAAAGTCACATTGACCAGAATTAAACTGATTCTACGAATACGTATACACCAGATGATATAGATCAATGCACCTAACTCTAAGAACAAAGTGTTCAAAGGATAGATATTTTGAGCTGTTAGTGCAGCTCCAACTAGGGTGACCCCACAGGCCACCCATTCTAATATTCGATTAAGCAAAATCTTCTACCTTGTTTAACATGTTAGCAGGCACCTTCCACAGGCCCTGTACAGTACGCACAGTGACATATTTGATAGCAATCTTGATGACTACACCAGTGACATTCTGTCCTGTCCTAGTACTAGTGAAGTTCACATTGTCACCTACACGCAACTGAGCCTTAGTACGCTCAGTGAGCAATTTACGTTTGAACTTGATAGCATCCATCATGCTCATCAAATCCTCGTTAGCCCAAGTGCCGTTGATGATGGCAGTATTAATAGTCTGAATGTTCATTTAGGCTCCTTCGTATTCATAAGGTTCGATACCATCTGCCTCTAACACCGCATCGTGATAGTTAGTGGCTCCTAGCTGGATCACTACGCCATTGGAGTAGCAAGCCATGAAACTATTATATACTGGATCGTACTCAATGTCAACCAAAAAGTTATCCACAGGCGGCCTCCATATCAGCGTTAATACTTTGTAAACGACGCATCAAGGGCCATACCTGGGCTTTGGCTTCTTGTATGGCCAAGTAGATTTGATCCTCGGCAGTACCATCCATCAAGCACTCACTGGCATCTTCGTAGAGCATACCACCCAAGTAAGACGAACCCAGCTCCAAGCCGTCTACCAGTACACGTACACGAAGCATAAACCAATCCAAGCAACCAGAGTCAATCTTGTTACAGATGTCCTTGATGTCCCAGCAAGTATCGTCAAAGCAATCGCCTACGTAGATATCTTCCCAGGTCTTGTCCACAATGATGTCAAAACCCTCACGCTCGTAACGAGCCAACTCAGTATAGTGTCGCATTAGTATTCGTCTCCTGCGTAACCGTAGTCTTCGTCAGTGCCAAAACCCGCTGAGGCCAGCGCATAACCATCATCGCTGTCATCGCAGTCCCACTCCTCGTCTTCTTCGTCTTCATCTTCGTCCAGGAAGAACTCGTTGGCGTGAGCCATATCGGCTACATCGTCCTCGCTCATATACTTCAAGCAGGCCATGATCACAGTATCACGGTCCAGCAAGCCCTCTTCGACCAGCTCCAAAATACGATTGGTTGCTTCACGCATTGTCAGCTCCTTATCATTTACACAGTTTCAACAGTATAGCACCAACGGTAGGCTTTGTCAACCAAAATCCTACCGTTGTATTCTTACAACATCAATCCAAACGTGAACCAGCGTAGGCAGTGAATCCATACTTCTTGAACACGTCAGCCGCAGCCTGTGCACCTACTTCTTTACAGTCCACGTTCTGTACACTCAAACCACTTGGATTCCAGATCTGAAAGGCCTTAGTATAGTCCTGACGCACACCAGCTGCCTTAAGCATCTTGCCCAGTTTAGTGTTACCCTTGAGCTTGACGCCATTGTGTTCCCAAAGGTTAACCCAAGCAAAGCCACAGGCATACTGATCCACACCATTCAGACGCTGTCTAAAGTAATTGTCAGCTGCCTCGTATGCAGCCTCTTTAGCTTCAAGTACCATGTGATTGACCAACGATTGAGTAAGTTCCATGTTCAGCTCCTAATTTGTTAGTGTCCGTGTAGTATACAGCCAAAGTTCCAAAATGTCAACCACTAATTACCAGGCAATAGGGTGTACAATGTCCGCTTGCCCAATGTAAAAGATACGCCCATTAGATAGCATACGTGCCGTGCGCGAACTGTTTTTAATATAGTCATTGCCGTTAAAACGAAACAGACGCTTTACACGTAGTTCATTGAATGCTAGTGAATACATATCAGCTCCTTAATTGTCTAACTAAGTCATGATTATACACGAACTAGAGTAATTGTCAACCAAAAAAGATAGTGTTGTATTTTTGCGAATCAGGGATATTTTGGTTGACTTTTTGAGCAGTGATGCTATAATATACACACTAAGAGAGCGAACAAAAACAACAACTCCTAGGTCCAACGGTTCGAACAGCGTGTCTGGGGATGGACGTGGAGGGTGCCTGCCGTTTCTAGATACAGTAAGTACTTACTAACATATATCTGTGTTAATACTATAGCAACTGTATCAGTAAGCGCTTACTAACCTAGAAATTGTACAACCAGCAATCTTTTGGTTTGGTTAACAGTTAGTGAACACTAACTTAGTATATTAATAATCTAGTTTAATAAAAGAGCAACACAGTGTCTTTTTTAGTACGATTTTGCTAAAATTCTCTATTCTAGATACGGATTGTCAGGGAAAATTGACATCTAAGTGTCTAATTGTGTCAGAATTGTGTGACATTGTGTAGAAAAGTGTTGAATTGTGTGACGGACCTTGGCCGAATGGTTCGGACTAGAGGCCCCTATGGTGAGGAATGGTTAGGAAGAATTTCTATGGTCGGGGTCACGAGAGGCTATGCTAAAATACTTTCTACCAAATATGTGCAGAACCAATAGCCGCCAATACTTGCACGATAGTCTGTGCTGCAATAGTGATCCAAGCTATAATAGTTTTCACCACAAGCCTCTATGACTGCCATACCAGTACACAATCCAAGTTACCATAAACACGCATAACGCATAGAATTCCCACGCATCTCGTGCTAGCCAATCTATGGGTTCTCTGCTAGATCTCGCAGCGGGGCCTAGTGTATCTGTAGCCAGTCCATGTTGCTGCCACCATTCTTCTACAGTAATACCGCGCAGCGGGGCCTTGTCTTCTTGTATGTTGCCAGTATCCTCTACAGTGTTCAGCTGTGGCGGTGTCTGTGCTATAATCAACTGTTGATTAAATCGTTTAGGTAGTTCAGGGAATATCATAATTCGTTCTCAATATCGTTAAAGTGCGCAGCGGGGCCTAAGCTATGATTTGGTTTATAATCGTTCCCACATAGAGACTATTGTATATGCTGTGCTCAATACTAGGATGACTATACTGGTTACACCTATAAGCCATGCTAGAGTATCTTCAACTTTATTTGTAGTTTCTTCGCTGTTATCACTAGCTGGAGCGGGTGCTGGGTTATCCCATAAGTATTCATTTAGTTGATTCATTGTAAGCTCCGTTGTTTGTACTGTAGTGTTTAATGTATATACATCTAGCACTGGTTCGATATCCATCCAAGTGCCATGATTGTTGTACACGATCACGTTCTTTTTGGCATTGTTCGTAGCCGGGTTGTGGAGCATGTATAATACCTTTGCTCTGAGTTTGGCCTAGTGATTGCGGTAAGTATAGGCTGATTAGTAGTATCCACATATTATTGTAAGTAAGCGATCCAAATGGCCAGTAGAGCCCAAATAACAGCTATAAGATAAATTGCATTAATCCACATCATTGCGTTCTCTATTCAGACGAGCTATCTCTTCGTCCTTTTGATTCTGTACCCAAATTATGCTCTTGACCATCCAATAGCCCAGTATCAGGGTAATCGCTATAGCTGCGGGAGCTCGTAGTAGTGAGATCAGTTCCATTGTCTTCTTCCATGTTAGTAATAAGGTTCAGCAAGTACAAATAAGAGGGTATAATTACAGCGAAGGCCCAGAGATCCCCTTGACGTATAGCCAGGAATACAGCTAGGAAGAAGAAGATATTAATGGTCCACATACAGTACTTATCAGTACCGCGGCGGCTACGCCGTATTTAGACTCTGCGCCACTGTGGCAAGTCTTGAGGCCACATCAATTTGAACAGTAGAAAATCTCGTTCGTTGCGTAGTGTGATATAAACATCTTGATTTTCTCTGCGATATTCTAGAGCAAGATGTGGTTGACTGCGTCGTATACGTCTAATTTGAGTCAGTATACGACGTAGTCTACTGCGCCTCTTCCAGGGTACTACCATGTCGGTCACTGAAGGAGGCTCAGATTTCAGCAGTATTTTATCTACGTTTTCCAACGATAGTATCCGCTACTCTGCGCTGATTAGCATCAATGCTTTCGCGTAGAGTAATAACTTCTTCGCGTAGTTCGTTACCGTTTTCCTGTAGTTCTTGTAGGCTGTCGCCTAGGCCCTGTGCGAATTCTGCTACTTCCTTAATACGCACACGATTAGTCTGTGCATCTTTAGCTAGGAGTTGGCTAACTTCCATGGTATGCTGGATACGTTGATCGTTAGTGATGTTGGTAGCTTCACGCATTTCGTCACGTAGACCGCCGTCAAGCCATTGAGCATTTTCTGTGGCTACATCTGAAATAAATGCTGCCATTTCTTCGTTGGCGTGATAGAACTTTTCACTGGCTGTGCCAATGTTCTTAATAGCAGTGGCCATTTCCTGTGCAATTTCTACCATACGACGATTCATTAGATTACGATGTTGTAGGTATTCCAATTTAGTTTTGTTAATCATTGATTCTTGGAATGCGGCCTGTTCAGCTGTTTCTGGTTTCAGCAAGTTCAACATCATAAGACGATTACGATATACATCATCGGTAGTACGCATGATCATTTCTCTATTACCGCCGGCGTTAATGGCCCAAGATTGCATGGCGTCAGTGACGTTTTCTTCTACGATTGAACGGGCCACTTGAGTTTGAGCTACATTAAACTGTACATAAGCTTCTACATCAAAAGCACGTCTAGTCTGTTCAGCGATCATGGCTTGTTGTGCTTCTGGATCCATGGCAGCATGTAAGCTCATAAAGCTGCTCACTGGTTTAAAGTCTAGTTCTGCTTCTACAGATTCCACTACCTGTGGTTTTTTAGTAGTTTTAGCCTTGGTAACTGTTTTTGGTTTTGCTACTGGTTTTTTAGTTCGAGCCAAGGGTTTCTTTACTGCGGGTTTTTTGGTTGCAGGTTTAGCTGCGGGCTTTTTAGTTGCCATAAGTTCTCCTCTAGGGTTGAGGAAAATATTTAAGACAGATAGTTCCTTGCCGGTATAAATGTGGCTAGCGGGTGTTGAATTTACGTATGTGTCGCCAAATCAGTTTAGGAGTACGACTGCCAGGATCCCCTCCTACTAAGAGTCTAAGTTCGGGATGTGCTTGATGTACATGTCGTTCTATGTAGTTGGCAATACGACTACTGGTAGTTCTAATAAGGCACACTCCTTGATTGTTGCATACCATATAGGTAGCAATGCCCAAATCATCATAGTCTACAATTAACAAGTTCGCTCCTGTTTATGATATTTAAGCCAATAAAAAAGCACTCCTCAGAGTGCTTTAAAAACCGCCAGTGACTAGATGGCTACGGGTTTTATTAGAGGCCTAGTGCAAGAGCACGATAGCCAGCAGCCACGATAGCGCGGCTTGGCATACCCATTTCATAACGGGTAACACGAACACCGTTAGTGGCTTTCTCTTGCTTGGCATAGACAGCATATCCGCCTTGACGTACACGACTAACTTCAGCGGTAACGTTTTTGATGCCAAAACGTTTTTGGATTTGTGCGGGAGTCAAAGTCTCGCCATTGTAAAGTGCAGTGAAAAGTTTGAAGGCCTTGGTGCCTTTGTTAAGTTTTTGAAACATGCCTAATCTCCTTATAGTAATAAACAGGCTTTAAAGTCTGCTGTTCGCAGTATCACAATTATAAGTTATTATGTTTGTAATTGCAAGTCTTATTGGTTAGATTCCTCAGGCAAGTTTAGCCGATAGGCAAATTTTCTATTTGGGAATCGTTGTTTTGCAGCATCCAATGCGGCTGTAACATCTGTGCCCTGTGCTAGGAATTCGTTGTTGCTATCGTAGAGATAGACTGTGCCTTGATGATGTTCAATTTTAATATCGTTTGAAGTATCAATAGAAGGTGTCGTAGTATTATCTTCTTTGGATAATTGCTGTACTCTAGACATAATTTCTTTAATTTCTTCTGGGCGTTCAATTATACGTTGTATAAAGCTCTGTGTAGCACGCCACACACCCCAAAAGAATCCAATAGCGATGCCTGTTAAAATACCCAATAAGAAATCCATTTTACTGACCCTGTTGTTGATTAATACGTTCGATAGCTCTACGACGGCATTCCGCTCTGACTTCCGGAGGAACATCTGGAACAAATTCTGATAGACTGCAATCGTATCTTGCCATTTTTTCTTCTAAGGTATTGTGCCTAGTGCCAAGATAAAACATTATATAGATTAAGGCAAATACAAGCAGTATATAGATAATATCTTTAAGTAGTTGATTCATAGCCAAGCTAATTTAAAAAGTGTAACATCACGAGGATCTTTAAATCGATATTCTGCTATCTGATCCCATTCATAACTGACATCTGCTGTTTCTACAATCTCGTATCCTTGAAAGCTACGACAGTTTTTTAATGCCCAAATGCTGGCATCAATAAAATGTAATCTTGCCTGATCGTAGTTTTTGAGTCCGTGATCAGTGATCAGAACTTTAATTATGCCACTATCCAATTGTCATCATCCTGTAGAATAATTGCTTCGGCACCGTCATATTCATGTATTCTAAATATACTGCCTTCAGGTATCCATTTAATAACCAAATCGTCAATTCCGCCCCAATAAGCAGAACCATGTTCATTTTGATAATGGGAGTCACAATAAGCTTCTACTTCCTCGGCTAGGGCACCGCGTTCGATCATATCTACCAGTTCAGGATCGAACAGTAGTTCTTCGATTCCGTGCCAGCTGTACCATCCAGCACCATGTTGGGGGCTGTGGATCACAGCCACTCGACCAAATCGAATTACTCTAGGACAACTAGGCGTACTTATAGCCAACTGCAACTCTCCATAATAGTTCGTGTCTAGGATCTTTGAATTCTAAGATTGGTTGGTATGGATCTTTATGATAACCAATAACATAATGTTCGCTTGGTTTCAATCTTAGTGCTGCCAGTTCACCTAGTATTTCGTTTAGATTCTGTCTATTAATTGCATATTTCTTCATTTTCATATTATACTATCACTCCTCTTCTGTGTCAAATTCTTCATAATCATCTTCGTCAATATAAGTACCAGGAGCATCGTATGCCTTGTAGTATGCTTCATTTGGTTTGAGTACTCTAAAGTCCGTTGAGTATTTTAGGCTAGCCAAAGTGAACTCTGTTTTTTTGAGTAAATCACAGACTACCCAGCTGGTACCACAACCGCCGCTGACGTTCTTAAATGGACTGTGTTTATATTCGTTTTTTTGTAGAGCGTTATGCATCTTATCGCCGTAACGAAAAATAATACGAGTAATGCCTAACTTTTGGTTACGCAGTCTTATTTTATCGATTAGGGTAAGAGTTGTAATACGGGCACAGTTATCGTCGTCTATAGTCAGTAATACATTTTTGACTTTGATACTGCCTTTGGTATGACTGTTGTCCGGCGTTTCTTTAGTGCTCCACGCTACTTCACAATCAACGTGCTCTACATAGTAAGTTTCCCCATGAAATTTAACGACCCACATAGGAATGGTCGAGTCTTCCAAGTGCTTCTTATTGAAGTGGAAAACTAAGTCGGTACAAGCAAATTCAATCTACGACATTTTTATTTCTCCTTAAAAAGTTATTTATTATTCCCAGATAAAGGGTTTCCATTTTTTATCAATTACTTTAGGTTTTTTGTCAATGGGTTTTGTATCAGAAACCAATTCAGCTTGTTCAGATTCAAAAATTAATTTAAAGCCTTGGAACTGTCCTTCTATGATGGATACTTTTACATCTACAATATGTTTTCCAGTTTGTTCCTGTACAAGATTACAAACCATTTCTTTAACCACATCCGCAGTTACTTCTGCGCTGGCTGCTAGTTCAAAATTATAAGGCATATTGATTCCTATATAGTTGGTGCACTGAATGGGACTCGAACCCATAACCTAAAGCTTTAGAGACTCTAGCTCTAACCATTGAGCTATCAGTGCTTATTCATTACAATACTATCTTCAGTGTATTTTGTCAAGTGTTATTCTTAAACAAAGTCGTAAGTTCGTTCGAAAATTGCACCGTCACAAATATACAGCTCGCCGTCGATACCTCGCATGAGATAGTCTCCAGGTTTACCTTGTTTGTAGTTGCCTTCTAAGGTATTAACTCGGAATTCTTCGTGCATCTTCTTAGCATGAACCACAACGGGTCTCTTCATACAATGCTCCATTCCGACTACTTCTTCGAATGTATCAAATGTTTTCATTTTTCTTTTCTTCTTTCTTTTCTGGTTGAACTTGAGCTGGCGGAGCATCTGGAAACACTTTTCCTACGGTCCAGTTAGCAGCCATCCATCCTATTGCAGAGAAGAATCCCCACACTATCATTTCACCTATCATACTCTATCCTTTAAGTATATAAATCCTGTGCTTCTAACCAATGATTTCTAGCGGCTAATTGTCCTATGCACCAATCTTCTATACAGTATTCTTTTACATTAGGGCTTAGAGCAATTTGCATACGACCCAACTTGATTATTTTATCAATCCAATATGCCCAATATTCCTCTAATACACGATCCTCTGTATAATGTTCCATACAATAGATATCGTAGTCATATGACGGATGCTTATCAATATATTCTACAGTATAATATCTAGTCATTGTTTCAAATTGAGTTCTCTATCATATTGTGAATGATGGCCTTGTGCTTCTGGACTAGGATATTTTATATTACTTTCTACAGATAGACTAAAACGTTTTCGAATGTTTCGCATATCTGCTTGTGAGCCACAGCACTGAGCACATTCTTCAACGATAGCTTCAGCAAATCGTCGTGCGGTGCCAGTCCATAGATCACTCATATAGATATTAAAGTGTGTGTCTTCTGCAATTTTACGAAAAGGATCGTTCATGAAGTATTCCTCTTAAAGATTAAACATATCTATCAATAAAGATTCCTCTAACAGTGCTTTGTGCTAACAGTCTCTGTTCTTTAATGGATTCATAAAACTCGTAGTTTTTAATCCATTCTGTATCTTTTTGATAGTTATAATTTCGAAGTAATCTGTTAGCTTCCTGTAAAGCTAGAAGTTTACTTTGTTCTTCATAGTTAACTTCTCTATTCTTTTCTGCATGCCATCGTTGCACCTGATCATTTCTAATGGACCATTGTGATACTTCGTGTAATAAAGCAGACGAAACTCTTGGGATATTCATTATTCAATCCTTCAAAATCCAAACAATCATTACTACTGATATCATAAACCAGAACATTATTTTACTCCAAAGTGATGTTTTAAAAGTTCAGGGTACTCGCTAGCCGGCCGACGATGATTCACAAAATCTTGTACAGCGTAAGCACATTCTTCTACAATCAATTCAGCCAGCATTTCCATACGATGTTGACAGTCTTCACTGATGTTTTTGTGTAAGCCTTTGCTTAACATTAGTTCTTTAATTCGTTCGTTCACGATGAAATGTCCTAATCCAATCTTCTTTGAAACCAGTTATCTCGTTATTAATTTCGTTTCTTGTAGTTTGTATAACACTACAGCCAGTTAACAAAATACAAGTTAGTATGATAAATTTTTTCATTCTTCAACTCCGAAATGTTCTTTAATCAAATCGTATGCTTGTCCCCTACTGACCATATCACGCAACATAGGACTTAGTGCTACGCCGCATTCTTTCACAATCGACTCGGTGAACTTTTCTATAGTGTATTCCCACTTATACCTGTCTTTGCCTAATCCATACACATCCAAATTGGATTCTCTAACTAGATCTCGAATTCGTTCGTTCATTCCGTTTCCTCTATTCTCTCTATCTTAACTGAGCTGGCTGTGAAGTTTAATTGTTCGTAGATAAATTCTTCACAGGCTTCTATCATTTCTTCTTCGGTTTCATAACCATCTAGCCATAGATCAACAATAAACCTAGGCATTATTCTACTCCATATTCTTCGTAAAGCTTACCCAACTCTGCTCGTACTCGTTCAGCCATTGGACGATACTTAGCTGGATGGATAGGATGATATACCCATTCCATACCTCCCCATATCTTGCTACTATCTAGTAGACGATCCAAATCAGATAGCAGTTGGAATCTAGGATCACGCCACATCGCTTCAACTTGCTCGTTCATTGTTTACCTCATTTCGTCCTAATGCAACGATATCTATCTTTGGGAATGTTTAATTGTTGTGCAACACCTTCGCATTTGGCCATCATCTTGTCATGAGATTTATCCAACTCATATGACTCCACTGTAGCCAGTGGTCGCCAGTCCATGTGCTTGTGTGCGGGCAAATGTGATTCTACGCTGGCAGCAACCACAGTCCAAATGAATAGTGTGTATATCATGATTCAACTCCAAAATGTTCTTTAACATCAATTGCTACCGCATCTACTATAGACTGCATTATAGGCCAAATATTATCGTCAGCATATCCGTCATCATTTTTAATTTGCTCAGAACAAATCTGAATTTGTTCAACACATTCCTGTATAATCAACTCGGCGAATCTTTCAATAAATTGTTCTTGTGTATCCCATTTGTCATCAGAATCTTCTCTAGCAGCCTTAAGCCAACATTCTCGAATTCGTTCGTTCATTGTTTAACTCCGTGTTTGATTAACATTAACAAATAATCATTGGGTCTTTCTGGACGACCGTAACTGTCGTGCGATATCTTGTCATAACAGGTAGAGCAAAAGTATCCTGAGATTTTATGATAATTAGTACAAAACCATCCTTGTCCATTTGTCACGGCAGTATTACATTCAGAACAAGTCATATTGATTTTCATCTACGTTCTTTCTGTTTAGGAAACTTAGTACACCAAAGACATTTTGTGCTGGGCTTACCATAAAAGTAAAGACCGGTATCAAAGTATTTTGTACCGCAGCCTTCACAGATATATTTTTCCATATCTATATCATCTGTCAAGCTTTTTTTGTTTTTCACCGTCTCGGATAACTTTAAGAAGCTCTCTTTGCTGATACTTGTTCTCTGCTGTTTTACGTTTTTCATCGTTCTTACTCATCATAAGGTTATCATAATTACGACTCCATTCCACACCACGTATCCAACTGTTAATATCTTGTAATGTGCCTGTAAATATTTCTGCTTCTCTGTTGTAAATTGGTAAATGTTCATCAAGCGGAATAAGAGCGATAGTATCAAATTCCATTCCGCTATATTTGCTAGGAGCAAATTTCAGACCAATTTTGTTAGCTCGTTCTTCTACATCACGAAAACTTCTCAACAGTTGCCAACCGGCGACCATAGAAACGTTAGCCATTGCAGCTCCTGATTAGTTAGTAATATAGGTATTGTACAGCAGATTAGTCTTTAAGTCAAGACCATTTGAGTTGATAAAAGGTATAGTCTACGTCTTTTAGTCTAGCACGGATAACATAAGTATAACCAAAACTGGAGTGATCAATCATTCTGTGCCAAACAGGACTTTCCACAGCGTGAGCCATAACCCAGGCACCCTTTTCGCTACGTTGCCATTTGATTAATGGTTCAGCAGCATATAAGTCTGGATCTTCTACATCGCTCATGGTAAAACGGTGCACAGTTACATCGTGTATTTTATGCACCTTATCTTCTATAACCATATTTTCGTGGATACGTTTGGTAGGAGTTTCGCCTAAGTACCCTGTAAAGTAAGTATGTTGATAACCGGTTACACTCATATTAGTTTAGCAACTATTTGGCTACGACGTTGTACATTTGGTTGACCAAGTACAATTAGTGCATATGTCTTTTGGCCTTTCTCCACTAACATCATAACACATCTACCAGCACTGTTAGTGAATCCTGTCTTGCTGATTAGAATATTATCATACTTATACAGTTCAGGATTAGTGTTATGAAATTTAATATGATAAGTTCGTCGACCTTTTGGTACATCTAAGTCATATTGACGTAGTGCACCAATGTCTTGTATCACTGCATTGTCTTTAATTGAATTTAAGAACAGGACTAATTCACTGGCTGTGCTAACATTGCCTGGTAGCAATCCAGAACTATCTACTATCTCTGTATGAATCAGGCCAATATTCTTATTGTAAGTGTTAGCGTCCAATAAAAACTTTTCAAATCCGCCAGGATGATTGTTAGCTAAGACTTCAGCAGCAAGATTGTCACTGTTCATTACCATAGCCTTTAACAAGTCCATACGTGTAACATAAGTGCCTCGGGGAACTTTGCCGCCGTTCTTACCAGTGACATACAGTTTTTCGTATAGATTAGCGTTACTATTAATCACTGTAATAGCAGTAAACATTTTAGTAATGCTAGCTATACTACGTACTTGATTACGATTAAACTCGTCGTTAAATTCGCCGTTGTCATAATCGAACAATACATAACTGCCTGTAGCATAATGTACATAGCCTGTGCTCTTTTGTTTTTTGACTTGAACAGTCTTGGCACTGCGGCTCTTAATCTTTTTATGTTTCTTATGAGGCTTTGCTTCTGCCACACCAGCCAAAGCAAAAGCCAAAAGTGTAGTTAGTAGTAATTTTTTCATAGTAGAATACTTATCAGTCTTAAAAATCTAAAAAATACTAGTTTTTTAAGGTGATGCAGCTACTTGCATTCCTTCGTGATCGTGGTCTGCTTGCTCCTGTGCATCTACAAACTTTTTGAATAGTTCGTAGTTATCACGTGCCTTGGCCAGGCCAGGATACTTCTCACATAATGCTTCCAGTTCCTTTTCTTTACGCATCTTTTCAGCTGCCCATGCTAGGATCTGTTTAGCTTCTTCATCGAGATCTATGCTAGTATAAGAACTATTCAATTGCTGCCACATATTGCCATCATTAATTTCCATACAGTTAGTGTTACCGTTCCAGCGTACAGCACCAGAACCTACTGCACCTGGACTTATGTAAGGATTAGATGGTGATCCTCCGATCACTGTAATATGTTTACTACTGCTATTAATACCTTTTATCATCGTTCGCTAACTCCTCTGAGTATTTGAGTAAGAACATTGTGCGTTTGTTCTCACTGTAAAAATCTAAATGTATTTCTGTTCTTGTGCGTCCATGTTCCGGAGGCAAACTCAATAACATATTCAACTCATCTGGACTGTTCTTAGCCTCTTCATAAGTAGCATATTCTTGAGCATAGTTTTTATTAGGAATCCAAGCATTATGCTCACGCACAGTGAATCCTAACTTCTCTTTCATTTTGTGTCTGAGAAAATAACTGTTAGGATATTCAGTGTGCAGTCTTTCTAGGAGACGTTTCCAAGTTCTCTGATGCATCTTTATTGGTTTCACTTTTAACTCCACATATTGCGACAAATTTTTTGTCAATCCATTCTTTACGTGCTGCCATACATTCTTCATATTTTGGATACTCTTTTCTATATACTAAATTAATCTGTCCAGGACTGTCTGCTGTCCAAATTTGTACAATTAATATCCAAGGTAATAAGTCAATATTCATATTAACTCCATTTTAGTATAAACCAATTACGTGCTTTTTCGTTTTTAAGTTTCCACATATTGAAAGCCATACGCTTGCCTAATCGATTTTCTTTAACCCAAAGATCTATTTCGATCATCTTTAATTCATGAAGCAGGTGCGGACTATGAAGTTCTACCCAATAGCCTTTCCTATCTTTGGGTATATCGATCTTAAATTTCATTTGCTCCATTGTAATGCGGCAATTGTAGCATACTTACTTTTACTTTTGCAAACTTTTAGAGTTAATAAGTTATCGGCAGCATCGTTATCTTCCATAGTCCAGTCCCAGTGCCATCCTTGTTTGCCTATATGTTTTTCTATCCACGGTCTGTAATGTTCGTTCGGATCTGCAGGTTGATCTAAAGGCCAAGCAATTTTCACTTTCACTCCCGGAAAGTACTTCCACCAAAGTGTTTGTATTAATTTCATAGATATTTTAGTGTGAACCAAGTAGCCTATTATGCTCTCCTTAAAGGCTGAGACCCTGGATATTTTAATTTCATCCACGTTAGATGTTTTTCCTGTTTGAAGTATATAGTACCGTTTCTATATATAAAATCTTCTACCTTAAAAGTCTGACTAACCCAGGCCAGATCCATTGGTCGCAATTCGATATAATAATCATAAGGCCAGTTTTCTCGTTCAATTAAATGCCAAATAATATCAGCATCTAATTCTTCTTGTATAGTCTTAGCCATCTCAGCAGTTAGTTCTTCTTCTATCTCTGATCTAGTTATTGTCATAGGTATTTTAGTGTGAACCAAGTGGCCCACTTCTCGTCTGTAAAAGTGAATTCAGCACCCCAAGGTTCTTCATATGGCTCTCCGTCTTCATCAAGCGTTAGCCAACCTTGTTCTCTATTAATATAACAGAAGTTAAAGTCTATACCATTTTGTAGACCCATGGCTCTAAGTTCGTAGACAATGTCCAAAGTACGATTAGCGTCAATATGATTCACAAATAGTTTCTGTACGCTCATTATAAAAACTTCAATATAAAAAATGTAGCCAACTTATCGTCGGTGATATCTAATTCATAGATCATTGTATGACCATATCCATCTACATAATCTACTGCACTAATTTGCCAACCTTGACCGATATGTAATACAGATTCTCTTCCACCATCGATGTATAAATCATCACAGAATCCAGTGCCTGGTCCTATGTATGTGCCTACGTGATGATCCAACCAGTCAAGCACTGAGGCCATAGCTTTGTGTTGTATTGTAAACAGTTCTGTAATATCAATTATCACTGAACCGCTCTTCAGGCATAAAAACTATTCTTTGAGGATGATCTGCGTATTTTAATTGAAACATAGTAAACTGTTCTGGAGTAAATTCCATATAGAAATGTTTCACAGGTGCAGCTCCTTCTACTGGTTTTACAAATGAGTATCCGATTCGACAGTGATAAGTCTGTTCGAACAGTTCGACAAACTGTTCTCCAGGCATGCCTGCATACTGTTCGTGTAACTCGTGAAACAGCATCCAACCTACACCTGAGATCAAATCGATTCGTGTAGTCATAACCATCTCAAAGAAAACCAATGTGCATCTTTTTCAGTTTTAAAATAAAATTCTGTATGACGAAATCCTTGAACAATATACCATCTTTTATGATAAGTCTTAAATTGATTACCTAACCATATTTCCATTTCTGTAAGATTTAATGTGTCACTGGGTTTATCAATAACCACTAGATGCGGCCAATATTTTTTATTCAAAACTCTCATGACCACCTCAGGATAAACCAATCTCTGTCTTTGACATCTTTGAACCAAAACTTAGCATTGTTCACATACCAACGCTGTCCAGGAGTCCACACACCGTCGTCACTAGTAGGACCAAATGTTTCTACGCACCAGCCAACCATATTACTCCATTGGCTGTTCTCGCTAGCATTCATCCAGCCTACAGGCTGGATAACATAGTAAGGCTCTTCGTGCAGTTGTCTTACTTCAGTTTTAAGAGTATATGGTCCAAGATCGTCTATCAGCCGTCGAACAGCATCTCGATTCCAAGACTTGCCACTACCTCGTCCGGTCATTGTAATCAATCCTTTGCCTTTAAATTGTGCCATTCGATTTAAAATTTCCTGTTGCCATTTATACACGAGAATAGTATTTTAATTTAAACAACATAAATTTAGCATCGTCTACTACACTATAGTTTTCACTGATACCTCCATCCGATTGTAAGACTTTGAAGCCCCATTTGTTTTCGCAGTAACGATAAAAATCGTTAGTATTCAACCGATGATTTTCCGGTGATGCCATAGTATCTCTAGGTTTGTGGAACTCCATCCAAGCTTTTCTTAGAGCAATAAAGTAATCGTCGCGTATATTTCTACTGTTCACGATAGCTCGCTTACGCATACTTTAGTGAAAACCAGTCTGCTTCTTTATCAGACTTCAAGTATATTCTAGCAGTCCACTCGTCGAGATGCCAACACCACTTATCGTTTTGTGTTTTATCTCGCCAACCTTTATCTCTAGCTTCATTCCAAAAAGATATTTCCTTGCTAGGACCCCATGTATCCCAACACCATACTTGGATATTATAAAAATGTTCTTCTGTGGCTATAGGCGACTTAACTAGATCTACATAATATTTCCAATCATGAAACCCTTTGAATCTTCGATCTACCTTTTTAATTCGTCTCTTCATTACCACTCCATCTTAATATAAACCAATCTCTTTGACTTTCTTTACGAAAGCTCCAAAGATATTCTGTCATGCGTGTTCCCGTGCCTTGTTCACTGGCGGCCCATACATCCATTTCATCTTGTGTAGATTCCCATAGATGGTCACTCCAATCTTCTGGACGTTCGACAATAATACCTGGCAGTTTAAACATGCCTACTTCACAAGTTTTAAGTTTCATATGTCACAAGAGTAATAACCAATGCTGGAAATAAAAAAGTACAATCCATTAAGAATAAGGATACCAATCCAAATGTATTGCATTGGTCTAACGGTTAGTTTATCCTGTTTGTTTGTTGTAATCAAACTGGCATGCATACCTGCTAGGAAGAAGGAAGCAATAGCAGTAAACATAGCAATAAAAATCATTTTAGTTTTCCTTCTCTAACGGTTTCTCTAGTTTTAAATTGTCTAGCTATGAATGCGTCTGCTTCTTCTAATGTAGCATACTCTGCTTCCTTGTGCCAATTGCGACTGGCACAGTCTAGACTTTCGTATTCAAACCACACTTCGTATTTTGATTCTCCTAATGTGTTTGTTTCTTTAATAATCTTATAGTTCTTGCTACCGCCTCTGTACAACATTGTGAATATAATGATAATAAAAATAGGTACAGCAAAAAAGTATAACAAATCTGTCATTATTTCTCCTTGACCAATCTGGCCACTGTTAAAAACTTTTCGTATGCTAGGCGCACACTGGGATTCTGTAGTAGTTGATCAGCTTCTGACATCATAGCCTTAACACCGGCTTCGGCAATGTCGCGCACTGACAATCCATTTAGTGTTCGTACATTCTCTCCCCATACTTCAACAAGATTTTCCCAAGCGTCAATTTCTGCCTGTGTCATAGCTGTACGAGTAGGACGTAGTTCAGACGCTTTACGAATAGCTTCGCAGATAGCATCTTCGGCAACACGGCCTGCGGCAATCATAGCAGCATAGTTAGGATCAACACTGTAACGAGTTGATTGCCCTCCAGGGTAGCACATAATCAAATGAATGCCTTTAGGAAAAGCATCCATCAGGCCTTGGTCATACTCATACACAGGCTTGTACCTACGCCCAACCTTTTCATAAAAGATTCTTTTAGTCATACTGGATAGTCAAGTCCAAAGTGTATATCCTGTAGACACTGTGCTGCATCGTCATAGCCGTTACTACGCAAGGTCTGGATATTGTCTCGCACAATCAACTCGGCGAACTTTTCTATACCTTGCTTTGCATAGTCGTCAAGCTCGTCCCAACAGCCCTGTGCAGTCAGTCCAGATTGGTACAACAAATCTTCAAGTCGATTATTCACTGTCTGTCTCCACGTGTTTACACTTGCCTCTGTATATAAAGCCTGGACAGGTGCAAGTGCCTTCTACATCGTTAACAAAATAGCTATTACCTTTACTGCCCTTAACTTCTCTAAGAGCGGATTGTACTTTCACTTCGAACGGGTTGTCATCTAATTCGATAAATTTGCGACCACGCTTGTCAAATCCTTTAATTGGATTCTTAAAATAAAACGGATTATTAGTTCCGTCTATAATATAAGCCACTAGGTTTGTACCATCCAAAAGATAGGTATGATTAGGGCTTGCCCAATCAGTAATTTCCTTGTATGCTTTCATTACCAAATTTCTCCACGTTGTCTACGGATCAATGCTTCGTTTTCAAAATTGGGCAGTTGTTGGAAAAACTCGCCTCTACACATTTGGGGATCATGCGGACGTAGTCCTGGACAAGTTGTTGCTATTTGTTCAATAGTAGAACATGCTGTTAGCGATAAAGTAATAATTGCAAAAATGTAACGCATGGAAAGTTCCTGCATTTGTTGAACATGATGCTATTATATTAGAATATTTGGTAAAAGTCAAGTAAAATTAGATTTGACAATTAAGATCAATAACCATATAATCACTTCACCATATGCGGATGGGCCGCCTGGAACTAAGCAAACATAGGAGAACTAAAATGCTTACTAAAACTATCAATGTAGCCACGAGCTATGCAAGCCAAAAAAATGCACGTTTTAATAATGGTGCAAGTTTAATTCTAAAAATTAAAGATCGTTGGAACGACACATATAACGATCTGCCTTCGATTACTCAACGAACAGTGGATAGATCATTATCCGCAGCCATAGCAGAATGGCGTAGGAGAAATCCTGATATTAAAAATTGGGATGATCTGCTAGATAAACTCCCGGAATCAAAAAATATCCAAATGAAGTTTTCAAAAATCGATGCGACCATGCAACGATTACTTAAACATTTTTGGTGTTGCGAAATTTTAAACAATTTCAATCCTGTTAAAGTTATGCCTATACAGGTTTACAAACCAAATAAAAAGAAAGAAGAATATGTGGCATGGGATGGTCAACATACTTTGGTGGTACTATGGATAATTGCAACACAGATTTTTGAATTAGATCCAGAAAAAGACGAAATTATGGTTCCTGTTAATGTTTACAAAACAGATCAAAAGCCTGAAATGCGTGATAGTTTTGTTGGACACAATGGTGGAGAATATAAAGAACTATTAGACACGTTTGATCAAATTGAGCAAATGATTTACGGTGTTCGAATTGACGGATCTAAAAAACCAGAATGGATCCTTGTTGAAGCTAAACAACAAATTTTGGAAAAATATGATCTCTTTTTAACCAAAACTGATTTTGGAGATTCTAAACAAGCAGGAGCAATCAGTCGTACTCAAGAATTTATGAAACTAAATCCAGAAACATTGGATTGGGTGTGCGATTATCTTGTAGCAGCAGGATGTCATAATCGTCCAGTAGTGGAAAAAGAAATTGTCATGATGTCATATTTCTTTGATCGCTGTCGTGCTGCCAAAATTAAAGTAGACAGCTCTTACATTTATGAAATTGCAAGCATTACTAAAAAATATTGGAATTGTGATTTCGAACCCAATAGTACATTTTGGGTCCGGGCACAGATTGCATATCAAGTATGGCATGATGCTCATGTGTATGGAGTTAGCTCTCGATTTAATAAAGAGCCATTACACGGTTATCCCTTCTTAGTTAAACAGCTTTCTAAAAATCTTCCTCATTTGGAATTTCCAGAACCTAGAACCAACAGCGAATTCGTTCCAGCTGATGAGGACTTGTTTATATGAAAACTCTTAGGGACTACAAGTATGACAAGTTTAAAACCACAACTCAGTTGTTAAAGGACGAAGGAAAAATTTGTGCTGTTCCAGGTTGTGGCAGCGAACTTACACAGATGCAAGGTCCGGGGCAGGATGTACTATGTAGAGAACATCAGCTCATGCAAAGAGAGTATGGTGGTATGGGTCGTATTGATCGTCTACATACATTTCATAGATCTTGGATTTGTTCTGAGTGCGGGTATAATTCTCTAGAAGATTCTCGTTTAAAAGATATTGCAGATGAAATGATTAAACGTAGAGTTGCTAGAGTATTAATGCATGGTGACCATAATGAAACACGTAGAGCAGATGGTGGTGATGATTCTGCCGCCAATGTAAAATGTTTATGTTTTGTATGCCATGCTAAAAAAACTATTATTAACGAGGACTATAAAAATAATAGGAGATGACCCTCTCAATAAATACCTCTAAGAGGGGTATATATGAGAGTTCTCATTACCGGTAGTGAAGGATTTATTGGCCGGAATATGATGTCCTATTTTGGACACCAACCAGAATGGACTGTCGATGGTTGGGATTGGCGTGCAAATAGAGATGAATGGCCTGACGTATTAGAATACGATTGGGTCATTCATCTTGGCGCCATAGCAGACATGACTGAAACAAATGTAGAAAAAGTCATGTATCAAAATTATGATTTCACTGTTTGGTTGTATCACGAATGCCAAAAGCATGGTGTAAATCTTCAATATGCTAGCTCTAGCAGTGTCTATGGCAACACTAAAAATTTTAGTGAATATGCCGAATGTTATCCACAAACTCCTTATGCTTGGAGTAAGTATCTGATCGATAGATACATTTTTAATCAAACGCATACTGCCTTTGTACAAGGTTTTAGATACTTCAACGTTTACGGAAAGTGGATGCACTTGCGTGGTCGTAGAGCCAATGCAATCTACAAATGGCGTCAACAAGCTCGTAAACAAGGATATATTGAAGTTTGGGATAATGCTGAACATATAAAACGTGATTGGACATGGGTCGGAGATATCTGTAAATTACATTTAGATTTTATGAATACAGTTAAAGGCAGCGGCATTTGGAATGTAGGCAGCGGATTAAGTCATAGCTTTTTAGATATTGCAGAATATATTGCAGAACAAGAGCAAGTCGAGGTCAAAATGATTCCAATGCCCGAAGACGAAAAGTTAAGATTTAGGGCTAAAACCTGTGCAGATTTAACGCATTTAAAAGAAACAGTGGGCAAGCGTCCATGGCTAAATGTTTATGAGTGGCTTGATCTTGAAGTGTAAGGTTAAATAGTATATTATGAAAACTACAGATTTTATTAATAAAGAAGAATTAGATGATTTAGACGAACGAGCTAGTAGAAAGCTTTGTCTAAGCACCACTCCTAACCAAGACCTAGGAGCTAGTAATCTTGCTAGTTGTAAGAGTCAAGGTCTTCGTGCTAGAGAAGGCGACAAAAGCCATTTAGTTGGTGCTTCTGGAAATAAAGTAAGAATCACTGTTGGCGGCAAAAAAATCAAAGGTAAGAAATACGGTGGTCCATTACCTGATTATGGTACAAGGAAGGGACAATGAGATTTAACGAATTTAAGATTCTAAGTGAAAAAAAGGTAATAGATCAAGAAGGATCTACAGGTTATTACACAGTGGGCGATAGTCATGCAGTTGGACTGGCTAACTATGCAGGTAACCCTTGGACTAATAAAGGCAAGAATGGAACTCCTTCAACCGCCGCCATGCATATGAATGCAATCAATAACATACCAAAAGGCAGTGTTGTCTTAATTAGTGTAGGAGCGAATGATACATTTGCTTCTAATCCTGACCCTGCTACAATTGCCGGTAATGTAAGTCAATTAGTAAATGCGGCAACTAACAAAGGATTAAAAGTTACTTATTTGTTGTTCCCAGTAGGTACTAGACCTAACGCTGAGGTTAGAAGAAAAACAAGAGATGCGATTAAACAAGCTTTATCAGTTCCTATTGTTGATTTAGAAGGTAGTAGATTAGTAGATGGAGTTCATGCAGATGCATCAGGTTATAAAAATGCTTCTAATAAAGTATTATCAGGAGCAACACCGAGTCCAGGATTAGGTACAACTGATTCAGAACCAGGTGCACCAAGAGTAAAAGACAGAATTAAAAATTCTTTAGAATTAGAACAAGGTCCTCCATACCCTAATGAATTCAAAGACGAAGTAATAAAAATGCAAACAGAATTACAAACTCTAGGATATAGTTTAGGAAGAACAGGAGTCGACGGCAAATATGGTCCGTTTACAGCCAAAGCTGTTGCTGCATTTAAGAAAGATTATGAACTAGCAGGTGGCGGTAGTAACTTTGGTGAAAAAGAATTTAAAATGTTAGACATGATTAATGCAAATCAAGTTGCTAGAAAAACTCCGACAACAACTACAGAAAAGTCAACACTTCCTGATTTAGCTGATGATGCAGTAACTAAAGGTAAAATAGGAGAAGTCTTAGATCTTATTGCAGGTCCTGAAAGTCGAGGACATTATGATATAATGTTTGGTAGTCGTCGACATCCAGAGATTTTAGATATGACTATCACAGAACTTTTTAAATTTCAAAGAGATTACAAAGCAGGAAAAATTACTGGTAAGCCAATGGAAACTGCTGCATCGGGACGTTATCAATTTATGCCTAACACATTAGCAGAATGTGTTGTAGGTTTAGGTATGAATCCTAATAAAGAAAAATTTAGTCCTGCAAATCAAGATAAATTAATCATATATAGATTACGTAGTGTAAGACAATTAGATGATTGGCTTGCAGGAAGAATTGATAATAAAAGATTTATGGATAGACTTGCTCAGGAATTTGCCAGTTTCCCAGCGCCAAGTCGAGGCGGCCGTAGCTGGTATGACAAAGTAGGATCTAACAAAGCTGGCATATCTGTTGCTGCTGTGGATAATAGACTTTCACAAATACAATCAATGGCATGAGTTTAACAGGAAAACTTTTAATTGCTCCTCCAACAGTAAGAGGTAATTTTTGGAGTAAAACAGTTATCTTTATAACTGAAGACCATGACAGAGGAAGTATTGGTTTAGTCTTAAATAAATCTAGCAAAATGAGCATTAAAGAGTTTTCTGCACAACATGGTGTGGACAGCGATGTTCCAGGTTTCATATATGTAGGCGGTCCTGTAAGTGTAAATGCATTGACAGTATTGCATAGTTCAGAATGGGAATGTGGTAATACTTTAAACATCAATGATCGTTTTTGTCTAAGTAGCAGTTCAGATTTACTCTATAGATTTTCTATTGGCGATAAACCAAAATTTTGGAGAATTTTTGCAGGATTATGTGCATGGGCTCCAAATCAATTAAATTCTGAAATTCAAGGAGTGAATGGTTACAATCATGACACAAGTTGGTTGATAGCGTCATCTTCAAGAAATTTAGTGTTTGAGCTAAATTCATCTGAACAGTGGACATCATCAATCGAACGTTCTTCCCGAGAATTCGCTCAAACGATACTTGAATAATTTTGTATTTGATTATATAATATAATCTGTACAACCCCTAAAATTTAATAAAAATGTCAGATACCCTTATTCTTAATGCAGATGGCGCACCAGTTAGCATCATTCCTTTGAGTGTATGCGATTGGCAAGAATCCATTCGATACATGGTCCTAGATAAGGCCCACGTATTAGCTTGGCATGAGAATTGGATCGTGCGTAGTGCTCGTTGGGAAACACAAGTTCCCAGCATCATCATGCTCAAAGATTACATGAAGCCAAAAGCTGCTGTTCGCTTTAGTAAAGGCAATGTATTCTTAAGAGATTTATATACTTGCCAATATTGTGGAACTGGCTTAACTAAAAAAGATTGTACATTGGATCATGTACATCCAATCAGTTTGGGTGGCAAGAGTGTTTGGGATAACAGCGTAACAGCCTGTGGACCTTGTAATGCTCGTAAAAGTAACAGTACTAAAACTAAGCCTAGAATCAAGCCTTATAAGCCTAGTTATTATGAACTTGTTAACAAACGTAAAAGTTTGCCATTTCAAGTCAGAGATCCGGCTTGGTTAGAATATCTACAATGAAAAAACTTTTCTTTTTTATACTTGGATGGTTATGCTTGGTAATGGCCTACATTGGTCTAGTAACACCAGGCATACCATTTAGTATATTCTTAGTAGGAGCTGCGTATTGCTTTAGTAAGAGCAGCGACAGAATGCACAAGTGGTTGTACAATCATCCTAGATTTGGTCCTTTCCTAACCAATTGGGGAGAAAAGCGTGTGTTCCCTCAAAAAGGCAAATATGCTATGCTACTGGTAATGAGCAGTAGTTTGATCTTTATGGCATTTACAGTTCCAATTAAGGGCGTGATCTATACAGCTATTACAATGGCCCTAGTGGCTGTGTGGGCTTGGAGATATCCTAATAGTGTAGAGGAGTGGCAGCGTCGTAAAGACAATGGAGAAAAAATAGGCTGGTTTAAGTAAATACTCTGAAAGGAGTGTTTATGAAAAAACTACTATTATTACTCGCAGTATTACCGTTATTTGCTTTTGCACAAAAAACACCACAAGGTGTAACTTACGAAGCACAGATTCTAAAAGTCACAGATGGCGATACAGTTGTTATTGCTGCACCATATCTTCCAGCACCAATCAAACCACAGTTAGCAATTCGAGTCTACGGTGTAGATACACCAGAAAAAGGCCATCGTGCTCAGTGTCCTAGTGAAGCAGAGCGTGGTGCAATGGCCACTAAATTTACCACACAATTAGTTGCAAGAAGTGTACAACGTTTTGTTGTTATCTATGGTTGGGATAAGTTTGGTGGTCGTGTGCTAGGTGATATCATTCTAGATGGCCAAAGCCTACGTGCTCAATTAATTGCTAACGGGTTTGCTCGTGAATATTATGGAGAAGCTAAACAATCATGGTGCAACTAATTGGTCCAGATAATACAGACGATGATCGTCCTGTAATACCATACGGAGAACATTAATGCGTAAAATAGCAGCCAGTCTACTTGTTGTATTATTAGTGGGCTGTAGTACAATTAAAGATAAAATACCTAGCTTTTGGGATGACAATCAAAGTCGTGCAGTAATAGACATTAGACAAAGTGTATTAGATTTAGATTGCAAAGAACCTCACGCACCGCAAGTAGCAGTGATTAAGAAACATATGGATTGGCTAATCATTTACAGCCAAGTTAAAGACACTAGAGATGTATTGCGTTTAGTAAAACCAATGAATGAAACTGTTAATGACTTTTATGATCGTAGCATGACTAAACAGGGAAGTGAAGCGTATTGTAATATGAAGAAAAAAGTGTTAGATGCACAAAGTGGTACAGTGGCGAAAGCCGTATTAGGGAGATTTTAAGTGAGCGATTTATATCAATTAGCACAAAGTGATAAGCCTTGGGTAGCACAAAGAGCGCAAATGGCTCTTCAGTTACAAGAACAATATGCACAAGGTAATATGTCTACTGATGAATATAAAGAACTATTAGAAGATTTAGTTCGAACTGATGTTTTAGATAGCGAAGCAGATGATATGCATACTAAAACCATGTTAGTATATGCTATCTATGGGTTAGCTCAAGTAGTATAATTTGGGTCGTCTACATCGTTCATATGATCTGCCACTGGTCGAGTTTTATCTAAATAATTCTTTTTATAGTTTTCTTTAGCTACAGTGGCATCATAAGTTGAAGTGCCCCATTCTTTAATTTGTTTAAGTAATGGGTACTTTATTTTTTCCATGATTCGAACGCTCATGGCTTCCATGACTACATTAACATCTTGGCCATTTGCAATTTGTTTAATAGCTTCACCGTACTCGAACATGCGAACACGATCTGCCCATTCTTCGATTGATTCACCAGGTTTATATTTCATAGCTACATTATATGCCCTTTTATTATTTTAGTCAATTATAACGATAAATAAAAATACGGAGAATTTGCATGAGAGCTAGAGAATTTGTTATCAATGTTCCAATAACTATAAAAATTAATGGAGATGGAGATCCAGAAATTGATATGCCTGGCGCCGATGATGCTAGAGATCCAACCGAACTCAAAGACAATCCTGTAATGGTTCCTCCCTTGCAACAAGATATTGAGATGAAGAAAGCCGAAATGGGCAAAGATAGTCCAATAATTAAAGATCTTACACAAGATGAAGAAGAACCAAATCCTAATAACCCAATTTTTCAAAAGTAAGAAACCAATAAATACACTAAATTAAGGGATTTAGTGTGGCATTTTTCCGTAAAATCAAAGCTGGACTTGTCAAAAACGATATAGAATCGTTCGTTGGCGAGGAAGGCAACATATTCTTCAATGTAGAAACAGGAGAACTACGTCTAAGTGACGGCGCAACTCTTGGCGGTCTTCCAATAGGCGGTAACTCTGTTACTACAATTAGCAATACTGAACCTCAAGAACCTTCCAACGGTACCATTTGGTACAATCCTGATACTAACGAATTAAGCATTTATTATGATGATGGTTCAGCGCCTGATTGGTTTACTGTCGGCGGAGGTGACGGATCAGGACCACGAGGCTTTACTGGTAGTGCAGGTATAGGTTATACAGGCAGTCAAGGCAGTATTGGTTACACAGGCAGTCAAGGTGAATCTGGTGTTGGTATAACTGATATTTCAAGTAACGAAGACGGAACTTTAACTTTATCCTATGGTGTTGAAAATACTCATGTTACCGGAAACTTAAAAGGTAATAAGGGAGATAAAGGAGATCAGGGTAATAAAGGTGATATTGGCTATACAGGTAGTGCAGGTGCTGGTTATACTGGTAGTCAAGGAGTTGGCTATACAGGTAGTGCAGGAGTTACTGGATACACCGGTTCAGCTGGTGTAGGTTCTAGTTTAACGATAAGTGAAATAAACACAGCCAATGAAATTTCTAACACCTTAACTAATATTAACACCTTAAGGTTTGATAATGACAGCGGCTTTGCAGTTTCAGATTTAGGATCAGGTGCTGCTAAAATAGCAATGAACTCTACTTTTAAAACACTAAAAGTAGCAGGGCAAGAAGATTTAGTAGCAAGCGGATTAGATACTCTTACAATTAGTTCAGGGCAAGGTATAGCAATTACTACTGACGCCGAAGGCGACCCTTATAAAATACTTACTATCTCGACTCAGAATGCTTTACTGTATGATCAAGTAGGAACTACTAGTATACCAGGAGATCTGATACCTGATGCAAATGGATTATATGATCTAGGTAGCCCAAGTTATAGATTTAAATCTTTATATGTAACCAATCAAACTATTGATATCGATGGCACTACTATTAATGTTGACAATGATGGAAACGTTATTTTTAGAGATGCAAACAGCGGCCTAGTATCTGTTAGAGCATCAGAGTTTGTGTTTGGAGAAGAAAATTCTAAAATTATTTTAAGACGTAACAGTTCAACTGGCGCCTTAGAAATGGTAGTAAACGCTGGAGGTCAATCCGAACAACTTTATAATGTAGCTATTGGTTATACTGGTAGTCAAGGAATAGGCTTTACTGGTAGTCAAGGTATCGCTGGATTCGTAGGTAGTCGAGGAGCAGATGGTACCAGTGTTAGAATACTAGGAAAAGCAGATAATCTAAATCAATTAGAAAATTCCGCAGGCATAGGTGATGCTTATATTGTTGGACAAAATCTACAAGTATGGACTGGTAGTAGTTGGACTAATGTAGGACAAATCGTTGGACCTCAAGGAGACATCGGATTTGTAGGTAGTCAAGGTATTACTGGATATACTGGTAGTATTGGTTACACAGGTAGTATTGGTTATACTGGTAGTCGAGGCACTACTGGATACACTGGTAGTATTGGTGCTACAGGATACACAGGTAGTCAAGGTTATACAGGTAGTCAAGGTAATATTGGATTTACTGGATCATTCGGTTACACAGGTAGTCAAGGTAATATTGGATTTACTGGATCATTTGGTTACACAGGTAGTCAAGGCGATACGGGTTATGTAGGTAGTCAAGGAGATATCGGATATACTGGCAGTCAAGGAGATATCGGCTATACTGGCAGTCAAGGTAATATTGGTTACATAGGTAGTCAAGGCGATATTGGCTATACTGGTAGTCAAGGTAATATTGGTTATACTGGTAGCATAGGATTTATTGGATCAGTCGGTTATACTGGTAGTCGAGGCATTACTGGATTTACAGGTAGTCGAGGCGATATTGGTTATGTAGGTAGTCAAGGTGTTATTGGATATACTGGTAGTGTTGGATTTACTGGTAGTCGTGGTTCAGACGGAACTAGTGTTACTATAATTGGAAGTGTAAGTAGTCAAAATCAACTTCCTAATTCTTACAATGGTTCAATAGGTGACGGATATATTACTGCTAATGACGGCCACTTACATATTTGGTCAGGTTCGCAGTGGAATGATGTAGGATTAGTTAGAGGACCTGAGGGTCCGCAAGGACCTATTGGTTATTCTGGAAGTCAAGGTAATATTGGTTATTCTGGAAGTCAAGGTGACATCGGTTATACAGGTAGTCAAGGTATTATTGGATTTACCGGAAGTAAAGGAGATATCGGATTTACTGGTAGTGTTGGATTTACTGGATTTACTGGTAGCCGAGGTGTCATTGGTTATTCTGGTAGTCAGGGAGACATTGGATTTACTGGCAGTAAAGGCGATATTGGATATACAGGTAGTCAAGGTATTTCTGGATTTACTGGTAGTGTTGGATTTACTGGATTTACTGGTAGCCGAGGCGATATTGGATTTACTGGAAGCACTGGTTATATAGGTAGTCAAGGTGTTATCGGCTATACAGGTAGTCAAGGTGTTATTGGATTTACTGGAAGTAAGGGAGAGGTTGGATACACAGGTAGTCAAGGTGATATTGGATACACAGGTAGTCAAGGGATTACTGGATTCGTAGGTAGTCAAGGTAATATTGGATTTACTGGATCATTTGGTTACACAGGTAGTCAGGGTAATATCGGCTATACAGGTAGTCAGGGTAATATCGGCTATACAGGTAGTAGAGGTTATACAGGTAGCTATGGTTATACAGGTAGTCAAGGCAATATCGGCTATACAGGTAGTAGAGGTAACGACGGAACTAGCGTTACGATTGTAGGATCAGTATCTACAGAATCTAACTTGCCAATTGCATATAACGGATCAATAGGTGATGGATATATTACTAGCGATGACGGCCATTTACATATATGGTCTGGATCGCAGTGGAATGATGTAGGATTAGTTAGAGGACCAACTGGATTACAAGGACCTATTGGCCATACAGGCAGTCAAGGTATACAAGGGTATTCTGGATCAATAGGATTTACTGGTAGTCAAGGTGTTATCGGATATACAGGCAGTCAAGGTATTATTGGATTTACTGGTAGTCGTGGTTACACTGGTAGTCAAGGAGATATAGGTTACACTGGTAGTCAAGGTGATATTGGATTTGTAGGTAGTCGTGGTAGTCAAGGTTATACTGGAAGCAAAGGCGACATTGGATTTGTAGGCAGTCAAGGTAGTATTGGATTTACTGGTAGTCAAGGTTATACTGGAAGTCAAGGTAATATTGGTTACACTGGTAGTCGAGGTGATTTAGGTTACACTGGTAGTCAAGGTATTATTGGATTTACCGGAAGTAAAGGAGATATCGGATATACAGGCAGTCAAGGAATTTCTGGATTTATTGGTAGTCGAGGCGATGTTGGATATATTGGATCACAAGGTGATATTGGTTATGTAGGTAGTCAAGGTTATACAGGTAGTCAAGGTTATACAGGTAGTCGAGGATTAGACGGTACTAGTGTTACAATTGTAGGATCAGTAGCTACATATTCTGCTCTACCAATTACATATAATGGAACAACAGGCGACGGTTATATTACTAGCGATGACGGCCACTTGCATATTTGGTCCGGGTCACAATGGAATGATGTAGGGGTAGTTAGAGGACCTGAAGGCCCACAAGGAATTATTGGTTACTCTGGTAGTCAAGGAAACACTGGATTCGTAGGTAGTCAAGGAAACACTGGATTCGTAGGCAGTCGAGGCGATATAGGTTATGCAGGTAGTCAAGGTACTACAGGCTTTACCGGAAGCAGAGGTGCAGTCGGATTTACTGGTAGTGTTGGCTATGTAGGCAGTCAAGGTAGTATTGGATTTACTGGTAGTCAAGGTAGTATTGGATTTACTGGTAGTCAAGGTGAACTAGGTAGCACAGGATTTTCTGGTTCAAGAGGATATACTGGCAGTCAAGGTTATACAGGTAGTCGTGGATTAGATGGATTAAATGGATTTACAGGTAGTCGTGGATTTACAGGTAGTGGCGGATATACAGGTAGTCAAGGTATACCAGGAGAATATGCAGCTTTAGGATATACTGGTAGTAAAGGTGAAACTGGTATAGGATTACGTGGATTTACTGGATATACTGGTAGCCGAGGAGCAGATGGCACCAGTGTAACTATCTTAGGAACGGTGGCTACAAGTGCAAATCTAAATCCTTCGTATCAAGGTAGTTATGGTGACGCATATACTGCACAAGATAATTTTCATCTTTGGGTGTGGACTGTAGCAGGCTGGATAGATGTAGGACAAATTCAAGGGCCAAGGGGTTATACTGGTAGTGCAGGAACTAATGGCACCGGAGGCGGCGGAGGCAATAATGAAGCATTTGGAAATTTTGATGGCGGCTTTCCTGACAGCAATTACGGCGGAATAAGCAGCATAGATGCAGGCGGAGTAACCGCATAAATATTAAAATAACAGCAGATTTTATAAAAAATGGCCATACAAATACAGTTTAGACGAGGACTTGCCGCAGAGTGGACTAGTGTCGATCCGGTTCTTGCCGAAGGTGAAATGGGAATTGAAACAGATACTAATCTGTTTAAAATTGGTAACGGTAATGATACCTGGACTGAATTGCCTTACGGTGGACTAAGAGGATATTCAGGTAGTACAGGTTATGCAGGTAGTGTAGGAAATATTGCTGTACAGAATGTTCTTTATGTTAGTAAAAGCGGCAATGACTCAAATAATGGAACTGCATTAAATCTCAGTAAGCTAACAATTAAATCTGCACTACAAGTTGCTACTAACGGCACTACGATATTTGTTAAGAGTGGTGATTACACAGAAGTTAATCCTTTAACTGTTCCTGAAGGTGTGGCTATTGTTGGCGACAATCTTAGAACAGTTACCGTTCGTCCACAGAATAAAACACAAGATTTATTTTATGTAAACAATGGTGCTTATCTAGCACATATGACTTTTAAAGATCATGAAAGTCCGTCTGCCGCGGTAGCATTTAACCCTAACGGAAGTGCAGGAGTTATTCATACCAGTCCTTATGTACAAAACTGCACTAGTATGACTACTACAGGAACTGGTATGCGTGTTGATGGTGCTCACTGTTCTGGTTTACGTAGTATGGTAGTTGATGCATTTACACAATATAACCAAGGTGGAATAGGTATTCATCATAAAAATAGAGGAAACACACAATTAGTTTCTGTGTTTACTATTTGTTGTGATGTTGCTGTGCTTTGTGAAAGCGGTGGATTCTGTAGTTTAACTAATAGTAACAGTAGTTTTGGTAATTATGGATTGAAAGCTGACGGCGTAAGTTCTACACTATATTCAGGAAAAGTTAATGGAACTACTTCAGGTAGAACCTTTGTCGTTGATAATTTAACCACAAGACCAAATGTCGGAGATGCAGTAAAATTTGTAGGAGATGAAACTTATTATACATTGGCCACTAGCACTGCTTTTACCAGCGGGTCAACTACCATTAGTTCTCCAAGTTATGCAGCAGAACCAGCAGATGCTAGAAATGCTAGACAAAATGTTCTAGATGCAAAAAGTAAAATACAAATTGATGTAATTGATTATTTGAACGAAACTTATCCTACATTTGATTTTAATCAATTTAAATGTAGTAGAGATGTTGGACTAATTATCGATGCTGTAGTAGATGATATGGTTCTAAACACCAACTATAAATCTGTACAAGCAGGTATAAGTTATTATAGAGCAACTGCCAGTGAAGTAACAACAAATCAAAAAACAGAAACCATAGCAGGTATAAATTTTGCTAGAGATGCAGTACTTGATATACTAAGTTCAGATAGCACACAAGGTCCTGAGTATACTAGAGTTCAGACTAATTTCAATACAATCACTAATATAATAAACAATGGTATAGGAGTTGCACCTGCATATTCATTTAACAATCCAACAGGTGTATCAACTAACAATTCTAGAGCTAAAACAATTTTACAAGCCAACCGTAGTTTCTTTATCGAGGAAGGTATTGCATACATAACTGCAAACTATCCAGCTTTAAGTTATGACTCTACTAAATGCCGTAGAGATATTGGTTATATTATTGATTCAATAACATATGATATACTCTATGGAGGTAATAGTCAAACTGCTGATGCAGCTGATGAATATTACAGCACAGGCACGCTACAAGTTCCAGCCGGAGAAAAACAGGCTACTATAGATACATTTGCATATCTAAAAACTGTAGCAGCGGCCTGTTTAGTTAATACTAATGTTTCTGCATTAAATGGATCCGTAAGTCAAAATACTAGTAATCCAGCAGCCACTAATACAGAAGTTGGAATCGCTAACGGTTTGTTTGATATAGTTACGAATCTTGTTGAAAATGCCTATTCGAGTACAATTACTTTAGAAGAAACTGCTAGTGAAATAGCTGATAATGCAGCAGTTACTTTTCATCAATTTAGTTTGATTACAGCAGCTGGACAAACATTTGAATGGGTCGGTGCCGGCACTAATGTAAATACTGCTCTTCCATACCTTGGCGGTATACCTGTGACAGAAAATCAAGTAGTGCAGGTTAACCAAGGAAAAATTTATTATACAGGAACAGATCAACGAGGCGATTTTAGAATTGGTAACGACTTAGTGATTAATAGAAACACAGGAACCATTACTGGTAGAACATTCACTAAGAGTTTGTTCGCTGTTATGACACCTTACATATTGGCAATTGGAGATTAATTTATGGCAACTTTGCCTTTAAACACGTTTAGAACTAAAGCATACGAATTAACAACATCAGAGCAGACTCTTTATACTACACCTACAGGTTTAACTACTATTGTGTTAGGTGCTCAAGCTAGTAACATAGGAAATAGTCCAGCTACTATAACTTTTACTCTTAGAAAGAATAGTACAGATTATGTTATGTTAAATGCTTTTGAAATACCTCCCAATGATGCAGCAGAAGTAACAACAGGTAAATTAGTTATAGAAGAAGGATCTAGTGTTAAAGCTGTAGTCAGTGCTAATAGTACTATAAATTTAATTTTAAGTATCTTGGAAACATCTAATGAGTAAAAGTCGTTTAGTCAGTGGCAAAGTAAAAAAGAAATCGGGTGCAACACTTGATGCAGATCGTTATGACTATTTAGATGTTAGTAATGCTGAACCCGATTTAGGTTTACCACCAGTTAATAACAGTGTCCTAATTGGCGATACTGATGGTTCTAGGACCTGGACCGACATTACTACTTACGCCAACGATTTTAAAGGTTATACTGGATCACAAGGTGATATTGGATATACTGGATCATTTGGTTATACAGGTAGTCAAGGTGATATTGGATATACAGGTAGTCAAGGTGATATTGGATATACTGGATCATTTGGTTATACAGGTAGTCAAGGTGATACAGGTTATATTGGTAGTCAAGGATATACAGGTAGTCAAGGTCCGCAAGGCAACTTTGGCGGAGTGACATTTGATTATACTTTTTCTACAGATACAGATAATTCAGCACCAGGTACTGGAAAATTAAAAGTTAATCAAAGTGACATTACTACAGCAACGACTCTTTACATTCAAGATACAGATGATAACAATGTAAACCTTGATGCTTATTTGACAACGATAGATGCAAGCACTAGTCAGCTCAAAGGTCACGTTAGAATAAGCAATAAAGCTAATAGCGATGACTTTGCAATATTTGCTATCACTGCCAATAGTACAAATAACTCGACATATTTCACAGTACCTATAAGTTATGTTTCTGGAAGTGCTAATTCATTTAGCAATAATGAAGATATCATAGTAACCTTTGCACGTACTGGTGATAAAGGTGATATCGGATATACAGGTAGTCAGGGTATTCAAGGTTATACAGGTAGTCAAGGATACACCGGATCACAAGGAGATATTGGATATACAGGTAGTCAAGGTATTACTGGATATACTGGATCATTTGGTTATACAGGTAGTCAAGGTGATATCGGATATACAGGCAGTCAAGGTATTCAGGGTTATACAGGTAGTGCTGGAGCCGACGGATTTATTGGAGCCGACGGAGCTCAAGGCTATACAGGTAGTCAAGGCTATACAGGTAGTCAAGGAGATATTGGTTACACTGGTAGTGCAAGCACGGTCATTGGTTATACAGGCAGTCAAGGTGATATTGGTTACACAGGTAGTCAAGGTTATACAGGTAGTCAGGGTATTCAAGGAGTTACTGGATTCGTAGGCAGTCAGGGTATTCAAGGTTATACAGGCAGTCAGGGTATTCAAGGTTATACAGGTAGTCAAGGTATTACTGGATTTACTGGTAGTTATGGATTTACTGGCAGTCAAGGTGATATCGGCTATACTGGCAGTCAAGGTGATATCGGCTATACTGGTAGTGCAAGTACAGTCATTGGGTATACAGGATCACAAGGTGATATTGGATACACAGGTAGTCGAGGATTGTCAGGTAACTTCGGTGGTGCCACATTTGGTTATAATTTTAATACGACGACCGCTGTAAATTCAGATCCAGGTTCAGGTAAATTTTCTCTTAACAATACTAATTTGTCTAGTGTAACTTCAGCAGCTATTAACAGATATGACTATTTTGGAAATGATATACATACATATCTAACAACTGTAGCAGACAGCACCACAGACAACAGAGGCTACGTAAAGTTTACCAGTCAAGCTAATCCAGAAGACTTTACATTTTATTCCATTACTGGATCTGTTACAGATAATTCAAATTATGTAAATTTAACTATCTCTTATGTTATAGGTACTATCACTCCTTATGACAATAATGCAGATATGTTTTTGACATTCTCAAGAACGGGAGACATTGGATATGTAGGATCACTAGGATATACTGGAAGTAAAGGAGAAAGTTCGTTTACATGGGGAACTAATCCGCCAGTAAGTCCTGTGATTGGAGATCGTTGGTATGATACCAACGAAGGAATTTTAACAGTATATGTAGACGACGGTGATAGTCAACAATGGGTCGAAGTTAATGCATCTGGGTTGCGTGGAGATACAGGTTATACCGGATCAAAAGGCGATGTGACTATTGGTCAAAGTATCGCTATGACAATAGTTTTTGGAGGATAGAATGGCAAACCCGAATATAATAGCAGTTTCACAAATTTATGCAAAGACTCAATTTTTAGCTATAACAACATCAGCTACTGCGATAGTTTCTAATGCATCACCTAGCGGAAAAATATTAAAAATAAACAGTCTTATAGTGTCAAATGTTGATGGAACAAATGCAGCATCTTTAACTGCTGATATATATCGAAGCGGAACAGCTACACACTTAATAAAATTAGTATCAATACCAGCCGGCACTGCATTCACTGTGATTGATAAAAGTGTATTAATATATTTAGAAGAAGGAGATTCTATTAGACTCACAGCCAGTGCTAACAGCGATCTCGAAGGTATTTGTAGTTATGAGGAAATAAGTTAATGTCTAATTCTAGTAGACGTGGAACTCGTTCTCGTGATAACGAAGGCAGAATTAATTCTGTTGAAAAACATTTACAAAAAGTTTTACCCGCACCTTATATAAGCGGATTTGAAGTAGACAGTTCTAATGCATTGGCTTTAATACCAGCCGGAGGAGAAACTGTTTATATAAATGGTAATGGTTTTGAATCCGGACTAACTCTTTCAATAGGCGGAGTATCAATTAGTCCTGTAAGTGTTCTAAGTGACAAACGTATTTCATTTACTTCTCCTGCAAACAGTTCAGGAACTTATAGTGTATTATTAATTAATCCATCAGGCGGAGCAGCAGTCTTAGTTCCAGGAATACAGTATTCTGGTTCTCCTAATTTTGTAACAGCAACAGGTAATATAGGTAATTTTTATGAAACAACTGCGATATCGTCCTCAGTGTCTGCTGCATCAGACTCTGCTATTACATATGATGTTGTAAGTGGATTAATTCCTCCAGGATCGACTCTTAATAATGATGGAACACTAACAGGAACAGCACAAGCAACAACTACTAACGATACGTATACCTTTACTGTTCGTGCAACGGACGCAGAATTACAAACATCCACAAGAGAATTTAATGTTACTGTGAATACAGATGTAGTTATTTGGTCATACCCAACTAATGGTAGCACTATTAATATAAATGCTAATACTGCATCTGTAAATTTAAACGCATCAGCATTAACAGGCTATGATATAGATTACACTGCTAGTGCTTTACCTAGTGGATTTAGCCTAAACGCTGAAACAGGTGTAATATCAGGAACTGTTACTCAAACAGAAACGGTACCGGCTAATCTTACTGCTACTGCTGAAACTTCAAATCGAAGTTCAACAATATCTATAACTTGGGCTGTAATATTAGGAGATATCTTTTTTAAGGATACTGTGCTTCTAATTTCTGGTGATACTGGTACTAACCCTTTTTTAGCCGATGAATCAAACAATGCTTTTCAAATAGTTAAACAAACTCCGTTTGAGAATCCAAAAGCAGTTTCATTTAGTCCTTTTAACACTGGATATAGTGTTTATTTTGATGGAACTGATGATTTTATAGACGCACCTAGTAACTCTGTGTTTACCATGGGCACTGGAGATTTTACCATTGAAGGATGGTTGTATTTGCTTTCAGGTACGTCAGGAACATTGTATGATGGTAGAACCGGTTCCACTACTATATCTCCGGTAATTTATCTAAATGCTGGAGTACTAACTTATTTTGTAGGCAATAATAGAATAGCCGGAGCAACTTTAAGCACAAGTCGGTGGTATCATATTGCAGTGGTGAAAAGTTCAGGATCTACTAAAATGTATCTCGATGGTACACAAACCGGGTCAACATATACTGATGCAAATGATTATGTAATCGGAGGACCAAAAATTGGTTGCGGATACCTCAACGCAAATGATTTGAACGGATATATCAGTAATCTTAGAGTAGTCAAAGGAAGGGCAGTTTATACAACTACTTTCACACCACCTACTGCTCCATTAGGAATAACTAGTGGAGGCGTTAATCCTCCTCAAGGTACCGAAACAAGTCTATTAACTTGTCAAAATGGTAACATTGTTGATAACAGTTCATATAAATTGAATTTAACAAAAAGCGGTGAGGCAGAAACTGTGACGTTTAGCCCATTTGCAAACACAGATATAACTTCAGGCAGCGGATATTTTGCAAATAGCACATCACAATATGTTTCAATTCCTACAACAGCCACAGGGTTCAGTGATGCTTTCTTAATGGGAAGTAGTGATTTTACTTTTGAAGCTTGGGTTTATTCTAATGTTGCATTTAGTGCTATACGGGGTATAGCAAGTACATGGTCAGGCGGCGGAGCATGGATTTGGCGTATAACTACAGCAAGTAAAATAGAATTTGTATTGAGAAAAGAATCAGATGGCGGCACTGCTACGTTAACTTCTACTGACTCTGTTCCATACAATACCTGGGTACATCTTGCTGTGGTAAGAAGTGGTAATTCTATATACTTTTATATTAATGGAAAGTCTGATTCTGGAGGTGCAAGAACATTTGCTGATACTAATATTTGGTTCAGCGGCTTCCTTAAAGAATTTAGAATAGGTGTACAAGGTGACACTACCGATCCCTGGAGTGGGTTTATTAGTAATTTCCGTATTGTAAAAGGTGTTGCAGTTTACACAGGCGATTTTACACCGCCTATCGCTGATTTATTGCCGTATGGATCTTCTACTCCGTACTCCGTAACAACTAATGTTAATACAACATTTTCAGCTTCAAGCACAAGTATATTAACATTAAAAGGACGCAGAGATTATAATAATAAAGTTGCGTTTGATAAAGTAAATTCACATAGAATTATTAGTTTTTCTGGAGATGTAGCTACAAGCACATTCACTCCATTTAGTCACGTAGGGTGGAGTAATTATTTTGATGGCACTGGGGATTATTTAAGTATTGCTGCTGCTAATGCACTGTGGACTGCTGCTAATAGCTTTACTATTGAAATGTGGGCGAAGGTAGATTCATTGGCATCCAATAGAGTTTTTTTTGCCAGGGATGCAAATAGTAGTGGAAGTGGTATTAGAGGATTGTCTATAGCAGCATTGACTACTGGCGCACTTCAGATATTTTATTCAATTACTGGCACAAGTGAGGCAACTATTGCATCATCTACTGGTATCATAACTACAAGTGGATGGTATCATATTGCCTTCGTAAAAAATGGAAGTGCCTGCAACTTGTATTTGAATGGATCATCTGTAATTAGTTTTACTGCTGCAACAATAGCTAGTCCTACTGCTCAAATTTCATATATTGGGTCACTTACAGGATCTACTGCATTTATGCTTGGAAACATTTCCAATTTTCGTGTGGTTAACGGCACCGCAGTGTACACCGGTACATTTACTCCACCAACATCGCCGTTATCTAGAATTCAAAGTGCAGGAACAAATATTTCTGCATTAACTGGATCAGAAACAACTCTATTAACTTGTCAATCGAATAGATTTGTCGACAATAGTAACAATTCATTTATATTAACTGCCAGCGGAACAGTTGCAACACAACCATTTACGCCATTTGCACCATCTACTCAATACGATGAACTGACAAACGGCACTAGTTGTTATTTTGATGGAAGTAATGATTTATTAACAACAGTAAATGAGCAAAGCTCTCTTTCTTTAGGCACAGGCGACTTTACTATAGAATCTTGGATTTATCCTACAAACACGGCAGCAGTGAGTCGTATGATTTTTAATTTCTGGACCTCAAGTGCTACAAATTCGTACCAACTTTTTTTAAGAAGCAGCAATAGATTAGCTTGGCAAATATATACGCACGCCGCAACAGATGTAGCAGCTTTATTCGTACCATATAATGCTTGGGCACACGTGGTATGGACAAGAATAAGCGGAACCTGTAGAGTATACATAAATGGTGTATTACAAAATATCAACGCCACAGGAACGAATTCGGCTAACGGAACTGGAAGTCCTAGAATTGGTTCAGACGGCACTAATCATTTTCGAGGATACATTTTTGATTTAAGAATAGTCAAGGGTGTTGGAGTTTACACAGGAGGATCAGCTGTTGGAGATGTTGTGTTTACTCCTCCTATTGCACCTTTAAATACTCATGGTTCTAATTCTATTAGTTCCTACCCAAATACAAATAACATAAACACTACTTTTGAAGAATGTGTAATGTTAACAAATTTTGACAGCGCAGCTATGAAAGATTTTACTACTAAATCTACAATTTACTCCGATGTTACAAATGCAAGAGTGAGTTCTCAATTAAGTAAATGGGGCAAAACAAGTTTATTCTTTGACGGTACTGTTAATAATAGATTAAAAATTGCACATTTACCATACCATACATTTAGTCTTAAAAATTTTACAATAGACATGTGGATTTATATCATCGCTGGAAATTCAGGTAATCTTATTAACAAAGGTGCTAGTACTCCAACAGGGTGGGCACTGTCTTTAAGTGCTACAAATCAAGTTGTATTTACAAATGTTAGCACAGCCATAACTACAACTACTACAATATCAACCGGAGTTTGGACACATATCGCTGTGGTAAGATCGGGAATAGGTGCTAACCAATTTAATATCTATATCGATGGTACTGTAAGTGCGACTGGTACTGTAAGCACAGATTTTAATCAAACTGATATAATTTATCTAGGAGCTGCTCGAGGCGGCGGCGCTAGTTATTTTAATGGATATATCAGTGATTTACGTGTTACATTATATGATCGTACTATTGTAGTACCTACAGCACCACTACTGTTACAATAATTCATAAATAGAAAGTATTATGCCTATAAATTTTCCTAACAATCCTAGTTTAAATGACACGTACACCGAAGGTAATCGTTCCTGGGTGTTTAATGGTGTCTACTGGAAGGCAACTTCTCTCAGCACAGGTTATACAGGTAGTGAAGGATATACTGGTAGTCAAGGATATACTGGATCAATAGGATATACTGGCAGTCAAGGTATACCAGGAGAATTTGCCGCCGTTGGATACACAGGTAGTCAAGGTTATACAGGCAGTGCCGGATCCAATGGAACTGACGGTACCAGTGTAGCCATTGTAGGCACAGTTGCATCGAGTGCTAATCTGCCTGATCCTTATGTCGGCGATATCGGTGATGGGTATATTACTGACGACACTGGATATCTTTGGGTATGGGGCGGCAGTAGTTGGACCAATGTAGGTAGAATTGTAGGATATACTGGATCAGCAGGTCCTGCTGGAGGATATACAGGTAGCAGAGGTGCTGATGGATCTACATATATTAGTGTAGCAATAAACGGATCAATATCTCCCCCATTAGTTGGATCGTCTAGATACTATCCTCCGAATAATATCAATATTAATACAGTATATGCTAACCTATCTACTTCAGCAACAGCCGGAGATTTTACATTTATTATAAAAAAGAACGGCACAACTATAGGGCAAACATTTACAATTAGCCAGAATCAATATGTAATGTCGCCAGTGTCAATTAATGTAGATTTATTGACTACAGATTATTTGACTATTGATGTTACAGGAAATTCAGCCACAGATTTATTTGTTAAGATCAAATATACTACCAGTTAATTATGCAAGTTTTAGTTGTAGATAAATACTTTTCGTAAAAGAGATAATTATGAACCACAATGATTTACAAAATATGTTCGGCAAAGAGCCAAGTAAAATTTATGTATTTGCAGGATCTATCGAAGATGATCAAGATCCAGTTGAAGCAATTACTTTGGATTTTGCCAGAGCTGCCGGAACAAATTTGATAGATGCAGTAGTAACCAAAATAAATAAAACCTGGGTTGTTTATACTAGAAATACCACGGTAGATGACAGTAACTTTTCTTTATATGTAGAACTGCCATTACCGGAACCTGAAGAAGTTGTACCAGAACAACCTGAGTCAGATCCAGCCGAAGAAGGACAATGAAATGCTAGTAAAATATAGAATGCTTTCCACAATATCTAGTGCTAATTTTATTGCAGATATAGTTGGAATACTAGATGGATCAATTACCAGTACTAGTGGATTAAGTGCAGGTGCTAATACATCTGTTAGTTCTTTTTCTGGAACTTATCCTTCGGCTAAATTAGTCAAAGTTAATGGAACTAGTTATACATTTAGCAAAACTCATGGTAGTGTTGCTACTACACATTATTTTAGATTAACATTTAGTGGAACTACGTTGACTACTTTTACTGTAGCACAAGGGTATACCGCAGGAACCGATACGTTATTAAACAGTGTAGCATATACAGTTAATTTGAGAGCCAGTGCCTATGTTGCATCGGATCAGTTTCCATCGGGTATTAATATCATTATGAACAACAATTGTATATTTTTTAATAGTCCGTTCAGCGGTATAGGATTTGGACTTTTTGATCTAGGACAAAACGGTATAACAGCCACATATACTACTAATATGAAAATGGCTTATATTAAAACTACTGATTCAACATACGGTATTCCTTATGCTTATTCTATTTCAGGATCAAGTTCAGGATATGCTGCTCTAACTGGAAGTTTAACAAATTTAACAGCACCCACATTTAGATCTAATGCAACCAATCAAGGCGTAGTTATTGAAAATCCTGTATTTTTAAGTCATACTACTCAAGGATTTTCAGCATTTGGTGTATATGGATTATTTAAAGTTGGCAACAACTTAATTGTAAGTGACACTGTTTATAATATTAATGGTACACCTAGGTGTGTGTCTTATGATTATTCAGTAGTCGCAGAAGGATAAAAATATTATGTTATGTACTATAGACCCAGATGTAGGCGGTCATGCAAATGATCAAAAATCAAGACATTATAATGTGATGGCCAGTATACATGCTATTGCCACAGCAGCAGCTGGCGCTACTCCAGTTAACAATCCTGTTAACTCATCAGGAACAAGAAATAATAGTCATAATTGTATAACTGTAATTTCAAATACTGAAGCAGGAGGTTGGTTAGCCAGTACTAGCAATCATTATACTTCATCCTCAACTTTCACTGCTAGTGCTGCAAGTCAGTGGTTAGATCTGTATAAAGAAACAGGAAAAACAACTTATCCTTATTATCGAGTAGCATTTGGAACAGTCGATTACCCGTTTAATAGTAGTTTTACCAGCTATCCTGGTGTTCGTTGGCATGCAGGTTGTACTACAGACAATCCAACTAGCGTAGCCATAGAAAGTTCGAATGCTAATTATTTTCAAAGACCTAGAGATAATCAGTATACCAGTGGAGCAACAGCAGTTGCTGAAGGTGTTGGTGCAACAACAACTAATCATAGAGCGAGATTCGATGAATCTGGCAGAACTTATACTGTGGCAATCACTGCTAATTATATAATAATTTCGACACCCGACTACTTGTTTTACTTTGGAATAAGAACTGTAGGCGGTTGGGAATTAAGCAGAACAGATAATCCGCCTTGGGTGGTAATGGCCTATACTAGAAGAGAGAATAGTGCCGGACTTACTGGTAGTGCTAGTAGTGTTCAATATAATCATACCGAACATGTTGCTGCATGGGCAGCTACCATAAATTCAGCGGGAACACAAGTTGGAACCGGTGTCACAACAGGAATTTTTGGCGGAAGAGTTTATAATTCAACCCAACAGTGTCAGATGACAGGATTCAACGGATGGTCGCAAATGAATAGTTACGCCACTCAGACTTATCACAGTAACAGAATTTTAAGAAACCCCTTGTTTCAAAGTCCGTTAAACAGTAATTGGGGACAGTATATTAATAATAGCAGCTATTATTATTATAGTGATGGTGTAGTAGCAGATACAGCTACAGGGCTGAGTGTTCCTCCAGTATACCCAGTGGTATTTAATTGCTGTAACATGGAGAGTTCTGCCTATGCAATAGGAACAGCACCGGGGATATTGAAAGGCATGCATGGTACAACAGCAATGACTGATTATTTTGTTACTGGTAGTTCATATACAATCGGCGGAGAAACCTACGTTCCAGTTCGAACAGGTAATACAAGCTATAAAGACTTATGGTTTTTAAGAGCAGCATAATATGGCTATTCCTACACCGTTTGGACTGATAACTCCTAGCAGTAGTCTTAGCGAAAATGTTAACACAGATTTCGAAACAGCTTCGATCACCAGCATAGTTAGTGGTCAAAGCCCTAGTATATCAGAATTTCCGTGGAAAGTTCCGACTACTGAATTCGGAACTAATCTTACAACTGAATTTACTACAGTAGGCAGTAATCAAGTAGTATTCATTCCTTCGGCAGGCAATCCGCCAAGATACGGATTCACAGTACCTTCGATGAGCTTACAATATCAAGCATCTACATTTATCTATACTAAGGCTAGCCCAATTGTGATAAATGAAGATCCGGTACAAATCTGGTATATTTCTTAAAAGCAAAAATTAATCTGCATATATAATAGTATGAAAATTGCTATTATAGATATTATTGGTATTCCTTACGACGGAACTACTGTATTCAAACAAGGGTTAGGCGGATCAGAAAGTGCAGTTACACTGGTGTCCAAAGAACTAGCCGCATTAAATTTCGATGTCACCGTTTTTAATAATTGTACTACAGATCACGCACAGCCTGGTGTATATGATAATGTACGATATCTTCCGCTGGCTAATCTTGCAGAAGATCAATATTTCGATATTGTGATCAGCAGTAGAACTGTTATACCATTTTGTCATCCTAATCAATATCCGCAACTAAACGATAATCGTGCTTGGCCATTTGCACAAATGAACTTGTACGAAAGAATATTATCTAAAGCTAAACAAAGAATACTTTGGATGCATGATACGTTCTGCCTAGGCGATAATCTTATTGAACAACTAGCAGTCGAAGATAAGATCACTGATATCTTTACACTGAGTGATTGGCATCTTACCTATGTGTTGAACTGCAATCACGGTCGTAGAAGAAATTTTGAAGTACTGAAAAATAAAACTTTTATTACTCGTAATGGTGTAAACTTATATCACGATCAAGTAGATATTAAAAGTAAAGACAGAAACTTATTTGTATATAATGCCAGCGTGACCAAGGGTATGATCCCTTTAGTAAAACATATTTGGCCTAAAGTAAAACATCTATTACCTCAAGCACGATTAACAGTAATTGGTGGTTATTATAGATTTAGCGAAAGTGCAGAACCTGATCAACAGGAAAAAGATTGGCGTGTAATGGCCGATGATCCTGTTAATCAGCAACTAGATATAGAATTCACAGGAGTTATTCCACAACGAGAAATAGCAGACAGATTAGCTCGTGCTAATTTTATGATTTATCCTTCTGCTTTTCCTGAAACATTTGGTATCAGCACACTAGAAAGCTTATGCTATAACACTCCTTTGATAACTTGTAAGTTTGGAGCACTAGAAGAAATAGCTCTAGAAGATGCTTGTTATCTTATTGATTATGCTATAGAACCTAATGTATTATTTCCAGATATTAACCTAGAATCGCAAGTAGTTAAGTTTGTAGATCAAGTAGTACAAGCATATCATAATACCTACTTGCATCAACAGAAACAATACTATTGTAATATTGTCAAACCTGTAGCAGGATGGGACACTGTGGCACTGCAATGGAAGCAATTCTTCTTTAAAAAGAATAATCTATATCTTTCTTTAGAAGAATATCGCAAGGTCAGCAAAATCAATCATAGAGTACACAAAGTTTGGCGCAGACGTTACCACAATATTGTAGAACTTGAAAATTATAAATCTGCCACTGAACAACGAATAAACATTGTAAGTACTTTCTATAATTGTGCAGATTATATTGCACGATGTATTGAAAGTGTAGCTTGTCAAGATTATGAAAACTATCATCATTACTTGATCAACGATGCTAGTACAGATAATACTGGAGAAGTTATCAATAAAGCACTGGCAGAACTGCCTAAACATATTAGAGACAAATTCACAGTAATTACTAACTTCAATAATCAAGGTGCAGTACGTAATCAAATAGAACAGTTTAGAAAATTAGAAAATGACAGTATCATAATGATACTCGATGGTGATGATAGTCTAGTTAATGATAATACTATCCTAAGTTATTACAATTCTATATATGATGGTAACACAGAGTTTACCTATGGTAGTTGTTGGAGTATGGTTGACAATATTCCATTAATCAGTCAACCTTATCCAGAACAAGTAAAACAAAGTAAGGATTATAGAAACTACCATTTTAATTGGATTTTGCCTTATACACATTTAAGAACATTTAAGAAGTATTTGATTAATAATTGCGATGACAATCTATTTCAAAATTCTCAAGGCGAATGGTACAGAGCAGGCGGAGATGGTAGTGTGTTCTATGCACTAATTGAACAAGCAGATCCAAAAAAGGTTGTATGTCTACAAGATATCGTGTATAATTATAATGATATTAATCCTTTAAATGATTATAAAGTAAATGCCGAAGAACAAAATCAAACAGCCAAAGATATTATAAGCAAACAAAGTATGCCAAAAAAAAAGATATTGATAGCAATACCCACAGCGAGGAACATCGAAGCGGAGACTTTCAAGAGCATCTACGATCAGATCATACCCGAGGGTTACCAAACCACATTTCAGTACTTCTATGGATATAATGTCGATCAAGTACGAAATCTAATTGCAGATTGGGTAGACAAAGGCTACGACTATCTTTGGGCTGTAGACTCGGACATGAGTTTCCCTTCTGATACGCTAGCAAGATTGCTATCTCATAATAAAGATGTTGTCACTGCTATATATAGACAAAGAAAAACAGAACAAATCCTAGAAGTCTATGAGCAAACTGATCGTGGCGGAGTAGCACACATGCCATATCATAAACTGCAAAGTCGAGGACTGGTAGAAGTTGCAGCCTGCGGTTTTGGTTGTGTACTAATCAAAGCTGAAGTTATACGTGGTATTGGATATCCTCAATTCAAATACTATTCTGCACTGGATCATGCACACACTATCAGCGAAGATATTGATTTCTGTAACAAAGCCAGAAGTAAAGGATTTAATATATGGGCTGATACTAATATCTTATGTAGACATATAGGAAACACATACTTTGATATTGTCTCTGAAAAGACACCTGTAATTGATAATAAAGTAGATTTAAGTCAGCGTCTTAGAGAACTCGGCAGTCAAAGATTGATACCGCAACAACATGTCGACTATCTTAAATCTTTACCAATTACACCAAAAGTGATTTATGATATAGGTGCTTGTGTTCTTCATTGGACTAATGAAGCTAAACGCATTTGGCCTGAATCAGAGTATGTGGTATTCGAAGCTATGCCTGAATGCGAATTTTTATACAAAGAAAATAAGTTACAATATCACATAGGTGTGCTCAGCGACACTACAGGCAAGACTGTGGAGTTTTATCAAAACACTTATCATCCTGGTGGTAATAGTTACTATAGGGAAAACTCGGAAGTTAATCCAGAAGCTGAACAATACTTTAACGAAACACATAAACGAAGTTATAACACTGTGACGTTAGATGCTGTGGTAAATCTTAAAAAAATGCCTAAGCCTGATTTAATAAAAATGGATGTGCAAGGTGCAGAATTAGATGTGTTAAAAGGTGCTCAAGAAACACTAAAAGAATGTAAACATATAATTCTAGAACTTCAAAGTGTTGAATATAATAAAGGTGCTCCGCTAAAAGACACAGTAATAGAATATATGAGCAGTATAGGGTTTGAGAACATAGGTATGTTTAGTACTAATGGCCCAGACGGAGATTACTATTTTAGGAAAAAACAATGACAGAAAGATTACAAGGAACAGTAAAAAAAGGTTGGGGTTATGAAATTATCTGGGCTACTAACGACCAGTACTGCGGTAAAATCATGGTGTTTGAAAAAGCTCGTGCTAAGTTTAGTATGCACTTTCATAAAGAAAAGGATGAAACTTGGTTTGTAAATGCTGGTCAATTTATGCTGAGATACATTGACACTAAAACAGCTACCATGCACGAAAAATTATTGAAAGAAGGAGATGTTTGGCATAACCCTCCTTTACAACCGCATCAGTTAGAAGCACTGCAACCTAATAGCATGATTTTTGAAGTTAGTACAGCAGATTCAGTTGAAGACAATTATCGTATCGCTCCGGGCGACAGTCAAAATGATCAAAGTAATAGTTAACGGTACTTTTGATATCTTACACCGAGGACATTTAGAATTGCTACAATTTGCCAAATCTCAAGGCGATCATTTGTTAGTGTGTATTGATACTGATCGCAGAGTTAAAGAACTAAAGGGTAGTACAAGACCTATCAATAACCAAGATGATCGTAAATTTATGTTATACAATTTACGATCGGTAGATACAGTTATGTTATTTGATTCTTCGGAAGAGCTAATTAACATCATTAAGGAATATAACCCAGACATTATGGTTAAAGGTAGCGATTATCGAGATCGTAGTATTGTAGGTAACACACATGTTCCAAAGGTAATTTTTTATGATAGAACAGAACATTCAACAACTAAAACAATACAAGATATTATTGATAGGGGATAATGGTATTGATCAATATCAATACGGAGATGTAAATCGTATTAGTCCCGAAGGTCCAGTTCCAGTATTAGATTTCAAATATGCCGAAAGTAAACCAGGTATGGCTGCTAATGTACGTGTGAATCTAGAAACTTTAGGCTGTATTGTAGAATTTGTTCACGGAACTAAAACTTGTGTTAAGACTAGATTCATTGATATGCGTAGTAGACAGCAATTAATGAGAGTCGATCAGGATCAAATAAGCAATGTAGTAAAAATCAATTTTGATACAATCAATAATTATGATGCTGTAGTAATTAGTGATTATAATAAAGGTTCTGTAGACTACACTGTAGTACAAAAAGTAAAGCAGAAATTCAAAGGTCCTATTTTTATGGATACTAAAATGACTGACTTAGAATATTTTAATGGCATCTTTGTTAAGATAAACGAAAAGGAATACAAACAAGCAAGATCAGAATGCGATGATTTAATTATTACCTTAGGAGAACGAGGAGCCAAGTATAAAGGCAAAATATATCCTACTCCTAAAATAGAAGTGTCAGATGTCTGCGGCGCTGGAGACACATTTTTAGCAGCTTTAACTTGGGCATATTTAGAATACGGAAGTATGACTAAAGCTATACCTTTTGCTATACGAGCTAGTAGTATAACTGTACAACATACTGGAGTATATGCTCCTACATTAGAGGAAATACAATGAGAATAGCACTAACAGGTGCAGGTGGATTTATAGGTAGTGTAGTCCTAGGATATCTTAATAAACAAGGAATCGATGATATACTGATATTTGACGACTTGCCACATCCGGAACAATTTAAAAATCTTGTAAACAAAAAGTTTAAAGTATTATTTGGTAGTGATGATTGGGGAGTGCCTGTAGATTGTGTCGTACACATAGGAGCTAATAGCAGCACCTTAGACACTGAGTGGAAAGATTATTACAAAAGTAATGTAGTTTCTACAAGAGAATGGCACGATTGGTGCAAGATGAAAAAGATACCTTTTATCTTTACTAGTAGTGCGGGTGTGTACGGACACGGCAATGGCCCAGTAAGTCAATATGCATTTAGCAAAGCAGTCAGTGAAGGAGAAATAGATCAGGGTGTAGTACTGAGATTATTCAATGTTTATGGTCCAAACGAATATCACAAAGGTCGTATGGCCAGTACGCCTTTTCATTGGTATAATCAACTAACAGAAACAGGCAAACTTAAAATATTTGAAAACAGTTTAGAATACTATAGAGATTTCATTTATGTAGAAGACGTGGCTCGAGTAATTTGGCATTTTGTGCAAAACTATCGGCCTGGTGTGTATGATGTAGGCACGGGATCTGCTACTAATTTTGAAACTATAGCTAGTTATGTTCTAGATAATGTAAAAGGAAAAATGAAACACATTCCTATGCCCGAAGATTTGTATAAACAATACCAAATGTGGACCTGTGCTGACATCGATGCACTTACACTAGCCGGCGTAAATGTTAACCAATTTAAAACACCAAAACAGGGCATAGCTGAATACATAGATTATCTTAAAACACATAGATATTATTAACATTTATTGCTCTGCTAAATATCAAATAAGGGATATTATATGCGAGCACAAGAACTTATTCAAGCAGTTTTGCAGATGTTAGATCAAACAGATGAACCAGAACAGCAGCCTGTAGTAGCTGTACAAATTGATGCAGAGCCAGAATCTGCTGAAGAATTTTACAGCGACGAGCTACGCCGAATGAAGCAGATCGCTGGATTACGCGATCCTGGCGACATGAGTCCACTGAGTAACGCACCAAATCCTCAATATGCTGATGTAGATGCAGTTACAGTGGATGCAGGCGGCGGCCCGAATCAGCCAAAACATCCTAGTGATATACGGGGCGAACATCCTAGTATGTATCCAGCATCACAATGGCGAGGTGAATAATGGCTGGCATCAATACAACATATTACGGATTACTACGAACTCCAACTACTTTAGCAGTTGAAACAACGACCGCAACCTGTGCTGCCTATATTGAAGTGATCCGTTTAGCAGAAGACCTGCCAACTAACTATTATTATCTAAGTTTAGCACGTGATGGTAGATTCAACAGCGCAGACTACCCAACAGAGTTTTTTAGTGACATTGAAACTGCTCTGGGCATTACTCTAGTAGAAGGTGATGTGTTTATTGCTCGACCATTAGACGAAGGGTTAACTAAAGAACAACGTCAAGTAATGAAACTTGAGATATCTGCGAAGAAACGCACCCGTGATGGCAATGCTAGAATAGTTTACGACATTTCAGAACTACCTACAAAATACAGCGGTAATACACTAGTTGATAATCTTAATGTTTTTTTACTAGAAGGTCGACCCTGGAGCAATTTAGATCTTACCACAGGATTGGCCGTATGGTATGACACTGCTAAGGCATCAACTATGAACGGAGGTACATATTCCAACGGAACTATGATAACAACGTTTACTAATAGAGCAACTGGAGTTAATCCTACATCATTGAGTTCAGACGGTCCAACTGTGCAAACTGGTGCGGGAGATACTCTAAATGGTTATCCTATACTGAGATTTGTCAGTAGCACAGGCACAAGTGATGGATTTAGATTAACTACTAACGCCTTTGACGATGCTACAGGATGGACAATGGTTATGTTGGCCAAACCTTCTGTGACTCCAGGTAAGAATCCCAGTTTCTTTAGAATAATGGACCTTGGCACATTTACTGATCGAGCGGTTGTGCGATACGTCAGTCAAATTCAGTTTGTGCTCTATGCTCCTACAGGAACAGCCTCTGTGGCCAGTAATGTGGACCCAGACGGTACGTGGAAGATCATTACCTGCCGCTATGACAGCACCGCGGCCGCTGCCAGCAGATTTACCTTCAGATGGGGCAAAGAAGCAAAGACCGTGACCAACGGTGGCACACCACCAAGCGGCACTATACCTGCTACTGCTGGTTATGTTGATCTCATGGGTGCCTGGGACAGCGACTTTGCTGAACAGATTGCCTACAACCGTGCTCTGTCAGACGCAGAGATCACAGCTCTTGAAAACTACCTCAGCACTAAGTGGGGAGTTTAATATGGGTAATATGCATCCTAACAGCACAAATTATGTGCATAGCTATGAACCCAACACTAATGACCTTACTATGGCCATGGAGTATGATGCTGATGGTCGTCCTATTATACGGGTAAAAGATTCTCAGGCAGGCTATACCAGCAAGAATAGATTGAAGATATCAAACTATCAAACTGATTTCTTCAACACATTCCAATACGGTAAAGAAACTGATGTTTGGGATGAAAGCACTACACTGGGCGGAGCAGCCACTTGGAACTCCAATACCAATTGGGTAGATATGAGTGTAGACGGCACACAAGGTTCCAAGGTCATACGACAGACTCGCAATGTTATGCGATACATTCCAGGACGCAGTTCTCAGTTGACCTATGCTGTGAGATTCCAAACACCAGTAACGGGCATACGAAGACGCATTGGTTTGTTTGATGATGCTAACGGATTTTATTTTGAAGACGCAGGAGTCTTAGGTGCCGATGGACTACCAGAATATAATGCAGTAGTGCGGACCAGTACATCAGGCGTGTTAGTTGAAAATCGAGTACCACGCAGTCAGTGGAACGGCGATCGGTTAGACGGACTAGGAATTAGTGGCATCATAGCCGATGCTACTAAAACCCAGATGGTGAGTTTTGAATACGAATGGTATGGTGCTGGTCAGATTGCCATAGGCTATGTGATTGACGGATTCACACACATCGTACACACATTTAACCACGCTAATATCAATACTGTACCTTGGAGTTCAACTCCCTTCCTACCCATTAGATTAGAGTTAGAAAATCTCACAGGAGTGGCAGGCACACACTATCTTTATCAGGGATCTAACAGTCTTATATCAGAGGGTGAAGCGACTAAATTAGGTATCGCACAAAACGTTACTGGGCCTATTACTGGTAGAACCATGAGCAGTGCCAACACATTCTATCCCATACTGTCTATTAGATTAAAAAGCACCGCATTAAAAGGTATCGTCTTGCCCACATTCTTTCAAGCGGCTACGGTAGATAATACTTCAGTGTTCTACAAGTTAATTCGTAACGCCACACTAACCGGTGCTAATTTTGTGAATATGCCCGATCCCAACGCATTTACACAATACGACATTTCAGCTACTGCTTATACTGGTGGTGTTGACCTTGATTCCGGATTCGTTATTGGTGGCGGCGGAACAGGTATTAGACTGGATAAAGATACTGTGTATCAAATTGGACGAGGTAGTATGGGTACAGTTAGCGACACACTGACTCTGGCCATAGCCAGCCCTAACGCTAACAAAGCAGCCCTTGCCGCAATGACTTGGATCGAACAGAGATGACATACAGAAAATATATCAACATCGTAGAAGCAGCCAACAAAGGCTGTCCCGTTGCTACATACGACATTGACGTTAATTTAAAAAATCGTCAACGGGCCATAGACGATTATCACTACGGTCCTGCTAATCCAGACGAGCCTGGCAACTACTGGAAAGATAGTGCCAAGCAATGGGGAATAGACGAAAAGACTGCTAAGACTATGAAGTGTGGTAATTGTGCAGCGTTTGATGTTAGTGATAAGATGTGGAAGTGTATTGAAGATGGTATCAAAGGCGATGAAAAAGATGCAGATGCTATGGCAACTATACACAAAGCAGATTTGGGCTACTGTAACTTCCTACATTTCAAATGTGCGGGCGAAAGATCTTGTACAGCGTGGGTAACAGGCGGTGCCATAGATAACAAGGATAGAACACAATGAGACAATGGATTGATATTATAGAAGGCAGATCAGATCCTGTTGAAGATTTCGTCGCCAAAGACGAATTCTTAGATGATATGAAATCTAAGTATCTTCCTGACTGGGAAATGCTGGATCATAAAGTTTTACAAGCGACTTATGTTGCCCAGGATCATAGACAAGCAGAAGAATTTATAGAGTTTATTAATCAAGAAAGTGAGCGTATGGATCACTTTACCGAAGTTACACAAGATGTAGCAGAAGTAACTGTAAAGACCACTACATCAGATGTAGATGGACTCACAGTATTAGACTTCAAAATAGCAATGATCATTGATGACTATGCTAAAAAGAATGATATTGATCAAGGAAGAATGCAAGGAAATTTCTAATGCGAGATTTAGTATTAACAAATAATTTTTGGAATTCTAATGGATATTGGGCTGTGCCTCTACCAGGATATTTCGCTCCTAAATTAGATCATGTAAGATTATTTGATCAAGTAGCCTTTGATCTATGCGACCTTGAACAAATGTATGCTAAGACAAATAATGCACCGTTAGGTAAGTTTGGACACTATCGTGCTTCAGTACATCAACCTTGGTTCGATCAGTTTGATAAAATAGAAGGCACTGTTCTAAACCACAGCAACTTGTTTGAACGTAAAGGATATAGTGGAGAAGCATTAAGTCAACTTAAAATGTGGACCAAGTATTTTCCTTTAATATGGCAATTAATAAAGCTACGTCCTAAATGGGGATTAGACTTTTCCATGGACTACGTTGATTGTTATGGTAACTGTCTTGAGATATTACATTGGGAGTACGACGGTTATGACCATGATGAAATGCTGGAAATAAAAGGCAGAATGGAAAATATTCTTAAAGATCTAGATTGGGAAGATGCTGGCAAGCAAGTTCTTAAACTAAAGGATCAATGGGGACACTTAGAGTATACTGAACAATGTGATTGGAAATGCGATTACTTTGGTGTACCTAGGGAACAATATCAAATGTCAGCGTGGCAATAACAAAGGGCTCCGAAGAGCCCTTTTATTTTACTTCTTTGTAGTTTGATTTACAAAGTTATACATCTTTTCAGCAGCTTCAAGAACTTTTTCAATTCCTGGAAACTCAGGCATAGTAACTGAACTAACAATTTGACCAGTCTTCTCGTCACGTTGTGCGCTCATTTCCCATCCTTGGAATTTAACATGGTATTCTGATTGTACTAAATCTTTAGCCATAGCTAGAATATCTGTTCGAATTTCATATCCGTTTTTATTAAACTTTACTTCTGGTAGTTTTGGTGTTTCCATACTGTTCTCCTTTATGTGTGTATGTGTTAAGCCTGTGGTTTGCGAGCAGCGGCTTTTTCTGCTTTCTTTGGAAACCATACATTGGTAATAGAATCCGCGGAATACTTGGCAATGTCTACGGCATTGTGTGCCAACATCTTGGCAAATGCTGTTTGAGCATTGATATAATCGTGTGCAGCCTTGTTTAAGGTTTTATCTGTAATAACTTTATCAGTAAATCCTTTTTTGACACCTTGAAAAGTATCAATAACATAATCAGCTGTAATTTCTGGTTGTGTAAAGTATTGCATCCACATAATTTTCTCCTTGTGTGTGTGAATAGTATTATATATCTAAAAATAGCAAAACTCAACTATTTTTTTGTTCGTTTAATCCTAGTACCTTGAGATATTGTTCAGCTTGTCTTTGTCGTGCTTCTATGATCCATTGTAGCCAAGAACAATTCATATCCATTTCCTCCAACTACCGTAGGTATATTCCTGAATCAGTCGTTCGACATCTGCTGGATTACTTGGATTTTTAGACAAGATATAATCATTTAGATCGCTTTGATAAGTAAAACGATTGATTAACGCTTCAAAAAATGCTAACATTTGTGTCTCCTATGTGTAAATGTGTAAGATATTTATATGTAATGCAAATGTAAAAAAGGTTAAATATACAAAAGGAACGGGCTACAATGAGAAAAAGCACTAGAAGTATCCTACAAGAGCTAAGTGACTTAGGTATTAGCAGAGACAAGGATCAAGTAATCGAAAGTAGAGGAAGCAATTTGATCGAAAGTTCGATCAATTTATTAAATCTAATTCGAGAGCATTATGATTTAGAAACAGCATCTGAGCTGGAACGTCGATTTTTGAATGCTATTCGCGCTGGAGAGCCTGCCAAATTTAAACGCGGCATTAAGAAAATACAGGAAAGCAAAAATGATCTTAAATGAAGGCGGAAATGTTTTTCCGGATGTAGAACCATTTGACAAAAAAGAAGCAGAAGCAATTTTTAAATTTGCTCAAAATATCATGCCTAAAGGTATTGATCTAATCCCTGTAGGATCTGCTGGACATAAAGCTAGTAGCGGCGACATGGACATCATGGTAGATGCTGAACAGATGTTGAAAGCTACAGGAACTAAAGATGAAAAAAGTGCTCGAGCATCATTAAAAAATTATCTTCTCGACAGAGGGTATGCTTCAGCTCAAACAGGAATAAATGTTCATGTTAAAATTCCTAACGGAGACAAATTTGCACAAGTCGACATCATGTTAGTAAAAAATGCCGGACAAGTTAGTAGATTCCATCAACATGATTACAGCATAGAAAATACTCCTTTTAAAGGAGTGCATAAACATATTCTTCTTAGCAGTATGGCTAAAGAAACTAGAACTGCTGAACATCCTTACGGAATGATGTGGAGCGGATTTCAAGGATTATTTACTAGAGGTCCTGACGGGAAAAAAGGCGATCTTATTAGTCAAGATGCCGACGAAGTAGCAGTTATATTATTAGGTCCAGGCGCATCAGGAAATGATTTAGGTAGTGTAGAAAAAATTCTAGAAAAACTTCCTCAAGGAATTAATGATCCTAGAGTTAAAAATGCATTAGCAGATGAAAATTGGCCTAAACAAAATGAATCCTATCAGGTAGGAACTAATCAATGGTTCCGAGCAATGATGGAAAAGTTAAAATGAGATTCAAAGAGTTAGAAAGAATTGAAGATATAATTAAACCTAGTAATCGTAGAGAAGCTAGAGTAAAACATTTCATCGAATGGACTAAAAAACGTTTAAGCCTAGCTGACGAACCAATTAACATTGTGTTTAGCTATGATACAGATGATGCACAGGATCAACATAGAACTGGACAATGGGATTATCAAAACAATCATATGGTAGTATATGTAGGTAATCGTAACATGGTTGATATATTACGTACAGTTTGTCACGAACTTGTACATGTAAAACAAGGCCAAATTGGAAAAATACAACGTGCAACAAGAAATGGACCAGGTAGTCCATTAGAAGTAGAAGCTGACGCTAAAGCTGGATATCTAATGAAGTTGTATGGAAAATTACATAGAGATATATTTGAATGAGAGCTAAAGAATTCCTTTTTGAAAACACAACTCCTGTCTTAAAAAAATTAGGCAGAGCATTTAACCACTTAGAAGATCTAGTATTTTTTCATGGCAGTCAAGGTACTATGGAAGCACTAGAGCATTTGAAAGAAATAATGACTTCCGAAGGTAGTCAAAGTTTACGTATGAAGTGGGATGGCAATCCTCAAATTTATTGGGGACGAGAAGTTGCAGGAGGCCCTTTGATTTTATCCGGACACAACGGATGGAGTCGAGGTGCCAAAACAGATAACCCCGATGACTTAGAAGATTTCATTGCTAACAAAAGTGGCAAGCCTAAGACTCCTGAAGAAGCTCGTGCAAGACAGATGTTTGCAAAACAATTTGCAAACTTATATACTTTATTTGATCGAGCAACTCCAAAAGACTTTGTAGGATTTGTCTATGCTGATGGATTATTTTTAGCCTCACCTAAATTAGAAAATGGAATATACACATTTTGCCCTAATCCAAAAAGTAAAACTTGTTATCATGTTCGTCAAGACAGTCCATTAGGACAAAGTATTAGCGGTGCTAGAGTAATGGTTGTAGGTCACGCTTTCTTTCCAGAGTTTGGCATGGATGATAGCGAACAACAACCTTTAGACGATTTTAGTATGTTCAATCGTAATCCAGAATTGATTGTTCAAGGGCCTGTATATAACAGTAATCCTGTTAGTCTTGATACTAAAGATATTGAAGCAGTAGAAAATTATTTAGGACAACATAGTAGACAAATTGATCAATTTTTACAAGAAACTCCTGGACTGGGAGATCTTAAAAATATATTATACACATATGTAAATCAAACTGCTAAAGGGCATCAATTAGATAATTTAGGAGCTAACCACTTTTTTAATTGGTTAAAATCTAGTAAAGTTAGCACACCTAAACAGACAAAAATAGAACAAAAATCTAGAGAAAATTCTAAAGCACTTGAAGCTATTTTTGGACTAGTAATACGCATTATGAATCTCAAAGATCAAGTTATTGATCAAGCAGAACAAGGTCAAGGCGAAATATGGGATACACAAGGCGAAGGGCGTGTAAGATATGCCGGTGACGAAAAGAAATTTGGTAATGTAAAGTTTGTTCCGAGACGACGCTGGACTCCAACTTAAATACATCAAAATAAGCCATTAATACCCTATTTTAAACTTTTTTGGTAAATAATATTACAACGGCCTACATAGGGTAGGCTGCTTACAGAGAGTAAGCAAAGCCAAACGAGGAGATTTATTATGGCAATTCAAACAAAAGTTAATCCAGAATTAGCTAATACAGCTAGAAGTTTTCTAGGTAAAACCCTAGACATGTACACACTTGACTTCGCAGTCAACGCTACAAACTTTGGTTCAACAGAAATGGGACCAAATGAGTGTGTACAAATCGCTCTACGTACTATTTCTTCAGTATGTACAATTGTTGGTCACAGTGCTCTACGTGCTGACGCCGGTGCAAACGCAGGTCAATTGATTGACATCTACGTAGAAGGTGATTTCGGTACTGACACATATGACGGCACAAACAGCGAATCATTTGCTGCACACTTAGAAGACCTAATTCAAGGTCTAGGTGCAACAGTTGGTGCTAACAGCATTGACTTAACCAGCGCAACAGTAGTACGTGGTACTGGTTTCCCACTATTAGCTAACCACGTTTAATAGTTTTTCCTAGGGATGGGAAGCGGGCCTACTTTTTGTAGGCCTTTTTTTATGGCTGTTAAATAAACTGATGCTTTATTGCCTTTATACTTTAGTTGATATAACTGCTACCGGACACCATAGAAGCGGCGAGAGACTGGAACGTAATCAACAACAAAACTTTGATACAGTGACTCAAACCATTCAATTAAGTGGAAATATGTACTATGATAATCCGCCTAAAAAAATACCTGCTGACATTTTTGGTCGCCCAGATATTAATTGCTGGTACTTTGAATGGCGTATGGAAATTGAAGAGCTATTTGCTAAAGATGGGGACAATATAGGGAGATTAAAGGATTCTTTTGAATATGTACCATTCATATCAGAGCTAACAGAACAAGTAGTATTTGATAAGCCACTTTTTAAATTAGGTCAAAATATCATTTTTGATTTTAAACAATAAATATTACATTAGGCACATATTAGGCATTTTTTTGGCGTTTTTAAAAGAACAAAAATAACAAGGAGATGCCCGATGGCACGAGCAGCAAAATTAGAATCCGTACCTACACAAGAACGTGTAAGTGTATTAGAAACTAAAGTCGAAGTAATAGACGAAAAAGTTGACGAACTAAAAGTAGATGTTAAAGACATGCATGACTGTTTAGATCGAACTAGAGATCTATTAGATAATAAATTAGATATCATGTTGGTTGAATATAGATCCAATAGAGATAAATTTTATGCCCATGCGGATGAATTGCATAAAATACAAACAGCTCAGCATCATGAATTAGCTGATAAAATTACAGATTTAGAAAAGTTTAGAGCTAAGTGGACATACTTAATTCTTGGTGGTGTAGCAGTCATAGGATGGATCGCTGCTTATTGGGAAACAGTAGTAAAAATATTGAATCAATAATATGTATCTAAGAGAACTTACACAAGAAGGTATAGTAGATAACGCAGTTATCTTTCGTGATACATTGAATCCCGTTTTGTGGAAGAATAATCAATTAAAACCAGTTATAAGATATAAGTTACTACAGATAGCCAAGAACTTTATTGATTTTATAGCAATTGATAAGCTTAATTTAAAAGATATTACTGTAAGCGGTAGCAACGCTGCATATACATACACAGATCAAAGTGATCTAGATTTACATCTAATAGTTGATATTTCATCTGATCAAGAGACACAATTAAAACAATTATTTGATGCTAAAAAGAATCAATATAACTTTACTAGAAATATTCAAATTAAAGGTATAGACGTAGAACTATATGTGCAAGGGTCTAAAGATCCGCATCATAGTGCAGGAATATATAGTGTTCTAGATGATCGCTGGATTAGCGAACCCAAGCAAGAGCGTGTTGACATCAACGATGATGATGTAGAAAACAAGGTAAATAATTACATTAGTAAAATAAACTTAGCACTTAAATCTAATAATAAAAAAAGACTAGTAGCAGTTAAAGATGAATTAGCTAAAATTAGAAAAGCTGGATTAGATCAAGGCGGAGAGTTTAGTGTAGAAAATTTAACTTTTAAAGTGTTACGTGCTCAAGGATATATAGGTAAGCTTAGAGATAAGATTCGTGAATTAGAAGATAGAGAATTAAGTTTGAGATCATTATGAAAATAGATCATTTATTAAATGAACACAAGAAAGGCGTAAAGGCTATTAAGTATGCAAAGAAGCCTGTGCCTCTTGTTGGTCCTGAAGCAGAAAAAAAGAAAGCTAAAGCCAAAGCACAGTCTCCTAAATCAGAATTAGAAAAACATAGTAAATTAAAATCAAAATTAGAAAGCGTAACAGAAACTGCTAAATTATCTACTAGAGAAAAATTTAAGCGTAGTCTAAAACGTGCCGGTTATGATCCAGATGCCGGTGCTAAACGTATCGAAGACTTGTTGGCCAAACAAAAGAAAGAACGCGAAGAAAGAGAGAAACAAGAAAAAGAGCAAGGTGTAGCAGAAGGTCATCGTGACTTGAAACAGATTAAGTTTCAAATACAATCAGATGCACATGATATGGGCGACGATTTTGGTGACGATAAACAAACTATAATTACTTTAGCAAAAGTATATAAATTAAAACCAAGTCTTGTACGAGATATGTTAAAATCAGATCAATTAGAACCACTAGATGAAAATACTATGAAACAATCAGAACCTCCTAAACCACGTAATTTTGTAGCTAAGAATGCTAAGACAGCAGGAGCAGGCAAACACAAAGATGCTAAACGAGCAGCCAAGGATGTTCGTGGACAAAAACATAAGAATAAAGAATTAGCTGAATCAGAAATGGGTAAAATAGTAGATTACAAGCCTGGGCTAACTGCTACGTTGAACACTGGTCCAGGAATGACTACTATTGTAGATTTAAAGAAAAATCCTACAAGCTTAACTAAAGATCCTGCGACAGGAAAACTAAAATTAGTAGGCCCACAAGCACAAGGTACACCTGCACAACAGTCAACTCAGCCATCAACTATCAAAGCAGGTGATCAAGTAGAAATTGGAAAAACTACGGAAGACCTATTAAGATTAGCAGGATTAAAATAAGGAAAAATTATGAAAATTAAAGACGTTGTTATTAGAGAAGCAAATATCGTACCGTATCAGCCCAACCTACCGGCTGTTCCAAATAGAGCTCCATCAACATTAGTTAATAATCCAAATGTTATAGATCAGAAATTTAGAGAAGTACCAGACAAAGTTCAAAAGGCCACAAAGGCTCTTAGACCAGCGGCTGGAGCTGCTCTTGTTCCTGCTGCGGTAGCGGCCGGAGGAGCTACTCTTAGCAATGTAGCAGCTAATCAAGTAGCAGCAATGACACCACAACAGCGTCAACAATTTTACTCTGATTCTATGACAGGAGCAATGTCCGGTGATGCTGGTTTCGCTGCTGCCATAATGAATCAAGCCGACGCCCAGCCAGCAAATCAAGCAGCGAAACCAGCGGCTGACCCAGCAGCTAAACCAGCAGCTAAACCAGCAGCGAAACCCGCAGCTAAACCCGCAGCTAAACCCGCAGCTAAACCAGCACCTGCTGGCGGCAAAGTTCCTCCCCAGCCAACATTAAACGGTAAGCCAAGTACTGGTCCTAAAGGTCAAGCATGGTTAAAGAAATATGGAGCGACACATAATCCAGATGGAACACCTAAGGCAGAACAACCAGTTAATAACGCTTCAAGTGCTTATGCTCCTACTATATCAGACAGAGCAACTGATCCAAATGTTGCCGGTGTAACAGCAACTGATCCAAGTATAGATCCATATGATCCAAATAAAGATCCAAGTTTAGCAGCAGGTAATGCTGCATTAGCTCAACCGGCTCCTGCACAAAATCCTGACTTAGATAGATTAAAACAATTAGCTATTGGACAGAACACATTAAATCAACAGGCCAGTCAACAAGACCAAGCTATGGCACAGGCTGCACAACCAACAACAACTCCGGCACCTAACACTAATGCATTAGGTGTAGCTCAAACAGCTAATGTTGCAAACGCATTGCAGCCGGCACCACAAGCAGACAAACCGGTACCTCCAGAGAATCAAGCAGCGCAACCTCGTGATGCATCTACAGTACCAGCTGCTGCACTAGGACAACGAACATCGCCGGAGGTTAATCCGGATACAGGTGCAAGCACAGTAGCACCCCCAGTTAAAACTGGCACAGGTGGTACATTAACTACTAGTGACGGCAAAGCAGTGACAAGTCGTTCCGAAGATGAAATTGCTTGGGCAAATGCCAATCCGCAGAATAGATTTAATCCAAACGGGTACCCAGGACCAGGGAAGTGGGATCCAAAAACTGGAAGAACAAAAACAGATCCTAATGCACCTGGATTTTTTGATAAATTATTCGGTAAAAAAACAGCAGCACAGCCTCAGCAAGAATCTGCAGAATTAGCAAGGTTAAGACAGTTATCTGGATTAAAATGAAATTAAACGAAATATTAAAAACTTTTGAAATTTATACTTCGAATGAGGAGAAAGCGATGCTAGAGCGTCTTAATTATCCTCAAAAGTTAAGTAGTTTTAGTGAACGAGATCAATTCACAATCGAGGGTATGATTCGAAAAAGTTTGGTAATTAAAATAGGAGATAAAGATCCGAAAGTCATCGCAAATGAATTTTAAAAAACATGCAGAAAAATTAGAGAAATTGATGGAAGAGGAATTTAATAAAAAAGTTCCTCTTTTAGTTGTAAATAAAAATTGTTTGTTATATAAAAACTTTAAGATCAAGAAAAACAAGTTAGAAAATTGGGATCTGTTAAATTCAAGTGATCAAATTATAGAAACTTTTAAATTAAAAGTTAATGCTGCATTAGCTGCAAAATTTTATGATAGGAATCAGATACATAATTTTAAAGAAGTAAAAGATCTTGATACAAAATATTGGACTAACGCAACAGATTCTATAGTTTTTAGGGAAAGATACAATAAATCTAAGGACACTATAAAGAAAGATATATATATTTCTAGGTGGGATATTACAAAAACTAGAACAGAGCATTATAAGACTCAAATATCAAAGCTCTTTAATTATAATTTCGGATAAATAATTTTAACAACCTTATAGGAAACAGCAATGCAAGTAAAAGACCTTTCACATCCAAAAACAAGTAAAACATTGAACGAAAGCGTGGCTAGACAGTTCGGCTATAAGCTTAATTTAGAAGGTTTTACCTATGAGCAACTGGCGGTTATTAGAGATAAATTAGTGGACAAAATCGCTAATTTCGAATCTAGCCAGAATTATGATGCAGTCTATGAAAATACAGAATATCGTAAAGACCGTGCATTTTTAGATGTTATTGTTCAAGCATTATCGGAACGTTCTTTAAGTCCAGATGAAGAATCAAAGCGTGAAAAATATGTGAAGGGTATGAAGAAAGTCAAAGGCGATTTTTCAAAACGTTATGGTAAAAAAGGCGACGAAGTAATGTATGCTACGGCTACTAAGATGGCTAAAAAAGAAAGTGTAGGCGAAGCAATGGAAGTTTTAAGGCAAGCACTAAGTGAGCAAGTAATTACAGAAGGCGAAGAAGAAAAAGCAGCGTTAATTATGAAAGCTCGCGATATGGTAGATAAAATCACTGGATGGATCGAAGCTACTGCCAGCTTGAAATCAGAGGCGTTGTTAGAATTAGTGGACTCTATAAGAGATGAACTTGGATCAGATATTAGTAATCAATTTGAACAAAAAGTTAAACCAGCATTAGACGATTTATATACTAATTTAGAAACAAACAGAACTGCTCTAGCACAAGCTGTAGCAGTTATAACAGGCGAAGAAGCACCAGGCATGGGAAGTCCTGAAATGATGGAACCAGGTGCCGAAGCCGGCCTAGAAGGCGAAGTGGCAGCAGCTGGTGACGAATTCGCTACTTCGGCTCCAGCAGCAGGTGGCGAAGAAGCAGCAGGCCGAGCACGTAGAGAAAGTGTAGACTATAGTAGAAAACTAGGCCAAATCTTAAATTCAAAAAAAAAGTAACAGAGAGCGCGGACCTGGTTCGCGTTCTTTCTAGTTTACAACATCGGGCCAACTCTAAAAATACTCCATCAAAATTTAGTTGGCCTGCTATCAGCAAAATTTATCAAAATGTCACAGGTCAAGAATTAGACTATGACTCATTTAAAATGAATTTTGATAAAGATCCTAATATAAAAAACTTAGTTCAAAATTTTAGTAGTTACGGTGTTACTATTAAAACTAAAGAAAAGGAACTACCTACAGTAGGAGAACCTGCTAAGGATAATAATTCTGACGCAGTTAGAGCTGCTAATAACGTCCTCCAACAACCAGGTTGACATTTTTTTTTAGTAACTATATAATGTTACTATGAATTTATTAAACCCTAAATACAAATATTCCAAATTATACAGAGATGAATCAATGGGCAAGAGATTATATTCTTGCCCTGATGGTTCCAAAGTTCCCAGTGTAACTACTATACTAGATAAAACCAAACCTTTAGAAGCACGTGAAGCATTAGCTAATTGGAAAAAGGCTGTTGGCGAAAAGAAAGCACAGGAAATCACAACAGAAGCAGCCGGCCGTGGAACCCGTATGCACAAGTTTCTCGAAGATTATATCAAAGGAGAAACTTTAAAAGAAAGTTTAACTAATCCTTATGCCCAACAAAGTCTTATAATGGCACGTAAAGTCATCGCAGACGGATTTCCATTAATATCTGAAGTATGGGGCAGCGAAGTTCCTTTGTACTTCCCAGAATTGTATGCTGGTACAACAGATTGTTGCGGAATTCATCAAGGACAAGAAGCAATCCTAGACTTTAAACAGACCAATAAGCCTAAAAAATTAGAATGGATCGACGATTACTTTTTACAGCTTACGGCCTATGCTCTAGCACATAACGAAGTACACGGTACTAATATCCGAAAAGGTGTTATTATGATGTGTGTTAGGCCTCCAGAAATTGAACCTGGAAAGTGGGGAGAACCGCAATATCAAGAGTTTATACTAGAACCTTCAGATTTTGATTACTGGACTAATCGATGGTGCGACAGAGTAAGTGAATACTATAAACTAGCCGGATAAATGACAGTTGTACAGATATCTAGATAAATAGATGTATGTACATTTATAAAATAACAAACACAATCAATGGGCGTTGGTATATAGGAAAACATAACGGCACTGACTCTAATTACATGGGATCAGGGAAGCTTCTTAAACAAGCATATAAAAAATATGGCCAAGAGAATTTTGTTAAAGAAATTCTCGAGTCCTGTTCTTGTGAAACAGAACTTAATTTACGAGAACAAGAGTGGATCAACAAAACTAATGCTACTACTGATCCTATGAGTTATAATTTAGCTAACGGAGGCATTGGTGGCAATTTGAGTAAGTTTATTCCTTACGATAATATAGACTATAGTCGTCATAAGATGGAAGGTGCCCGAATATGGTTCAACAATCTATCTGATTCTGAGAAAAAATCCTGGTTTAAAAAGCAAGCAGAAAAAAGAACAAAAGGTTGGTACGTCAGTCGAGTTGAAAATCCAGAAGAAACTTACGTACAAAATATATCAAAATGGTGCGAAGAAAACGGCGTGGACAAAAGTATGCCATCGGCACTTAATAATCCTGACTCTCATTTATTTCAAAAACAAACTAAAGGTTGGAGAATTAGGAGAAGCGATATGCCTGAATTAAGTCCTTATGAAAATAATCGAGGAAAAATAATTGTCTCTAACGGGTGTAGAGGTCGTAGCTGGACCGTCGAAAATGGAAAGCGTGTTTGGTACGATAAATAATAAAAATAAGGAACTATTATGGCTGTAGTACAGATTAGTCGCATACAAGTCCGAAGAGGAAAGGAAACTCAAGACGGGATTCCACAGTTAGCTAGTGGGGAAATGGCATGGGCCATAGATACACAAAAATTATACATTGGCAACGGTGCAGTCAGTGAAGGAGCACCAGCAGTTGGTAATACAAGAATTATTACTAGTGCAGACAACCTTCTAGACATAGCTAGTAACTACACATATAAAATTGACGATCCGAATATATTAACTTCAGATGATGTCAATTATCCTGTTACAAGAACTTTACAACAAAGACTTGATGATTCTGTTAGTGCCGCAGCTTACGGTATCCTTCCAGGATTAGAAGATCAAACAGAAGCGATTCAACGTGCTATAGATAATTTATATCTTAATAAATCTACAATGTTCAATGCTGAAAGTAGAGTGACTCTTGAATTCGCTGCTGGAACGTATTTTATTAGTGATACAATTTACTTGCCTAGCCATGTCAGACTGGTAGGTGCAGGTATAAAGAAAACAATTTTTCAATTTACTTCGACAAGTAAAACAGTTTTTCGTTTTATAGAAGATCAATCTACTACAACTGTTCGTAGAACTGTAACTTATCCTGTGGGCCTTACTCCTGGTACACCTGAATATAATGATCAACCAAAGTTTATTTTACTTAAAGATTTTACATTAGATGTAGGTGACAACACAAATCAAGCTTTAGAACTTAATGCAGTAAGAGATAGTTTGTTTGAAGATTTAGAAATTAAAGGAACATTCGATGACAGTACTTTATCAGGAACAAATAACAGTATTGCAATTGGATTATATGCTTTAAGTTCAGTGGTTACTTGTCAGAGAAATGAATTTAATAGAATAAACATTGAAGGATTTAAGACAGCAGTTTTTAGTAAAACTGATATTCAAACTAATATTTTTAATAGTTTCAATGTCGCCGAATGCGGAGTTGGATTTAGTTTTGGTGATAACACTACTGGTAACTCTGCGGTCGGAGAACAGTACGGTCCGAGATTTAATCATATTTTAAATACTAAGTTTGAAGAAATAGACGAATACGGAATTTATATAGAAACAGGCTATGGCAACAGATCAAGAGGAAATACATTTGTAAATGTTGGAAATGATAGAGGCGGCAACACTAATAACCAAACTAGTAATATATTTTTTAATACTTCGGGCAACTCTACTTTACAAGAAAATTTTGATAGGCAACGTGAGTTATCTGGTAATCAAGACAACATTTATCTACCTGAAGTTTCAGGAACTTCATTATACCAAAACACTCAACCAAGAAGCATTACTTTAACAACAAATTTTACTGAGGCATTTGCATTTAGATTACCAATATCTCAAACAATGGGATATGAAATCAATTATAAAACTGAATGTACCAGTCCAGCTGAAACCAGAACAGGTAAAATTACAATAGCAGTTAATTATGTAACTGGTAGTGTTCAATTATCAGATGATTTTGATTATACTGGATCTGGAGATTTTTATAACATAAGTTTTAGTGCCACCAAATCCGGAAATGATATAATTGTAAAATATGTAAATGTTAATGTAAGTAATACAACTACATTCACTTATACATATCAAGCACTTAGCTAATCTCAAAGTATTTGACAACAAATAAAAAGTAGTATATTATTAACTTTCAATATCAGATAAACAATGAGTAGCTTAGGCTACTCATTTCAAACTGTTATTTTAGTAGAACACTATCTACTAAATAGATTCACAATTACTAAAAAGAATAAATCAATGTCGAATATCACTGTTATTAAAAGAAACGGAAAAAAAGAACCTTTAACAATTGAAAAATGGCAGACACAAATTGCTAAAGTATGCAGCGGAATAGCAGATGTCAGCCAATCAATGATAGAAATTAAAAGCCAACCTCATTTTTACGACGGAATCACTACAAAAGAAATTGACGAAATTACATTAAGAGCTATCGTTGATTTGATTGATATTGAAAGTAATCCAGATTTAGGTCACACTAATTATCAATATGTTGCTGGTAAACAACGATTAAGCATGTTACGTAAGGACGTATATGGAGGATATGAGCCGCCTCACTTATATGAAATTGTAAAAAAGAATGTGGCTACCGGACTTTATACACAAGATTTATTATCTTGGTATACTGAAGAAGATTGGAATAAAATGAATGATATGATAGATCATTCAAAAGATGAGCAATATAGTTATGCTGCGATTGAACAATTAATCGAAAAATATCTAGTTAAGAATCGTAGCACAAAAGAAATATATGAAACTCCTCAGGTTAGATACATGGTGGCAGCAGCCACAGTGTTTCATAAAGAAGAACCAAACACAGCACGTATGCGATATATTAAAGAATATTATACTGCTGCCAGCGACGGGTTGTTTACTCTTGCTACTCCTGTTCTCGCCGGCTTAGGAACTCCAACTAAACAGTTTAGTAGTTGTGTTCTTATTAGGAGTGACGATGATCTTGATAGTATATTTGCCAGTGGTGAAATGATGGCAAAATATGCTAGTAAACGTGCTGGAATTGGTTTAGAAATCGGACGACTACGCCCGTTAGGCAGTCCTATACGCGGCGGCGAAATCATGCATACTGGTATGCTGCCTTTTTTAAAGAAATGGTTTGCAGATTTAAGGAGTTGTAGTCAAGGTGGTATACGTAATGCTAGTGCTACTGTTTTTTATCCAATTTGGCATCATCAGTTTGATGATCTTATTGTGCTTAAAAATAATCAAGGCACAGAAGAAACTAGAGTCAGACACATGGACTATGGAGTGGTACTGTCTGCTTTCTTCTGGCGCAGATTTAAAGATAAAGGATCCATTACTTTCTTTGATCCCAACGAAGTACCAGACCTTTATGAAGCTTTCTATAGAGACACGAAACGGTTTGAAGATTTATACACCAAGTACGAGAAAGTATCTCACCTGCGCAAGAAAGTTATATCAGCAGAAGAAGTTTTTAAATCTGGAATTTTAAAAGAACGCACAGACACAGGACGCATCTATCTTGTGTTCATTGACAATGTAATGAATCAAGGACCATTTGATCCTGAATGGCACACTATCTATCAAAGTAATTTATGCTGTGAAATATTATTGCCTACTAAGGCATTCAAGAGACTAGATGATGAAGAAGGAAGAATTGCATTATGTACCTTGGGAAGTATCAACTGGGGCGCCTTTCGTAACCCAGAAGATATGCGACGTGCTTGTCGCATTTTACAACGCAGTCTATGTAATATCTTGGACTATCAAGATTTCTTATCAATTCAAAGTAAATTAAGCAATGACGAAATTCAACCTTTGGGTATTGGTGTTACTAATCTTGCTTATTGGCATGCTAAACGTGGTCTTAAATATGGAGAAACCGATGCGCTGGGAGAGGTTAAGACCTGGATCGAGCATCAAGCTTACTACTTAACAGAAGCCACAGTTGAACTAGCTAAAGAAAGAGGTAAATGCAAAGACAGCGACAGAACAAGATATGGACAAGGTATTTTTCCTTGGGAACTACGTTCAGAAGGTGTCAATGAATTAACTGATTTCTCGCCTGAACTTGATTGGGAACCTCTACGTGAAGAAATGAAACAACACGGTGTTCGAAACGCTACACTAATGGCCATTGCTCCGGTTGAAAGTAGCAGTGTTGTTATAAACAGCACGAACGGTATTGAGATGCCCATGAGCTTAATCAGTGTTAAGGAAAGTAAAGCAGGATCATTTACACAAGTAGTTCCCGAGTATCACAAATTAAAAAACAAATATCAATTAATGTGGGATCAGCGTGATTGTTCCGGTTATATCAAGACAGCAGCAGTATTAGCTGCATATGTAGATCAAAGTATTTCGACGAATACATTTTATAATCCAGCACACTTTTCAGATAGAAAAGTTCCTACTACACTTATTGCCAAAAACTTAATGCAAGCTCATAAGTGGGGTATTAAAACTTTCTATTATAGCTTAATTAATAAATCAGGATCTAAATTACAAGAAGATCTTGGTGAACCTAAGATGAACGGATATCACGAACTTAATATGGATTTGTTAGATGAAGCAGATTGCGAGGCCTGCAAGCTATGACCTATAGTTTTATTAGAAATGTTCTATTAGAAGGCAAACCAAATAAATTAGAAATTAAAAAACTGCCCTACGACTATGACGAACTTGATCCAGCTATTTCTGAAGAGACAATAAAATATCATTATGGCAAATTGGCTAAGACATATGCTGAACGCTACAACAATAATGAAGGCGATCCAGTGTTTAACGAAGCAGGAGTTTTTCTACACAACATTTTGTTTCAACAATATCAAGGACCAAGTGGATCAAACAAACCTACAGGTGAAATTTTAACTTTTATTGAAAAACATTATAAAAGTTTTGAAAAATTCAAAGAAGAATTTTCCAAAGAAGCTATGAGTATTCAAGGAAGCGGTTGGGTATACTTGGCTAAAGATGGAAAAATTAAAACTATTAAGAATCACGAAGTTAAAAAAGATATAGTTCTATTGATCGATTGGTGGGAACATGCGTGGGCATTGGACTATCAACACGATAAGAAAAAATATTTAGATAATCAATGGAAAATTATTAATTGGGATCATATAAATGAGCAGAGCACAATATAACTTAAACACAAAGACAGACTACTTACAACGTAAAATGTTTTTGGATCCAGAAGGTCCAGTAACTATTCAACGATTTGAAGAAGTAAAATATCCTAAGATACAGAAAATAGAACAAACAGCAAGAGGATTCTTTTGGGTACCAGAAGAAATTAGTTTAACCAAAGACGCCGGCGATTTTAAAGATGCCAGCGATGCAGTTAAACATATCTTCACTAGCAATCTACTACGTCAAACTGCTCTTGACAGTTTACAAGGTCGAGGTCCAGCACAAGTTTTTACTCCTTGTGTTAGTTTACCAGAATTAGAAGCATTAATGTATAACTGGAGTTTCTTTGAAACTAATATTCACAGTCGCAGTTACAGTCATATCATTCGTAATATCTATAACGTGCCCAAGGAAGTGTTTAACACTATTCACGACACACAAGAAATTGTTGATATGGCCAGTAGTGTAGGCAAATACTATGATTTATTACATAGATTAAATTGTCGCAAAGAGCTAACTGAGAATGTTACAGAAATTGAACACGTTAAGGCTATTTGGCTAGCATTGAATGCCAGCTATGCATTAGAAGCATTTAGATTTATGGTAAGCTTTGCTACCAGTTTGGCCATGGTAGAGAACAAAATCTTTATCGGCAATGGTAATATTATCAGCTTAATTTTACAAGATGAAATATTGCACAAAGAGTGGACTGCTATGCTAATTAATACAGTAGTTAAAGAAGATGAACGTTTTGTTCGTGCTAAGATAGAATGTGAAGCAGAAGTATATGCCATGTATGAGGATGTAATACGCGAAGAAAAGGCCTGGGCAGATTACTTGTTCAAAAAAGGTCCAGTGATTGGACTTAATGCTAATATTCTAAAAGAGTTTGTGGATTATACAGCAGTAGGTGCGTTGAAAGACATTGGCATTAAGTATCAAGGTTCTGCGCCAAAGACTACACCTATTCCTTGGTTTAACAAGCATAGCGATACAAGTAAGAAACAAACTGCCTTACAGGAAAACGAATCAACTAACTACGTTATAGGCGTTATGAGTGACGCCATAGATTATGAGGAGTTGCCAAGTTTATGAAAGCAGTAGTATGGTCAAAGTATCATTGTCCATTTTGTGATCAAGCCAAAGCTTTGCTCACAATGAAAGGCATTGAATTTGAAGAAAAGAAAATCGGAGATGAATTTACCAAAGAAGATTTATTAGAAGCAGTACCAAACGCACGTACAGTTCCACAGATATTTTTAGATGACAAACTTATCGGCGGATTTACAGAACTTAAACAATATTTGAAAGGCTAAAATGCTATTAGAAAAATCAAGATTTGACGAGAACGATGTAATAACAATTAAATTAATTTCTGGAGAGGAAGTTATCGGTAAATTTATCAATGAAAATGATAATACTGTTACCTTAGATAGGCCATTAATGTTAGCTATGAGTCAAAAAGGTATAGGAATGGCACCTGTACTAATGACTGTTAACCCAGAAAATAAATTAAACTTTAATAAACAAGCTATTATAATTTTAGCTCATTCTGATGAGGAAATAGCTAAACAATATGTTTATCAAACTACAGGTATTCAGCCGGTTACAAATGGTAGTATTATAACCTAATGCATAAATTTACTGTGATGATTGATGGTAATCTTCATACGTACACACAATATGAAGATATACCTGAAGATTTTGATCATATAATTGAATTTATTCCAAAAATACCAGATGGCCCCCATACACACGAACAACACGAAGAAATAGAACAATGGCATAAAAGATTGCAAACGTTAATAGAGAAAGAAAATAAAAAACATGGCATCGGCTAATCCTTCTATTCTTAATCCTGTTGTAGTAGGAGAATCATTTACTGCTACAGTGACCATAGAACCTGATATGTTTGAAATTATCTCTTCTGTATCAGGATCCTTGTTGGGTAGTCCATTAGAACCTGGGATAACTGTAACAGGTGGAACATCTACAGTAACTATTAGCGGCAAACACGAATTTACTTTTACAGATATTTTTAAATATACAGAACCTGGAGAGAGTGATTTAAGCACTACTCCGACTACTGTTGTTAGTAGAGGTAATGTTCCACCTAGTAAAAATTTATTTGAGTTATCACAGGATCAGAGAAAATCTGAAACAAGAACTTATAATATAATAGTAAATGGTAGTTCTACATTGACTGTTACTCAAGAAGTTCTTAACCCTTTAGAAGCCATGAGATCATTTATGGCTAATTACAACTATAAAGGAAGCTGACATGCCAGCAGTTACAAGAATAGGCGATGCAGACATAGCACATTGCTCTGGAATGGTTAGAGCAGTAGGTTCTGGTAATGTATTCGTAAATAATAAACCAGTTAGTAGACAGGGCGATGTAAACACAGTTCATTTACTTCCAGGAAGTCCTTGTCCAGCACATTCTGCTCCTATCGCAGCAGGAAGCAGCACAGTCAAAGTGAATAATAAAGGGTGCGGCAGAGTTGGAGATGGATTATCTGGTTGTACAGCAGTAGCAGCCGGATCACCAAATGTGTTTGCAGGCGGTTGACAATCAAATACATTAACTTTATAATGTAAACATGGATAAAATTATATTAACCGATTGTGACGGAGTTATTCTTGACTGGGAATGGGCATTCAGAATTTGGATGCAAGAACGAGGATACAAACTTATTCCTAACGGACATTACAGTTATTATTTTCATGATCATTTTGAAAAATTAACTCGAGAAGAAGCAAAAAAAATGGTAAGATCTTTTAACGAAAGTGCTGCTATAGGATTTCTTCCTGCTCTTAGAGATGCTGCACATTATGTTAAAAGATTGTACGAAGAACATGGTTATCGTTTTCATTTGATAACTAGTTTGAGTAAAGACGAAAATGCACAACGTCTACGAGAAATGAATGTAAAAAAAATCTTTGGACCTGACACATTTGAAAAATTTATTTTTTTAGATACAGGTGGTGATAAAGACGAGGTTTTATCTAATTATAAAGACAGCAACTTATTTTGGATCGAAGATAAACCAGAGAATGCTGATGTTGGTCATAAATTAGGTTTAAAATCCATTTTGTTGGAACATGGACATAACATGAATCATGTATGTTCATACCCAATTGTAAAAAATTGGAAAGATATATATAACATTATAACCGAAGGAGAAAAATAATGAGCAAGTATCAAGAATTAGTAGCATTAGTAGAATCAATGGAAGGTGATTTTGAAAAGTTTTATGACAAGGGTGTAGGCAGTGCGGGAACTCGTGTTCGTAAGGGATTACAAGAACTATCTAAATTTTGTAAAGAAGTTCGCAATGATGTAACTGCTGTGAAGAACGAACGTAAAGAATCTAAAACTAAATAATTTAAAGGAGACTTTAACATGGGAAGATTAGTCAGACAACGAGCAGCAAAAACTAAAGCAGCATCTAGAGCAAAATCTACTAGACGGAAAAACAAATAATGGCATACTCTGGTCAAGTTTTAGATCATTATGAAAATCCACGTAATGTTGGAAAACTCGATAAAAATGATCCTCAAGTAGGAACAGGATTGGTTGGTGCTCCTGCTTGCGGAGATGTATTACAGCTACAGATAAAGGTAGAAGACGATGTCATTACAGATGCCAAATTTAAGACATATGGTTGCGGTTCGGCGATCGCAAGTTCGTCGCTTGTCACTACGTGGCTTAAGGGAAAGAATCTTAATGAGGCGGCTGAAATTAAGAATACCCACATTGCGGAAGAACTCGCGCTACCTCCTGTCAAAATACACTGTTCCATATTGGCGGAGGACGCAATTAAAGCGGCGCTAGCGGATTATAAAGCAAAAAATGATACAGCTAACAGAAATAGCAGCCAAGAAAGTACAGCAGCAGCTATCTAAAAGAGGTCAAGGCCTGGGTATAATGATTGGTGTTAGAACCACCGGTTGTTCAGGCCTTGCCTATAAATTAGAGTATGTAGACACACCTAACACAGAGCAAATCAAATACGAAAGCAACGGTATTAATATCTTTGTAAATCCAAAAGATTTGCCATACATTGATGGTATGACTATGGATTGGCGACGTCAAGGTCTTAATGAAGGTTTTGATTTTATTAACAGCAAAGAAAAAGACCGATGTGGATGTGGCGAATCATTTAGAGTCTGAAAAATGTGGACTAGAGAAGATACCAAAAATTGGTTATTTCAAATAGAACACAGATTAGAAGATTTTGAATATTATATGAAACAAACTGAATCCTGGTGTGAATACCACGGAATCTTCAATGATGCACAGTTGTTTATGTGCTACACAATGACCCTAATATGGGTCAGCTATATGAGAAGTGAAACACTAACCAAAACAGAAGTATTCGAAATATTAGGATTTGAAGATCACGAATATTCAAACGATATTTACGAATTAGGGTTAGAATTTCAAAACCTCGATCACGAAACATTGCTATATAAAGTATGTCGAAATTTCGCTGAAGATTGACATATACCAAAATTTGTAGTATAATACAACTTTTAATACTTCAGGAGATTTATTTTGACTATGCATTTAGAAGGCCCGTGGTTATCAACTACAGGTAAACGTAAAGGCAAAAAGAAGTTTAGAAATTCCGAAGAGGCACAAAAGGCAAGAGAATTGGAAGAAAATTGGAAAGAACTACAGAAAAAATGGGGTATCGAAGCCGAAACCAAAAAGAAAAAACGTGCAATGTCGGCAGCGACATATGTTGCACCAAAATTGTTACACAGAGGTTCGGATCAACCCAAAATACCCAGTTTACCGTTTACTGGAGGTCCTTGTACTAAACCTGAACAAAAGGTTTATACAGGCACAAAAGTTAAAGGAATTGGTACTATGCACAAGTCTAATGCTGTTCCGATCTTCAGTGATGAAGAAGCCATAGACATTAGCAAAATGCGTAGATAATTATTTTTTGTATCTAGATAACTACTTAACGTTTTGAATTTTTATAAACCACAGCAGTTTTTAATATTTTTTGGATTGCTGGTGTGTAGCAATACACATTAATATAATAGGAGGATTTAACTATGGAAAAATATCTAAGAATTGGTATGCTCGTGCTGGGCATATTCTTAGTAGGATCAGCAATACAGGCTATTACCAAAAATCGTATAGCCTACTATAAACAAGTTGAAGTGGCTACTCAAGCAAAAATTGAAGCCAAAAACCGAGAACTTGTTGCTCTTAAAGACAGAGAGCGTCAATTAGAATGTTTGGCAAGAAACGTATATTTCGAATCAGGTTCGGAAAGTTTCGAAGGAAAAGTGGCAGTGGCCCAGGTTACTTTGAATAGATCAAAGCATCCTTCTTTCCCAAGCGACATTTGCAAAGTTGTTTACCAAAAAACTATTTTTATGGAAAAAGTAGTTTGCCAATTTAGTTGGTATTGCGAGAACGGTGGTAAACCAAGAATTAAACATCCTGAGTTGTATAAAGAAAGTTATGAAGTTGCAAAGAAAGTTCTTTTGGAAAACTTCCGATTGAGTTCAATGAAGGATGCTATGTATTTTCATGCTGTCTACGTTAACCCGAACTGGGGTAAGGAACGGATAGGCGTTATTGGAAATCATGTTTTTTATAGGGATCGAAATGTCAAAATTTAATCGATGGATAGAACACACCAAATTTGTTATTAAAAGTAGAATTGGTGTTATTAGTTCTGAGACAATGGCATGGTTAGCTAATATAATGTTACATGCTGCAACTATTCCAAGTTTATTGGCAGTTAGTATGAGTTTAACAGATAGATTACCTAGTGTAGATTTGGTTCTACTTACGTGGGGAGCTTTAACTTTATTATTTGCCAAGGCTGTAATAGTTAAAGATATGTTGAACGTAGCAACTATTGGTTTTGGATTCATTGTTCAAAGTGTATTAATGATGTTGATATTCTTTAAATAACCAAAACTATTGACATTTATCAGCCTCTACAGTACAATTAGTATTGTAGAGGTTTTCTTTTATACACACACTTTGAAAGGCAAATATGAAAAAGGCTCTTATCGCTGTATCTTTAACAACTGTTCTCGCTGCTTGTACTACTACTAGTATGGAACCATTGCGTACTGAGAATATCAACAAACGAGAAGTACCTAATTGGTATCTTGAACATTCGGACGTAGGGTCTGAAAGTAAAGGCGGTTGGAAGTTTTGGGATAAAGAAGGATATCTTTATGCAGTAGCCGAGGATGTTAGTCCGAGCATGGAAATGGCTTTGAAGAAAGCTACACTAAAAGCTAAAGCCAAAGTTCTTGATCGCATTACTGGAGAAATGAACAATCGTACAACCGTTGTTTATGACGAAGAAGGCGGTCCTGAAAAACTAGAAGGGTTTCAACAAGGTCAAGATGTGATCGTTAACCTTATCGCAGAAAGTGTTCTTCGAACTTATGCTGTTGATAAAAAGATGATTGTTTACAATCCAGATACTGCACATTATCGTGCCTTTGTTCTAATGAAAATTACAAAGAAAGACGTAGAAGCTATGGCTAAAGAGTATGACTCTAGAGTAGAACGCAGTGAACGTCGTCATGCTGGCAAAAATGTAAATGAAGTTGCCAGTGAACTTCTCGATCAAACTAAAAATCGTAACAAACAATGATACGATATCTACTTATTGGTAGTATAGCCTTAAGTGGCTGTACTACCTATTCTCCCCGTGCTAGTATTCCTGATCAATATTGCGACCTTAAATCCGAAACTGTTGTAGTTAAAGATAAAAAAGGTAGAGTTGTTGATGGTAATACTGTTGAAGTTATGAAATGTAATGACAATAAAGTTGATAGATTATTTCATGCTCAAAGCGGTATAGCAGAAAATTGTGGTGAATACAAATATTTTATAAATCTTAACAACCGTCCTGTAGAAAGGAGAGGGTATGCTTGTAAGAAATTTGATGGCACTTGGGAAGTTGTGCCTCATCCTAGCATGTACCAATAGTTACGCACAAAGTTGGGAAGCTCCAATTTTTAATAATTGGTCGAGAGCAGATACATTACTTGGATTCACATATAATGTATCTAAATTTCTGACCACACAGCTAAAAAAGGAAGACCGAGCCTTACATTCGCAATCGGTTTATCATGCTCTGAATAATTTAGAAAACGGAGAAATGGTTGAGTGGTTCAATGATAGAACTGATGCTCAAGGCAAAGCTAAAATAATCTACACTTATCCAGCAAATGGAAATATTTGTAGAAGAGTTTATAGTTGGGTTCGACTGGGTGCAGAAGAGAAAAATTTTGAAGATACCGCATGTTATTATAACAGTACTAAAACATGGAAATTCATCGATAAATACTGACTATGAAAATTACTATTGCAGATAAATCTATTGCATGGCTTACTCTTTTGAGTGGCCTTGCCATTTCTGCTGTTGCAGTTTATTATTCTGTCGCAGGTTTAATAAGCATTTTTGCCGCGGCCGCCATTCCTATCGCTGTTATGGGAATAGTTCTTGAACTTAGTAAGTTAGTAGCTACAGTTTGGCTAAAACAAAATTGGTTTATTGCTCCTAGATTAATTAAAGCTTATCTTTTAATCGCAGTGACAATTTTAATGCTTATTACAAGCATGGGTATTTTTGGATACTTGTCCAAAGCACATTTAGACCAGGCAGTTCCTACAGGTGATGTCGCGGCCAAAGTTGCACTACTAGACGAAAAAATTAAAACAGAAAGAGATAATATTGATGCTTCTCGACGTGCCTTACAACAAATGGATTCACAAGTGGATCAATTGTTAGGGCGTAGTGATACAGAGCGTGGCGCAGAACGTGCAGTTCAAATTCGAAGAAATCAAGCCAAAGAAAGAGCAAGTCTACAATCAGATATCGCTAAAAGCCAAAAAGCAATTGCAGCATTAAATCAAGAACGTGCTCCTGTTGCCAGTGAACTACGCAAAGTAGAAGCCGAAGTTGGTCCGATTAAATATATTGCGGCTTTACTGTATGGCGATAACCCAGATCAAAATGTTTTAGAACGTGCTGTACGTTGGGTAATAATTTTAATTGTTATTATCTTTGATCCTTTAGCGGTAGTTTTGTTATTGGCTAGCCAATATAGTTTCCAATACTTTAGACGAGTCAAGGAGGAAGAGGATGCTAATGCCAATATTATTACCCCACCTGATAGTGTACATGTGGATAGACCTGTGGTTAGAGATGAACCCGTGGTTGAACAACCAATCGAGCAATCTCCGGAACCAATAATTGAATCACAGCGTGTAGATTATACCAGTCCTGGCCCTTGTCCTAATTGTGGTAAACATTTAATTGTAGCGCCAGGAATCGATGTTTACTGTCCTGATGCGGAATGTGAATATAACAAGACTGGTGATCCAGGAATTGATGATTTTTTTGATCGTTTAAGAGAAAATGCAAAAGCGATAGATGAAGGTACATACGAAGCCGATGACGGTCCTTTAACAGAAGAACAAATTGAACAGTTACGTCAACAGGCCGAACAGTATCTGCCTAAAGGCGAAATGATCAAAAATGATAGCTTGTTTGAGGAGAATCAAGAACCATATCCGTTTCCTTTGTGGCGTCCAGTAGAAGGCGACGATAAATTATTAGAAAATAATTTAGATGAAGAGATCGATGACCTCGACAGAGATGCAGATGCTCGACGTGCATGGAAGGCAATGAATCCAAATGACACATTGAAACGTCAAAGATCGTTATATGAAAGAGGTCTTATAGATAAGTTACCTTGGGAAACAGTTAAGCAGTTCGATGACGAAGTAGACTATAAACAAAATTCAGAACAAAGTTCAGATTCTTTATGGCAAAAAATTCAAGACAAAAAAAATAAGTAATAGTATGACTGCGCCGAAAATTAATTTAATTACACCTCCAGATAGATTATACAATTCGAATTTATCTTTTTTATTAGTAAAACCTTCAACTAAACTTAAGATACAGTTTCAAAATAC